TCCCTTAAAATCTTCCCTTGTTCAAACCTTGTAGACTTCCACTGATGCGCATTTACAAACCCCATCACTTCGTCAAGCTCTTCACCTAAAAGAACTATATACTCATTTAGTGCGCCCAGCAAATTATTAGCCATCTCACGCTCTTTGGCTACCTCCTGTTTATAAAACTCCGCTGCTTTCTCATTAAGCATTTCAACCATTCTGGAATAACTAATTTCTTCCTTATCCCATAGATCGGTTATCTCCCGTACATTGGCTACTATGAAAGCCTTAGTCATGCTCTGTTGTGTACCGTGGTTTACCTCCCGTCCACCTACTCCATCTGATTTGTCACGGCCATTGTTGAAGCCGTTATATTTTTTATCCATTGTTCCCGTATTTTTCGGTGAGAAATATTGTTAATTATTTTTTCGTCCCGCTGTGAAACCGATTGTAAAACCAAGTACCAACCCGCCAACCCATATTGATATATACACTGCTATCATTTCCCGTATTTTTCGGTTAGGAATATTGTTAAAAGTTCTTCGGTGGTATAAGTTTTAGTATCATCACCGTACATGAAATACCATCCGTCCGATCCTTGATTGTAATTAAATCCTATCCAATCGGAAAAATCCTTCGCAATCTCAAGACCTTTGGTGAGGCCGTCACCATATATCTCTTTATCGAAGAACCCATACCCTTTCAATTCTTCACTCTCCTTCTTTACAAAATCCTGTTGTGTCATTTTCTTTCAGTTTAATTGTTATCGTTTCTTGTTTTAGCGGGCAGGATGGGTGTAATTCTTTAATGATTATGTAGTAGTGAACAGATTTTTTACCAAGTGGGATACATTGGTTGAAAACAGTTTTTAACGGGCAATCATGGCATCCGGTTACTTCTATTGTCATGGTGTTATATTTTACTTGCAATTCGTTTTATTCTTTCCTCTTTTTCTGCGAATGCTTTTTCTTCAGCAGTTAATTTGGGGTCATTTTCTGATATATACCCCTCAAGTACATTTATAATAAAATTACTAAGTGTTCTTTTTTCTGATTCGGCTATAAGTTGTAACCTATTTTTAAGATTTGGTGAAACTCTAAAAAATATTGTTTCAGTTTTATTCATAAAGCCTCCTTTTGTTTTAACAGTATTGGTAAAGGTTTAGTTTTTGGCAAATTGCGTTTACTTCCGGCTTATACTTGAATTGGTAAAGTTCTCCATCCTGCTTTGTAACGGAATCAATGTACTTTTCTCCTTTTAAAATCTTCCAACCATTAGCCTTTAATTTTGCTATTGTCCTAAGCTCGCCAAAAGTAAGTTCACCGCAGGTTCTAATATCAGAAAGGCACTCTCTTAACCAAACCCCTGCGCTGTCCTCATGGTCTTTTCTTGCAGTCCTTTCAACTGATGAAATAGTTTCTACCATCACCCCTCCTTTTGTTTTGTGGCCGTAGCCGGTTAATTAAATTCCAAAAGCGATAAACGTAAGCCCTAATCCTACTAGGATTCCAGAAGTAAAAAGTGAAAGTCTAAACCATATTGTATTTTCACTTTTACTTTTACTTACGATTAGATAAATTATGTTACCTGTAATAACAAAAAAAATGCCCATATTATTTATTTTTGTGGCCGTAGCCGGTTATTTGTTTATTATGTTATAGATTATCAGTAATACATCGGTTAAAATATAGTTACTGAATATTATGTTCCATATATGTACATTGAGAAGCAATGTGTTCAATACATGGAAATGTTAAAATTTCACAATCATTTTTAGGTAATTGTAATACAAATCCTATTATATCATCAGCAATTTGTTCAGCAATAAATTCTGATATATATGTAGGATGACCTTGCTTTTTGCTGTCATAGAGTACAGATTTATCATCTTTATTGATGATTTGAAAATAATAATGTTTCATAAATTGCTGATTTTTAATAATTTAAACAGGTTTTGAGAAAAATTGAGGGATGTCTGTAACGATTGTTCTTTTTTTAGATTTGGAAGAATTTATTATTATTGCATCTCCGTTATCTTCGTAATAGAACAAATCATAAGCATCTACACCATATCCACCTATTCTATAAGAATAATTATTACCAGTTAAGTTTTTACCATTTTTATCAAACCAACTAACAACAACCCATCCTCTCGATGATAAATCTCTTTGAATAATACCATATATAGAACCTTTGTCCTGATCTCCCCATTCCCAATCTCTACCTCTTACCACTTTTAATCCTTCAATGAACTCAGTGACTATTTTCATAATAAATTAATTTAAGAAATCAATATCAACAGGTTGTTCAATTTTATCAATTAAATAACCTGAAGGATATTCAAATTCTGTTTTGGAAAATAATTTTTCATCTGCCTCTGTATATTTATTCTCTTTGATAGATAAACGTAAAGTTTCAGCTTGCCATTTTGTAGCTAATGTCCATGATTTTTGAGGTATAGTTCCCCCATTAGCATAAAAAACTTTTCCATTAAAATATTTATCGCAACTATGCATATTACTAACTCTTGCTATATAATTATCGGCATAATTAACAATATCACCATCTTTAACATTTTCTCCGTAAATTAACTTTTCCATAATTTAATTTTTTAAAAGATTTAAAAAAGCTCTTATAGACATAAAAGCTGTCCTGCATTACCTAATAACCGGACTAATAACCAAAGGCCAAATGTATTTTGTTTAGTTATTAATAAATATTAAAAATCTGGCAGGTAGATTTTCAAAGTTTTTATTCTGGATAATTTTCCTCAAACCATTCTTTCAAATTAAATTCTCTTTCTTCAGCTATTGCTAATGTTCTATCATTATATGATTTTGCAAGAGCTGCTTTTAATTCAGCTCTCGTATACATTCTCTCTTTTACAGGATGTACAACTACTGAACCATTTGGTTTGATTTTTAAAAATTCTACCTGATATTTTTCAGTGTGATTACGGGTATTTGTTATACTGCCTACTTCAAGCAACACTTTAGTAATAGGATTACATTCATTATAAGCTTTTATATAAGCTTCAATAAAGGGAATATCTATTTTAGGAATACTCAAATCAATAAAATTGAAATCATGTACTGAACCTTGTATTTTACCTTTTTCTTTTTTAATCCATAAATCAGGATTAGTAGTAGCTACTATTTTCCTAACATTACTTCTATGCCAACCTCTTTCTCCTGCTTGTCCCTTTTTAGTAAATACCTCATTATGAGCATTTACTCCAGCACATTTCATTATAACACCTTGAGACTCAGTATTTTTATTAGTAGAGATAAAGAAATCACCTTCTTTTATTTCTTCATCTGTAGTAAAATACAAATGTTGAGGTTGATGACCCATTTGCAATCCTCTTCTAAATTCACCACCTGCTACATGGCTATAAAGCTTATTCTTTTGAGGCAATCTCATTATTGATACCTGCGTAGGATTATCATTATCTGTAGCCAACAGATGTACTTTAGCTTTAATTGTTGTTCTCATAACTAATTAATAGTTTTAGTGAGTGAATAAATAATTTTAAAAAAGGCTCCTAGGATAGAAATCCGGAGCCGTTGAATTTAACCAATTCATTTCGCTTATTGTTTAGCACCCATCTATATTACAGCTTGCCGTTTTAATCGAACGGTGCTATGACAATAGATTAGGGTCACGTAGTTATTACCGATGCTGTGTCATAACGGCTTTACCAGCATCCCGTTTACCTAATGCAGCAATCCGTTTACTCTGCATTCCTGATAGAGCATCTTCACTCTTCCTCATAACTACTTGCTGAGAACTCATTCGTGTTGTTGGTCAGTTACTATTACGAGTTCTGATTACAATTAATTCCTTATCCTGTCAATTCAGGATTGTCATCTTTATTTAAAGTCGTGTCAATGTTTAACGACTATTCTATTTTTACTGGTCATTCAGTTCTGTCTCTTTTTATAACAGAGGTTTGTCCGAAAGCATAAACTGATCTAAAATTTAAGCTTTACTCCGATTCTCTGTAACTGTATCATACCAATAGACCCATAGATGGGTATAATTATCAGCTAATTTACTGATTTACAATTTGTTATACTCTTCTATGGCTTTTGCCATATATTGTCCACGATATTTTACAACATCGTTTTGTGTAACAACAAAGCTAGAATCAATCATACCTTCATTTAATTTTGAATGAATATATAATCGTTTTGTTGCTATATCTATACCAGACCCACTAGCCAATATTGTTTTACCTTCAAAATCTTCAATATCTGAAGGATCAATTACATGTTTTTTAGCCATAAAAATATGATTTTCAAAATGATTAATCGTTGTCATAGTTATCTACAAATTTATTGCACTGTTTTTGAGTTCCCTCATAAATAGGTTCCATTGTAGCAGATAAATCGAGATATTTAGGACTATTCTTGCTTACTACTTCAAGCGCATAGCCTAAATTAAACACCACATACATAATTTTAGATTTTAGGATTATTTAATTCTATATACAGGATATTTATACGTTTTTGGATGTTTTTATGTAATTCTTCATATGAATTACATTCATATAATGGTTTGCACCAATAACCAGAATAACAAATAGTATTTATACATATAGGTACTGCATGTCGTTTTATCCATTTTTCATCTGCTATTGATTTATCATGATTCCAATAAGATAAATAACATACACCCCATTCAAAATTACTCTCTAAATATCCATTTTTAAAATCCATAAAATCTGTCTTATGCATTTCTGCACAAATTACAGATTCGTGAAAATCATTATAATCATCAATTAATTTACGTATTAATTGACGTTTTTGACGGCGTTTATAAAGAAATTTAAAATAATTCATAATTGTTATAATTAATTGATAAACAATGGATTGTGATCAATTTGATGAAATGGTACATATTCATCCATTTCTTCACATATTTCAAAATGTCTGATTTCCTCATAAGTGGGTATTGAATATTCTTCAAATCCATTATCCGGTGACATATCTCCTGTATTACTACGAAAATGATTATAATCATCATGAATATTTAAAAATGATTCATGTCCTCTGTTATTACGTCTGAATATATAAATACCTTGATCAGGATAAGATGTTTTGTATATTTGATTGTTAAGTAATTCATCATAATTCATAATACATAATTTTAGAAAATATCTATTATACTCTATAATTTTCAAAGATAGAATATAATAGATATTATTATTAATGCTCAGGGTTTAATAATCTAATGATATGGAGCTGTATCTGTTGTGGATGTGAACTTTTCAGGACTCATTCCTATCAATTTACGATATTTCTCAATATCCTCAAGAGATAATAATCCTTTATGTACACATATACCATCAATAAATAAGGCTCTTCCCGGTCTGTAGAATACATTGTATCCTATGTGCGTGAGGAGATTATATTCACTCACTCCGTTTGTTACGATTTCTCCGTTTGGATATACACCAACAGAACTGTAAATTTTAGGCATAATTTTAAGATTTTGACATTTGACCAAATAATACTTTATTTAACATATCTTCTTTAGGTAAATTTGATATATCACCTATTAAACAGCAAGAAGGTATTAATCTTTCTTTACCATCTGAACATTCAAACAAAGCTATTCCAGGATCATTAGTCCATTTTTTAAATTTAGCTGTATATTTAGCCATTCCTTTTTTAGGTTGAACATAAAAACCATTATATTTAAAATTTTCAACTTTATATTCCATAATTTTAAGATTTAGTTTTATAATGAGGACTATCAACCCATCTAACTATATGATTATCAATATAGTTTTTGGCTTTATCAATAGCCTCTCCCTACCTTATTGGCTTATTTGTTCTTTTTAAAACTAGTGCATTTGTCATAACACACAAATGCTAAGAGGCAAATTCATCATTCCTTTGCAAGTTAGGTGTAGAGAGTTCCCACCACATTATGTTTATAACACTAAACATACAAATGTGCTTTTCTTATTTTTTGCACTAATACCTTGATTATTAATTACTGGGAGTATGCCCACACCTTACGTTACTCATACAGCTATTTTACCGTCATGATGTGTAATTTATAATCAAGGATATAAGCCCCAAAGAGAATAAAATAACCGTGTGATTGCATCATCTTTCTCCGGAGTCCGATGACATTTTCTTAGTTTTTTATTTTCATCAGCTAAAAGCGCTAACTGGCTAAACTGCTGATATACCCCACTTTCGGTAATTGTTATTTATTTTCTCTTTGTCACTGATTCTCACAGTGATGAAAAACAAGTAATTATAATAGAACCTCAACGCTAAGTGATTGATATCCCTTTTTTAAGGTGCGTCCACCCTATAATTACTTATTTTCAAATGAATTGTCAGTCATCGGTTATATACGTATTGCAATATTGTAATGCTATATATAGCAGCTTATTCAGGACGATCCATATCTGCCCACATTTTAATATCTGAATCACTGAAATATTTATCTTTTAAATTATTTAATTTTAATAAATAATGTTCAAATATTTTAAAAGATATAAACATTGGAATTGCCACCCAAAGATGATTATCTATAAAAGGTATCCATAAAATGGATATTAAAAACCAAATATTAATAAAAACATTTAGTTTTTGAACAGATGTGTACATAATTTAATGTTTTTAATCTATCTCAGGAGCTTTTCTCCAATTAGATAGCAGTTCTGAAAGCTTGTTTGCTGTTTTTTCGTCCAATTGGATATAAGCATCCATACCAATTGTGAGTTGTAATGAAACACCTCTGTCAACACCTCCATAGAACACTGTAAGATCAAGGGTTTGATCTACATATTCTACTTTAGAAGCTGTTTTTTTGATAATTTCTTTTTTACCTTTAAATGATCCAATATTTCTACTCATAATTGATAATTATTTATAAATGAATGATTTAAATATATTCACCTTTTGTAATACGTAAAAGGCTAATCCAGAATATATTATTAAAATACAAGTTCTTTTGCAAACATCACCATATGTTCTAACTAGCCAACCACTGAATTGATGCCATATTTTATGACATTTATTAATTCTGGCTAATTCTTTAGTCATTGATATAGATAATCCATCAAATGATTTATGTAATTTTTTCATAAGTAATTGATTTATAATATAATATAGAAAGAGTAATATATCTAAGAAAATGAATGTAATTGATGTAGACAGCGTACATCACTCTAGCTGCCGAGATTACAAACTAACTTAGAAATATTACTCTTTTTATAAATTTTTAATTTGTTTCGACCCTCCAAAAATATAATTGTTAATACAATATATGTTTCGTATTTTTACAGCATGAATAAAATATCATCATCAAGACGTTGGCAATTGAAATATCCTGATAAATATCGGGCTCAAAGAAAAGTTCAAAATGCTATACAAACAGGAAAAATTATTAGAGGTAATTGTAAAGAATGCAATATACCAAATGCTCATGCACATCACGAAGATTATTCTAAACCAATGGAAATCATATGGTTATGTGCTAAGTGTCATTCTAAACTTCACAATGAAGATAGAAAGAAATACTATGAGATAAATAAAAATCCCTTAATTTCAAAAGCAATTGAACTTCGTAATGAAAATAAGAGTTATGGAGAAATATCTAAACTCCTAAATATATCACGTAGCCAAGTCTATAAATGGATAAATAACCCACCATATAAATAATTAGGTCAATAATAAAGAGAGCAAGGCATTAGCATCTACAATTGTAGGTTTTTATTAAACTACTTGCTCTTTTTATTATCTTTTCATCAGCATGAACAATAGTCCATGTACAAATTTAATGTTAAACATATTGATTATTAATATGTTACAAAACTTTCCCATTGCATTACATATATTGTATGGTAGGTTAGTCTTTGAATTATATTATATTAATAATCAATATGTTAAAGGACAGATTAATTGGCTGATGGTGCAGGAGCCATATCAATAATGTTAAGGACTTTAACAATATTGACAAAACTAGGAGCATCATCAACTAATGTCCAAATTACAGGAACGAATACAAGATTATTCATAAATGATTGATTATCAATTAAAAGAATGAATCAACATAATCCCATAATTCCTCAAATCCTTCTACAGAATAGTCTGATATTGACATATTTATTTAATATTTACAAATAAATAATAATTTAAAAGGTTATCTATCCTACCTAGATTATATTAGATGATTGATAATGAGAACATTATCATCATTTCTCTAACTCTCTTGCAGCCATCTCACCCTTACGAAGGAGTAATATACATATAGGAACCGCCCATAAGTATATCAAGGTGTCTATAGGTTGACACCAATGGTTCAGTAGATAGATATTGGCTGCTTTTACAAGTCTTACCCTTGTTACCACGAGATAAGCAGCAAAAACCGTGGATTTATGCCTAGCCTTCAGAGCTAAACATTGAAAAATTAAAGATTGTGTGTCATAGTTAATAGAGAAATAGTAGAAAGGCTTTCATCAGAGAGCAATATGTTACGTCATATTGTAACTACTCACCTTTCGTAATTAGAAATCACACACATAATTATCTCTCTGTTTATGTGTGCAAGCTGAGGCCCGGACAAAGGCTTATATATATTAATATGTCTGCGTAATCAATATTAACATAATCCTATCTCAACTTTCTTAAATTTACAATTCAAAGCAACAGGCTCCAAAATGTAAATATTTTTATTTACTAAATATTTGTACAACGTATACTAAAATCAGCACAAATGAACGATATACAAATAAACCGTATTGTATGCACTGTATTATATAGATCAATTGAAATAGACGAAATAATAATCGTATATCTAAAAACAATATAAGAATAATACAGAGAATATATACTAATTTCATATTGTTTATTTAAAGCTATACAATAATATAGATTTTTGAAGAATAATTTGTACATTTGTAAAAATATCCATTAATCCACACTTATTCCTACACCATCACATATTCAATTGATTATCAATCACTTATAACAAATGTGCAGATATTATTTACAACAATGTTGCAATTATTCCACATCTTTTTCCCAATAATCAACAAATTTACCCTCAAATAAGTCCCTTATGAGTAGCTTATACGGTGTTATATCCCATATCCAGAGTGAATAAAGCAAAGAAAACACCATTAATGGTAATGTAAACGAAAAGAATACAATCATTAAGCATCCAATGATAAAATTTCTCATAATTTGTTATTTATTATTAAACAATTGATTTCCAACATGTTATATTGATTATAAGGCTAAAGCCTAATATTGTTACATTATAAGGGTATATACTAATAAATACATCCTCCAATGAGTTATATATTATGATTATTTATATATGACAAATAATGACCAAAAAACACCCCTTTTGATCATCATTTTAGCCATATTAAATATTTATTATATATGTAAGTGATTTTGACAATAATATTGATTGTGTATATACTATATATATTGTATAATATATATTGTATAGAGTGTTTTTTAATTGCACCCAAACCCCCAATTAAACTTATTGTTTAATCACCCACCCCTATATATATTAATAAGGAAAGGAGAGAGATTGTTAGTCTCTCCCCTTTTCAATATTATTGAACTACACTGGTGCGCTGTACGCCTTTCATCAGTTTTTCGATGCTTACAGTAACCATCGGAGGACGGCTTGTAGGCTTCGGCCCAAAGGTGAACCACGCATTCCCACTGTACTTGTCAGGATCGCTTTCACCGTAGAAGATGCTGTAATCCCGGATCATTTCAGCAACAAGGTCTTCACCTTTATTATTGGTGCTGATTTTGCTGCTTACGCCAATAGGAAAATACTCTGTTGTCTTGCTGTTCAGTACGTGAACGAAGTACTTTCCGGCTGCATTTTGTACCAGTCTGAACTCATCAGCACCAATAGCTTTGATAAGGTCAGTAATTTCAACCGAAGGAAGCGGCTGGAATGGAGTGGCAACTCTTGCCATTTGTTTAAAATCCATGTTTTATCGTTTTAATGTTAATAATAAGGGGAGTGTACCCCCATCCACAAATTCAAGCGGGGGTGTTGAGTTAGAAGTGGACATTACTCCCCTATATATTTCACGAAAAAAAATTTTAGAAAAAAAATTTTGATTCTTATTTCCTTGATTTTCAAAATAATAGGCTGCCAATTTCTACAGATGCCACAAAAATTTGAAAATAAATGTAAAAATATTTGGAAAATGTACATTTCGGATGTATCTTTACACTGTTAAAACATTAAAAACAATAAAAAATAAAAAACAATGTCAGACGTATTACAAAAAGAAGATTCAATTAAAGAATTAGATTGTGCATCAACAAAACCAGAAGTAGCAATTTATTCAGCTCAAATGGGAGAATCTGCTCCTGTAAAATTAGGTAAGGCTTTTCGTGTAGGATCAAAGGCTACAGCCTATGTTACAAGTTTTCCTAGAACATGGGAATTTAACGTTCCTCATGTGGATGTTCTTGTAAAAATTGGTGAAAGTCAAGTGGCTCATATTTTAATGACAAAAGACGCTTTTGATGCTCTTAATGAAGGACAGCCTGTAACATTTAACAATTTTAAGAAATAATATGGCAGAGGAAATAAGAGATTACAAAACTGCCGTATTTCAGGAATTAGGTGAGGCTTCTATGATGTGGGAGCCTCACCCTTCCTCTCAAGTTTTTGACAGTAGTGGGACCAGAGAAATTGGAAATAGGCTTGTGGAAGAATTGGAGAACGATGTACCCCTAGCCATGGAAATTTTAAAAAAGGCTATGAATGATGAGAGCTATTATATAGCTTGGCAGGCAAATATTGCAATGGCGTTTTGTGATGAATTTACAAAACAACGCCCTGATTCAGATGAAGAATGTGAAGTGATACATAAAATTGCAAATCAAGCAGCTATGAATTTTTTAAATTTGTTATTTGAAAGAAATGAATAGTATATCTTTACAAGACATGTTAGGAATGCATAAAAATGAAGTGAAGTTAAAATATGGTTTAAAAATGCAAGAAAAATATAAAGATTTAGATATTGAAGAATTTAAAAAAGTTTTTGACGATTATTTAAAAGAAAACCCTAAGTTACTGGATGATATTTCTGTAAAAGAAATAGCTCCCGGAGTATATAGATTGCCCGGAGGGGCAATTACAGGAGATGGAGGATTGAAACTATTTGAAGAAGTTATGGTGAAAGCAGCAAAAGAAAATGTTAAAAATTATGGAGCAAAATAAATACTTCACCCCAAATATAGAAGACATGAGAGTGGGATATGAATGTGAAGCTAATCCTAAATTCTATAGTGAACAGGAGGATGTGTGGAGTCCTATTATAATGAAAGGAATAGGACAGGAGGTTATACATTATCATTCTTTAGGAGTATATAGAACCCCCTATCTAACTAAAGAACAAATAGAAGCTGAGGGATGGAAACCTGCTAATACCGGAGGATTAGAAAGAGGATGTATGAATGGTAGATGTGCTTTTACTAAAGGTAATTACTTTTTAATTATTCCTTCAGAACCAAATACTAAGCTTGGAGATAGAATAGAAATTGTAATGGCAGATGTTTTAAAAGATGAGTATCATGAATGGACTTCAAATGGAAGGATGTATATTGGACAATGTAAAGATATAAACACATTCAGATACATCTGTAAATTATTAGGAATATGAGACATAATAATGAAATATTGAATGAAAAAATAAAAGACCTAGAAAGAAGCTATAGACAAGATAAAAATGTACGAATATTTATAGATTCTCTTTGTAAACTATTAAATATTAAATAAATGCCAAATTGGATAAAATTAATAATTATAGGAATTTTACTTGGAGGAATAATGGGTTTAATTGCTACTGATGGTAAGCAAACATCAAATTATAATTTTAATGATACATTAAAATATAATTTTAAAGATACTCTTTATTATATAAAAGAAAATAATTATATATTTATAGAAGCTGATATTCCTTTATATAGGGTAGAATGTGAACTATTAGTAACAGATAATTTAAATTTGGCAGCAGGAGTATTAAATCTCAGAGGTGATGATTCTATAGATAGTGCGTATTTATCTTTATGTTCTGGTCTTACAGTGCATACACAAGGAGGATCACCTATTATATGGATAAGAAAATTTAATAATTCAGCAGAAGACATATCTGTTTTAAACCATGAGATATTACATGCTACATTCTGTATCCTCCTAGATAGGGGATTAACTGTAAGTATTGATTCAGAAGAGGCGTTTACATATCTTTTACAATACATTTCTTTACAATTTTATACAAATCTATTAAACAATGAACAACAAAATAAAGAATATACTAATGGGTACATTCGGAGTGTTATGTATTCTACTAATGCTGCGATCATGTTCTGAAAATGAAAAATATAATAAACTTGTCCTCAGTAGTGCAGAAGAAATTGATAGTATCAAGAATGTCTATAATCAGACAGTAGTGCTTAAAGATGTAGAAATTACAAATTCTAAGGAGGCTTTAAAAAAAGCTACAGATAGTTTGTTCAATCTCAAATCTTCTCAGGATAAGAAGATTAAGGATGTAATTGCTTTCTATAAATCCAAGGTGAAAATACGTATAGATTCAGTGGATGTTCCATATGAAGATACATTGGCTAAAAAGAAATGGGAGGATAGTGTACAATTAGCTTGTTCAAAAGTGATAGAATACTATGAAGCAAACACAATATCTGTTCCCAGAACTGCCAGAGATAGCACTCAATATTATAAAGCTGATCTTACAGCTAATTTAAGTGGTATTTCTATAAATAATCTTGAACTTACTGATAATCAATCTATTAGGTGGGTAGTATATAAAGGAGGACTTCTTAAAAAAGATATATCTGGAAAACGACATTTCTGGCTAAAGAAAAAAATAGGGGTACAGGTAATCCATACCAATCCTAATATTACTGTATTAGGTGTACAATCTGCAATATATCAGGCTCCTAAAAAACATAATTTGCTAGGAAAGGCTATATTAATTGGAATTGGTGTATATTTGGGGTCTAAACTATAAAACAAGAAATATGAAATATTCAGAAAGATTTTTTAAGTTTCCTATACGAATTTATGACAGATTTTCAATAATGAAATCTGAAGAAATTGAAAAAACTACAGATACTCCAAATGAAGGAGAGTGGATACAGGGATTTGTCAGACTTCCATATAATCAAATTACATCGTGGACTGACTTCTTTGATAGTGTTCAGGGGGTAGATGGTGCAAGAGAAGATGGTTTTGAGGCCACTATGGTATATACACAAACAGAAGGTACATTTATCTGTACATTAGATAGAGAAACCTTTGAGCAATCTCTTGACGAATTTGTTGAAAAATATGATGCTTGGGTACAAAGTCGTGTAGATCAATTAAATAAAGAAACCAGTCATAAGCAACTATAATAGCATTAAATAATAAAAAACTTAGGGATTTTATTTTTTAGTACATTTTTAGTGTCTATATTTGCATAAAATAACTAAATCGTGGAACCTACCCAAAAGCTAAGGAAAAAATTTGTTACTCCATTTGAAAAAGCGTCTGTTTATTACAAACTTCTTTCAGATATAAATAATCTGGGATTGGGGGATAAACAGATTGCTCTTCTCTCTTATTTAGCAATAGGTGGTACAAAAAAGTCATTTTGTGAACAATTCGGAAGTAGTGCTGTAAATGCAGATAATTTACTTATGCGACTTAGGAAAAAGGGGGTGATTCAAAAGGATAATACAATACATCCATCAATTCATCTTGATTTTGAATCTCCTTTAAATTTACAAATTTTTTTAGATAATGAGTATTAATAAACCTGAATATATGTCTATGAAGGACTGGTTGGTAGCAACTAAGTCTAAGGAGCATGGTATAGATGAAGATTTATATGACAAAGTGATTACGTGGAGTTATGTAAAAGCCAAGGCTGCTACAGAAACATGTAGATCAGTGGAACTTTCAGGATTTGGTACAATGGTGGTATCACCTGTAAAGCTAAAACGTAGATTAAATAAGCAGGATGCTATGATATGTAGACTTACTACAGCATTAGAATTAAATCCTACATTATCTCAAAAAAGCAGAGAAGACATTGAAAAGAAGCTATTGACGGCTATAAAAAATTTTGAATACCTAAAAAACAAAATGCCAGATGAGAATCGTATGGAAGGAGATACTGGAAGGTTGGAGAAATGACCTTTTCCCTCCTGAAGAAATAAAAGAGAAAATAAGACTTACGCAGGAACAAAGATTGGAAATTTGTAAATCCTGTCCTCTTAATAGCACACCTAATAAAATAAGAACTATTTCTTATTGTAAAGATTGTGGATGTCCTCTTAAAAAGAAATCAGCGTGTTTACATTGCGAATGCCCTCAAAAGAAATGGCTTGCAGAACTCACTGAAGATGAAGTGAAAACATTAAAAACCAAAAATATTTAAAATGAACCCTATTAGTTTAGATGCAATTAAACTGCTGCTTGATATGCAAGCTTTATCCAATAAAGAAGAAGATAAGAGCAAATTTCAAAAAATGATAGATAGTCTTGTATTTATCATGGAGAAAGATATTGAGCAGGCATTTCAGAAATATAGCACTGTAAAACTTATGTAATGAGTAGACCTTTAGATTACGGGAAAAAATTTCCTGAACTACTTCTTCAATTAAAGAAAAAGTATCCCACCTTTTCGCATCCAAGAAATATATCCACAGCCTTTTCAGATTATGGAGATTTCTGGGGAATGTCAGATAGAGAAGCATGTTTTGCATTGGAAAAATATATTACAGAACTAGAACTTGACGCTTCAAATGTAGCCTCTGATGATTATGTAGATAAGATATTAGAGGATGGAAAACATCTATTTGATAATAAAGAAGAGGAGGAAGAGGATGGCGACTTCTAAAAAGAAAAGTACATTTATTGATGTAGAGCTGGAATGGGCTGAAGAACAATTAGCTACATGGAAAGCCTATGTAGATGCTAATCCTTTTCATGAATTGAAGGATAGGCTTTCATATAAAGAAACCAGAAACGGAGGAATGATTCCTATGGTGGTGGCATCTATAGAACAACAAGGTAAATTTCTTCAAGAAACAATGAAGAACTATCTTGCTCTTTTAAAAGAGGTGGATGCTATGCGTGAAAAAGAAGCATCTAAATTATCAGTGATGGGAGATCACACACTTAGCCCTATGGAAAGTGGTGAAATAATCTAAAATGAGTGAATTTCAACTAGATACATACAATATTTGGTTCCCGGATCAAAAAGAACCCGCATATGACCCCTCTGATGAAGAGGGTATTCGTGTTTTTAAAACATATTGGGCAAGAGAAAGAGAACGATGTATGAATGGGTTCTTTCTTGGTGATGGTCAAGTAAAGATTCCCGGAAGGTTATATTTTCATACGGTGTATTGGAAAATTGCTGCTTATTTAGAGAAGAAAATTGCAGGAAAGGAAAAAAAGATACGTGAAATAATAACACCATATCTACTTGATACAGTGTGGGATATATTTAACGACCTTGAGGTGGCCTCTGATAATGGTAATTTCTATGAACTTGTAGGTAGTCGTGACTTTGGTAAATCAATTACAGCAGCCTCTTGCGCAGGATGGCAATATACATTTTTTCCTAAATCTGAGAGTGTTATATCTGGTGGAGCAACCAGTTATATAAAACTCGCTACAGATAAAATTGAGGATGGACTCCTTAATATACATCCAGTTTTTAGAAAGCAGAGGCTTACATCTGACTGGAAAAAGGAAATAGTAGCAGGTTGGAAAGATAAGAAAACCAAACTTGCTGATCCAAAATCTTCATTCTCATCTATAAAAGTGAGAAACTATGAGAATGGAACAAATACAATGGCTGCGAATGGTACAAGGCCGGGATTCCACCTTATAGATGAAATTGGTACTCTTCAGAATCTTATCGGTTGTGTAAAAGACTCTGATGGATGTTGGTGGTCTGGTGGTGGTGATAAACCTTCTTGTCTTGTAATGCTTGCAGGAACAGGTGGTGATATGGAAGTGGGTAAAGAAGCAGGTGAAATCTTCTTTAATCCTATAGCTTACAATATGTTAGCTTTCGATAATCCTGAAGTACCCGGTGGAAAAATGGGTAGATTTATTTCAGCATTACGGGCTAAGATGAAATATAAAGATGAGTGGACTCTTTATAGATATCTCACTGAGAAATGCGGGATGACACTCAATCCTCATCCTGATCTCGAAAGAGTAAAAATCCTCGTATCTGATGAAGAACGAGCATTAAAAGAATGGTGGGAACCAGAATATGCAAAAGCTTTAAAATCAGGTAATTCCAAAACAGTACTTAAATTTAAAGCATACTGGCCACTTAAAGCATCTGATAGTTTTCTTGTTCTTACAAAGAATGACTATAATATAGATGCTGCTAAAACACAACAACAACGACTTCGTGCTATAGGTGTAACAGGTTCATTATTAGAGCTTTATCATGATGGTGATAAAATCACACATAAGTTTTCTAATAAACTTCCAGTTACAGAGTTTCCTGTAAAGACACAAAGTAAGGATGCTCCTATTCAGGTGTGGGAATTCCCCATTGAAGAACTTCCACCATTTGGATTGTACGTTGCAGGAGTAGACAACTATAGACAAGGTAAAGCAGAATACTCTGATTCTCTGGGTGTTGTATATATCTTTAAAAGGATGCACGATATACAGAGTGAGAAATTTCAGGATATGTTAGTAGCAGCATACGCAGCTCGTCCTGAGAATCCTGAGAAATGGAATGAACAGGCAAGAATGCTTATTAAATGGTATAATGCCAGAACGCTTTGTGAAAATGATGATATGACCTTTATTAACTATATGATAAGTAAAGGAGACGGTCATTACCTTGAGGATCAACCACAATGGTTAAAATTATATGTCCCCAATACAACAGTACAGAGGGATAAAGGTATACATAGGTCATCAGAGAAAATAAGGGATATGCTCAGAGCATGTTCTAAGAAGTATCTGGATGATGTAATTTTAGAAGAAAAAGACGAAACAGGATCAGTGATAAAACAGGTGCTTGGTGTAACAAGAATTCCTGATCCAATGTTACTGGATGAAATTATTAATTTTAGTGAGGATGATGGTAACTTTGACCGTGAAGTGGCATTCTCATTAGCTATGGCTCTGGCTCAGCATCTTGATCCAATTATTGGCAGGGTGAGTGGATCATCTGATCCAAGGGTGACAGAAATGTACAAAAAAAATAAGATAAAATCATCTAGGTTGTTTACACATTCAAATACACTATTTACGCAGAAAAAAAGAAAACTGTTTGCAAAATGATAATCACACGAGCTAGTAGTGACGTTAATTTGGGGTATTCCTATCTTAATAACTACCCAGACCCATTTAAGAGCGAAGAAGAAAAGCTTACAAATGAATCATATATAAAGAATACACTGGATTACTTTGCTAATCTGGCCTACACTCAATATAAGCAGAATAAGGAAACATTTGTTAAGAATTATGACTTAATGAAGGGTATTATAAAACCTGAAGATTTCTATCAAGATAGCGGTACAGAAGTAAAGGATTTTATAGAAACCCTCAAAGCCTCAGAGTCACTTCCTTCATATGTTAAACACTATCCGATTATTAATCCTCCCGTAAATACAATGGTGGGAGAATTATCAAAACGTCCTGATATTCATAAAGTTAAGGCATTTGATGATGATAGTAGATCAGAAGAATTACAATATAAGACAGAAATAATTCAACAGGCAATTCTTCAGCAAGCCAGACAAACCATTCTTAATAGAATGGCAATCAGAGGCGAGGATTCAAATGACGTATCTGATGAGGATATGCAAAAAATGATTATAGAGAGTGTAAAAGATGAACTTACAGAATACACATCACTCGCTGAAAGGTGGGCCAATCATACCCTTACAGCTTTAAAAGCTCAATTTAATACAAAAGAGAAATCTGAAGATGCTTTCCGGGACCTACTCGTTTGTTCCAGAGAGTTTTATCATATATATGAAGATAATTCTAAATTAGGATTTAATGTAAAAACTGAAAATCCTAAGAATGTATGGTTTAAAGGTACTCCTGATAATAAGTATATGTCTGGATTATCTGGAGAGCCAAACGTACCGTATGCTATTGGTACTGTATATGTTAAGGAAATTTCAGAAATAATTGAAGAATTCCCAGATTTAACTGAAGAAGAGATTAAACACCTTCAGAAGTCTATGCAGAATTCTATATTTCTGGATGGCAGGGAATCTAATCTGTTTACAGATAAAACTGGTATTGATACGATTAAGTATGATACATACAATCGTTTGATTTATCAGGAAAGAATGATTCTTCAGGCTGAACTTGGTAATGAGTTTAGGGACGATCTTCAACAATGGCTTGGTGCTAATAACGCATTCTCATTTGGTTATAAGTATGTGGTTATCAGGTCTTACTGGAATTCTAAGAAAAAAGTAGGTAAGCTTGAATATTATGATGAAGATGGTGAACCACAAGTAACCCTTGTGGATGAAACATATAAAGAAGGTAGTCCCGGTGAAATTTCAATAGAATGGGGATGGGTGAACCAGTGGTATCAAGGTGTTAAAATTGGCCCTGATATTTATTTCATAAAACCATTCACATTATTTGATTATTCCCCCATCATAGGACTTATCCACGATGCTAAGAATACTCTCCCTAAATCTCTGATTGATCTGATGAAGCCCTATCAGGTGCTTTATAATATTTGCATGAATCAGCTTTACGAACTCCTCGAAAAGGAAATTGGTAATGTGGGAGCTGTAAACCTCAGAAGAATTCCTCGTCCAAAAGATGGAGATACAAATGATGCTATAGATGTATGGGAAGATGAAGCTAGAACAAGGGGTATTATATTTGATGATGACAGCCCTGAAAATACAAAAGGAGCTGTTCAAAATCAGACAATTGCAAGAAACGTAGACCTCACCAGAACTAATGAGATTCAATCTAGGTACAGCCTAGCCGTTCAATTAAAAAATGAGTGTTGGGAGCTTATTGGTATGAATCGTCAAAGGTTGGGTAGTCCACTAGCCACTGAGACGGCTACAGCTAATCAAAACGCTCTGGTTCAATCATTTGCACAAACAGAACCATACTTTGCTGCGCATGGATATGTACTTAACCAGCTTTATCAGGCAATCCTCGATGCTGCTCAATATATAGAATCTAAAAAACCTGTATCCACTGTAAACTATATTACCTCCCAAGGAGATAGTGCATTTGTTCAGGTGACAGGATCAGATATTCGTCTTAAAGACTTGAAGGTGTTTGTAACCTCCAAAGCTGAAGACCAGCAGTTATTTAATGAATTCCGTCAGCTCTCTCAAGCTATGCTTCAAAATGGTGCATCTATATATGATGTATCCGTATTGTATTCTACAAATTCCATCAGGGAAATGCAGAAAGTATTTAAAGATTTGAAGAATAAGCAAGAAGAAATGATGGGTGCTGAACAACAGCAAAAACAACAAGAACTCCAACAGAATCAAGAAGTTGCAATGGCTACTCTTGAACAAGCAGAGCGTCATCACCAAGATAACATGAAGCTTGAAAAATATAAAGTGGATGTCAAAGCTAATACAGATTTGGCAAAAGCTGAAATTCAGACATTCTTCCAAGCTCCGGGTACAGATAGTGATGGAGATGGTACGCCTGATATAATGGAAATAGCCAATCATCAACTTGATTTGCAGGATTCAATTGCTAAAAGGGATTTAGAAAATAAGAAGTTAGCCCTTGATTATCAACAGTTTCAGGCTGATCAGAAAAATAAGAAAATAGAATTTGAGCAAAATATTCAGAAAATGAAAATTGATAGAGAAAAGATAAAAGCTCAAAAACAAAAAGCTAAACAAAAACCCAAAAAATAATGTTTGACGGACTAGGCGAATGGCTAAAAACAAAAATAGACACGTATTCTGATTATTTAAAATTCTGGGTGCTGGTAGAACACTTCGAGGAAGCCCTGATTTTAAGAAATGGTGTATATCATCGTACCCTGAAAAAAGGACTATGGCCAAAATTTCCAATTTTTGAATATTTCTATACGGTGAGTATTAAACATGAAACTATAAATATACCACCTATCGCTGTAACCACCTCTGATGGCAGGACGGTGATAGCTGGTATAATGATAGAATATGAAATAGTGGATTCTAAATTATTCGTTTTGGAGAATAATGATTCTATTTCTAATGCAAAAGATATAGTGATGGGTAAACTATCTGATCTATTAGAAGATATCACTTTAGAAGAAATAGGTAAAAAAACCACAAAAAATAAACTAGAGAAATCAATCCGTCCAAAATTTGAAGAAATGGGAATGAAGATATTAGGTATTGATTTTACCCATAAATATCAAACAACAGCGTATAATTTCCTCTCAGGAATGGATGGAAATAAGTTAATGCTATAATAGCCTGACTACCATTCAAATATATAGTATTTCTCTTGGTTATTTAAATTTCTATATATAATTTTACATTCCAATAACAAACCAATCGAAAAATAACTAAAATATGGCTGAAAATCTATTTTCAATAGAGGACTCTTTCTCTGAAACGGAAGAAGTCACTAACACTTTATTTTCTGATGATGATCCAGATAAACTTGAAGAAATCAAGAAACTGGAAGAAGAAAAGAAAAAGAAAGACGAGAAAGAAAAGGAAGACAAACTCAAAGCAGATGCCGCTGCAAAAGCTGCTGCCGCTGCTAAGACTAAAGTTACTCCAAATAAACAACAAATAACTACTCCTAAAAAGGAAGATGATCCTACGGAAGAGGTAGAAGATGTTGAGAATCATTTATTTGGAGAAGGTGAAGGTGAAGATGATCCTGCTAAAACTAATACTGAAACAGATGATGACGATGATGATCCTAATAAGCAGGATGATAATCTTAATCAATTTGAAGTACTTTCAAAAGAGTTATATACATTAGGTGTATTTAATCCTGAATTCGATGAGGAAGGAAATGAGATTCCTGTAATTGCAAAATCTGGTCAAGAATTTAAAGATTTATTTGAATCTCAAATTCAAACTGGAATGTACGCAATGCTTGAAAATCACCTCTCAAGATTCGGAGAAGACAGACTTCAGTTATTTGATGCCATATTTACAAAAGGTGTTGATCCTAAACAATACCTGCCCACCTACAATCAAGTTCAAGATTTAAAAAGTTTATCTCTTGATGATGAATCTGCTCAGGAATTAGTAGTTCGTGAGTTCTATAAAAGAGCAGGATTATCTGATGAAAAGGTAAATGCTAAAATACAACGTTTAAAAGATACTGCTGAACTGCAAGGAGACGCAGAAGAGTTTCATCCTCAGCTAGTTGCGCAAGATGAAGCAAAACTTAAAAAACAGGAAGAAGACAGAGAACAGGAAATAAAGATGGAAGAACAGCGTGATGCTGCATATAAAGCTTCAATCGTTAAAATCCTGTCTGAAAAAATAAAGGCGAAAGATTTCGATGGTATTTCTGTAAATGATAAAGTAGCTCGTGAAACATTCGATTTCTTATATAATAAGAAATGGAAAGGAGCAGATGGTAAGAAATTTACAGATTTTGATAAATTCGTTTTAGAATTGAACAAACCTGAAAATCATGCGCTTAAAGTAAAAGTGGGATTGCTTGCTAAACAGAATTTTGATTTAAGTAAGGTGCAGAAAAAAGCCGTATCTGAAGAATCATCTGAGTTATTTAAAGAGCTTGCATCCAAGAAAAAGAAAGCAAAAGCAGTTGCTGCCACATCAGGTGGGTCTGCTTGGAATCTATAAAATTTAATAAAAATTAACAATTAATATGGCTCAACAGTTTGTACCGGGATTTACTGGTTTATACGCAGGTAGAATATCCCAAATGGATAAACGTGCTATTGGTAAACTTACTGATAGTAACCACTTGGAGAGTTTCCATAGGGATACTCCTTCGGATTATGATAAGAAAATCATATCCCTCTACACCCAAACGTCTTTGTATAAAAATGACTTCCTCCAGATGCTGGATAAGTCTACTCCTTACTATCTTGATGGTATGAGTGACACATGGCGTTGGGAAATAGAAAAACCCTATCAGTTCCCCCGTATTATAGATATCCCTCAATCCACCTTGGATCAAACATCCATCGGTATTGATGGTAAAGAGTTTGAAATCGTATTCGATACTAAAATTAGTAAGAATGCAATTATCAGCCTTGGTTCTAGGATTTATGGTCAGCAGTTCTTGCTTACTTCCGATCCTATTCCTTATAATAGTGGTTGGTTGAACAGGGCAACCCTCGTATCTGATAATCCCACTGTGGATAGTGTAGATCGTAGCCGTTTTGTTCCCGGTGTTGATGTTGAAGTGATTAACGCATCTATTGGTGAGTTTGATCAAGACTTGCTTGGTCTGGATAGGCTGGCAGAACGCCTTGAAATGTTTGAAACCCTTGGTAGTGGTTATTCTAAAGAACACACCATTACTGGTTGGGCTGATGACAAACGTATCTCTAATGGTAAAAAAGACATCTGGGGTAATCCTCTGGATATCATATACTACGCAAATGTACGTAACGGTAAGATCGAATCTCGTTCTGATGTTAAGTGGGAACCCTTCATCGAGTTCTTGATGCGTAAAGAAATGTTGGAATTGAAAGTGAATCGTATGTTCTTTGCTAAACCCGGATTTGCTCGTACAAATGGTGGTAAGCAAGAATTGAAGAAAATCTCAGCAGGTATCATCCACCGTATGCGTACCTCTGGTAACTATGTTCCTTACAACCGTGGTGAATTCTCTGTAAACCTGTTACGTACAGTGTTTGGTGATCTGTTCTACCGCCGTGTAAATGTAGGCAAACGTAGGGTGAAACTCTACACCAATGAAGCAGGGTTTGACGCTTTCCAACAAGCTGTTAAAATTGATGCTCTGGCTTCTGGTCTTAACTTCACTGTTGGTGATAATGAAAAATTCATCAAAGGTAGTGGTCAGAACCTCCGTTTGGATTATGCGTTCGATAGCTTTGTAACCCGTGAAACTGGTGTTGTTAGCTTGATTCACCTCACTGAGCTTGACCTTCCTCAAACTAACTTGGAGTTTGGTCAGAATAAAAAATCCACCCCAATATTCATCGTGTTTGACGTAAGCCCCACTTCCAGTGGTGATCTTACCAATAACATCCGTGAGGTACGCCGTCAAGGTAGACCTAACATGACTTGGGGTTATATTGATGGTCGCCGTCACCACTTAGGGGCAATGGCTTCTCAAGGTCACTCTGCTGCTAATAAAATGGATGCCTATACAATCTTTATGGATGATCGTTGTGATGCCTTCATTGAAGACATGTCCCGCACCGTATTGATTGAAGAACTGCCATTCTGGTAATATACTTCCGGGGGGATGAGAACAAAAGTCCTACCTAGTTTGAATCCCCCCAAAATACTTTAGAATGTTGGATTGGAGTGTCTCCGGTTGCTATCCCTTCGGTGGGAAACATTCTCAAAAACCAATTAAAAAAATAACTAAATATTCATCATGGGTAAGATAGTAAAAATCAATCCTATCAAGAAGGATTATCCTTCTAATTTTAAGACAATGGAAAGCTCTTTAGCATCTAAGGGTTATGTACGTAGCCCCGGAACTAAACGGTATCTGATGCCTAAAATGGAAGCAGATGGTAGATATAGAACAGGATTAGATGATAAAGCTCTTTATTTGAAAAATCTATCTGAAGAAGATAGGGCTGCTGAAATCGAATTTATCAAAGAAACTTTGAAAAAATTAAAAGATTCATATCCTGATACAGATTTCGGGCCTCGTTCTAAAGTATGGAATGCATTCAGTGAGAGTCCTATAAAAGTTTCACATATTACATTTGGTAATGAAACATTTATATTGAACGTAGATGAGTCTCTTGAAGATTTACTTACATACTGTTGGGTGAGAGTTCATCCTAGTGTAGCAAGGTCTGTGGAAGCTTTTCAACGTGGAGAATGTCCTGATTGTCAATATTATATGGCAAACGAAGAAGCTGAAAATAGGGCAGTATTTGCTAAGAAAAAACAAATAAATAAAGCAATCTCTACCTTTGAATCTCTTAGTCCTACTAAGAAAAAACAAATTGGTCGCCTCATGGGTCTTCCAATTAGTGACGATAGTACAGACGAAGCGGTTTATAACATGATGGATAATACATTGAAGAAAGCTGAAATTGATGCTGGTGAATATAAAAATCTCCCTGCTCTTTCAATCTTCAACGAATTAGTAATAATGACAGATGAACGCTTGAGAGTCAAAGACTTAATTGATCAAGCCATCCGATATAATGTTTACAGAAAAGGTGCGGGTGATGATATTAAAGAGGGTAATGAAGTGATTGCATCAGGTAAAGATTCTCTTGTTGATAGATTGTTAAAAGATGAAAATCAGCAAGAACTTATCGCTCTTGAAAGTAAACTTAAACAAAAGAAATTTCAATACGCATAATGATTTCCGCAGAGAGACTATCATATAAACTTGATCAAAGATTAAATAAACTCTCTACGAATGATCATCAGCAAATTCAGAGGGAAGATAAAGTATTAGCCTTAAATGAAGCTCAGATAAAGCTAATCAAACTAAAAGTGGATGGTAATAATGTACATAGGTTGGGATTAGATGGATTTAAGAAAAGATATCAAGATTTACAATTCTTGGTTGAAAATCCAGAAGATCATCCGCTCAATGTAACTTTGTCAGATAAATATCTAAACAAATATATTACTACTACTCCTATATCCCCAAGATTCATGTTCTATTTAGATAGCTACATGATTGCTGATAAAGGAAGTTGTAAAAATAGGGTGTTATATTCAAATGGTGATTTAATCAAACATGCAGATATTACACTTTTATTAAATAATGATAATTACAAACCATCTTTTGAATATCAGGAAATTCTGGTAGATATTTCTTCAGACGAACTTCATTATTATACAGATGGTACGTTCACTCCTAAAAAAGTTTATTTATCTTATTTACGATATCCTATTGAAATTGACTTAGAAGGATATGTTAAATTTGATGGTACAGACTCAGTAACAGTTGATTGTGAACTTGAGGAATACTTAGAAGATGAACTTTTGGATTTAGCAGTACAGTCATTAGCAATGTATACAGAAAATAATTCTGCTGTAGTTTACGCAGAAAAAAGAATACAAAATAACGAATAACATAAAAATCAGAAAATAATATGGATTTTTCTTTAACAACCTTGTTTGTTGTACCCGTAGGTAACTCTCTTCCCACCGTTGGAAGTACAGAATCTTTAACTGCTGGCCAATTTGGTATCTTTAAAGATAGGGCTAGAACTGCCGCTACAGCAGGTAATATTGGTAGTGCGTCCTTTATCCAATTCGGGCAAGGTCGTCCTACAAGCTATCTTGGTACAAAAGTATCAGACTATGTAAAAGCTTCTAAAGTTAAGAAGTGGTATAAGGTAACAGGTAGTGCTACAGCAGCTAATGAAATTTGGGAGTTTTCCGGTTTCTCAGCTAAATGCGATCAAGATGTAAGTCTTACATTGCGTGGCCACTCTCAATATCTTGATACAATTTCATATAATGGCTTTACTCGTTCTATTACAGTGAAAATGCCATGTTGTGATTGCGGTGATGATCCTTGTGTTGATGTAGCAAATGAAACAATTGTTGATTTGCTCATGGAGAAACTCAACCAAATTGATGCAGTACAGGATGGTCCCACTGCATTGAATCTCACCACATTCTGGACTTTTACTAAAGTAGGTACTGGAGCAAATGCAAAAATTGTAGTTGAAAGCAAACCTATTACTAAATATGGTAAGTTCTGCGACATTGCATTGAACCCCTACGAATATGACAGGATTTGGTTCCGTGGTTGGGTGTATGTTAATCCTGATACCACTGTAGACTTCTTGGTATATGATCGTTGTGAACAAGCTGCCACCGCAACTCTTACCCAACGTAGTACATATCCTCGTGGTACTTCCGATCAGGTGTATCAAGAACAAATTAACTACTACAGTTACCAAAGTGCTTACAAACATTTATTCCGTCTTTCTCAATATAACCAGCAATTTGAAGATTTCGTAACTGATGGTACAGTGTACGATCAATATGTTCTTCAATTTGACGAAATGGAACAAGATGATAGCTTTACAGCTAATCTTAAACAAGACGAGCGTGTAATCTTCTATGTACCACAATCTCTATCTGCTGGTTTTGAAGCAGTTGCAAATGTATATCTTGGAACCCCTGTTAATGAATCTGGTGCTACAGTGACTACCACTACTACTACCACTTCGACAACTTCCACAACTACTACTACAACTACTACATTAGTTCCGTAATAGAATTTCTTAAAAATACCGAAAAGGGAAGGGGAGTAATTGATTCTTCCTTTCCCTTTTTTCATTTGACATGGCAGTAAAACAAAACATATTAAAAGGTTGGGCAACCACAATAATAGGCATTGCTACAATGTGTATTACTTTATTTCTTATATGGAATGGTACATTCGATTTCGTATGGGAAGGAATTGGTGGTTTAACAATTGGTACAATTCTTTTACTTGTCCCAAAAAGTATTGAAAAAATAATCTTAGAAGCTATTCGTGCTTGGGGTAAAAAAGGTAATTCTTATGATAACTATATACCCGAAGATAAAGGAGGAGATATATAATGATTTTTATTAGCGCAGGACATAATAGTAAATCTCAAACAATTAAACAAGACCCCGGAGCCATGAATTCTCATGGACTTAAAGAGGGAGATGTCACTATTGAATTTAGAGATTTGGTAAGTTATGAACTTACATTAATGGATGTACCTCATAAAAAAGATAGTGATGAAGAATCTCTTCAACAATATGTAGATAGAATCCAAACTGGTACGGGTTCTGTAGTATGTGAATTTCATTTGGATGCTGCTAGTCCTGAAGCTACTGGTACAACTACCCTTGTAGAAGTAGATGCTGATAGATTAGATATGGCTTGTGCTAAAGAAATTGTAAATATTACAGCTTCTATTCTTGGAATTGCAAATAGAGGAGTAAAATCTGAAGCAGATACTCGCCATAAAAGATTAGCACTGATGCGTGAGAATGGTGTAGTGGTACTTCATGAAATTTGTTTTATTACGAACGATAACGACATGTTAAGGTATCAGGCGAAAAAGAAAGAGCTGGCAAAGGCCGTTGCTCAAATATTATTCAAATATGAACAAATCATTCCATAATGGCAGCACCTACTCCTGAGTTAAATATAACAATATTTGATAGCCACGATAGACGGCTATTAGTTATAGGGGATTCGAGCTACTACCCTACTGGATGGAATATTGTTACTCCCACATTGGCGATTACAATTCCCGGATATCCAGAAAAACAAATAGAATTTGATGCTCAGAATATAAATATATTCAATTCAAATGCTTTAGGTATAACATGTGATGTGGATAATTGCGATCTTGAAAATTTACCTGATGGTATTTATAAAATTAAATACGCAATCTATCCATCCTATAAATATAATATAACAAAAACATTCTTACGTGTTGATTCATTATATGCTAAATTTGATGAAGTTTTCTTAAATTTAGAATTATTTGAATGTGATGGACAAATAAAAAGAAACCAAAGGATGCAATTAGATGAAATTGAATTTTATATTCAAGGGGCTATTGCAGCAGGAAATAGATGTGCTACAAAATTAGCCAAAGAACTATACGATAAAGCATCCTTACTTTTAAATAGATTAACAAAAAGTTGTAAATAATGGGATGTCAAGCTTCTAAATGTGTGCAATGTGGTACGCCCAAAAAAGCGTGTCAGCTTGTTGATGGAAAATGTTCAAACTGTAGAGCTAAGAAATAATGCAAATACCTCAATTTAAAGAATGTACTTCCTGTGGAACATTGCAGGAATTATATAATAAAATTAATTGTTCTATATACCAACTCATTAGAAACAAATGGGTAGGGCACACCTATAATGTAGATGAATTTTTTGATGCTGGTATGTATAAAGCCCTTTTACGTCTTAAACGAATTGTATATAAGAGGTTATATAATCCAGATTATCCTAATGAGTGTTTTGATACACAAGATATTATATCAAAACTTACAAAAATAATGTATAAATCATCATCTTGCCCAGATTGTCCATGTGAAGATTTATCATATTTAGTGCCCACAACTACTACCACAACAACAACCATAGCTCCTTAAATTTATAATATGCCTTGTACAGATTGTTTTGAAAATTGTTTTGATAAAAGAACCACTGATAGATGTGTCCAATATACAGGTGATGATATTCCTTTGTTAGGTATATGTAATGGAGATTCATTATATCAGGTGGAAGTAATAATTCTGGAAAAACTTCAAGAAGCACTCGATGGTACAGGTATTGTACTTTCTGATGTCACTCTTGAAAACTGTCCTGAATTACTTACATTATTTGGTACTCAGGAAAAAACACTGGTAAATCTTCTGCAAATGTTGATTGATTATCAGTGTACATTAAAGTCTTTAATTGATGCACTTACACCATCACCTGTATCTTTTGATACAGCATGTTTAACTGGACTTCCTACAAATCCCACTGCCACTGATATTCTCCAAGCTGCTGTAACTAAATTATGTAGTGTTTCTACAGATGTTGCTACAATAAAAGCTGATTATGTTAAATCATCTCAGCTTTGTTCAATGGTAACAGCTTGCTTATCAGGTAGTTCTTCTACACAAGAATATACAAAAATGCCAAAATATGTCCCTATGGCATATCTTGGGCCTCTTTCTGTATTTGATGCTACAGGTAAGGGATTAAGTGCTTCTGGATATGATAAAGTGTATATATGTAATGGTAATAATGGTACACAAGACCTTAGAGGTAGAACTCTGGTAGGTGCAAATACAAACGTAGTAGGACCAACATTAGGAACAGCCGTTGATCCTGCTCAACCTCAGAATGCAGGATATAATTTTGCACAAAATACACAAAAAGGTGCATATACAGATACTCTGACAACTAATACAATTCCTTCTCACTCTCACACTGTAACTGATCCGGGCCATAGACACGAAGTAGATTTAACACATGGTTATGGATATACAGGAACACCAAACAGTTCTGTGTTTGGAAATGGTGCAAATTCACCAGCTTCTTATTCATATAATTCAGATGTGAATACAACAGGTATCACTGTTAATTCTACAGGTGCTGGACAACCTCACAACAATACACAACCTTCTCATGGTGTTGTTTGGATAATGTATATTCCCTAATAAAAATCAATAAATATAATTATGTCTTGTCAAGATTGCAATAATTCGAGTATCTCATTAACAGGAAGTTGGTATCCGGGCAGTCCCTGCTCAGAAAACACTGAATGTGGAGGTACTTCATATAATGCTCAATGTGTCTACTATAATGGGCCAAATTTACCATGCTCAGGAGTAAATACATTAGATAGTTTAGAATATGCTCTTCAGAAAATAGATGAGCAAATTTGTGCTATTTCTGGAGATTATAGTACATATAATATGAATTGTTTGAATACATGGTATGGTTCAACAATTTCTACACAAGCTGAATTTGTAGATGCTATAACAGGGTATGCTTGTGCAATTGCTACAAATTTATCAACATTTATAAATACCACTTATACTGCCAATCAAGCAACATTAGATGATAGAATTTCATCATTAGAACTTCCTGATATCACTTGTGTATCTGCCTCAGTAACAGATGCTGATGATTTACAGACAGTGCTGGCTAAATATTGTTCAAAATTTGAAGATATTGATGATAAGTTAAGTATATCTGGAATTACATGGAATTCCTGTCTTACAGTGGTAGGAACACCCACCACTATAGCTCAAGGTTTTCAATTACTTGCAGATCAGATTTGTGATGTTTATGACTTAGTAGGTGCTGGAGGTATTCTTCCTACATTCAACAACTCTCTTTCCTGTATATCTGGTACATCAAACGATACTCTTGTAGAGACAATAGAACTTATAAAAACAAGACTTTGTGAAACTCCCACTTATGATTTTAGCCTCATATCATGGGGATGTTGGGGCACACAACCTGCTAGTTTTCAAGAATTTATAGCTAAAACTGTAAGTTATTTGAATTCATTAAATTCGGTTAAATACCAATTTGATAATTCTGACTTTACACTTACAGCAGTAGACCCAATGAATCCTTGTGATGGTCAAGTAGTATCTTTAGCCACGCCTCTTAATGTAGATAGATTTGTAGCATCGAATGCTTCTGATTTATCACCATCTACACTTGTTGATAAATTAACATCAGTAGGAAGTATATCTCTTGATGATAGTTCAAATACAGATATATCAATTGATGTGACCGATAAAGATTACGGTGACATCACTGTTACAGGATCAGGAAATACATGGACTATTGATAATGACGCAGTTACATTTGCAAAAATGCAAAATATTAGTACATCTACTCTATTAGGTAGAAGTACAGCAGGAACAGGGGATGTAGAACAAGTTAGTATTGGAGGTAACTTAGTATTATCTGGCGGTGTTTTATCTGTACCCGGAAAAACCCTTATAGGTGTCACTAAATTCTCATCAAGTGGTACTTGGACAAAACCTGCAAACTGTACTGCTGTACTTACATATGTAGTAGCAGCAGGTGGTGGTGGGGCTGGTGCTCTATCAGATGCAGCAGAATCTGCTGTAGGATCAGGTGGTGGAGCAGGTGGTTATAGTATAAATTATATTACTACAGGGCTAGGTTCTACTGAGACAGTCGTAGTGGGTATAGGTGGTGATCCCGGTAATCTTGGTAACAGTTGGGCAGGTCAACCCGGAACAAATAGTTCATTTGGTAGCCACGTAACTGCGTATGGTGGATTAGGGGGTGAAACTCTTGCATCTGGTACATCTATAGCAAAAGCAGATGGCGGTTTAGGAGGTGCTCCATCTATTTCATCTGGAACCACTATAATTACCAGCTCAGGTGAATGTGGTAATGAAGCAATTAGATTTTCAGCATCCGTTGGAACATTTGCAAAAGGAGGTTCTTCAATATTTGGTAGTTCATATAATGGAGGCGTTACAGGGATAGGTGCTGGTGGATATGGAAATGTTGAATATAATGCAGTATCTGGTGGAGCAGAGGGATATGAAGGTGGAGATGGATATGTAATTGTCTATGAATATAGTTAATAGATAGGATTTTATTGGTTTTTCCTATCGAGAAGGGCTTGAAATATAGCCCTTTTTTTATAATTTACAATATTATTAAATAATTTCAAAAATTATGTTAAAATATTTGGCAGTATCAAATATTATATTTAGCTTTGTGTCTTATTATTGGGGTAATTATAAGTATCATTCAGAGCTAAAATTTAATTTGATTCTTTCAAATAAAAATACTATCTTTGTGAGAGATTTCCATCTCTGTGAAAGACCAAGCCTCGGTATGATACTCGATAACCCCAATAATCGAAATCCGAGGCTTTTTTTATTTTTATAAAGCCAACGAAACCACACGGAGTTTTCCGTATCACCTCTGAAAGGTAACTCAAGGTAGGAGGTCAGAAGTCGGGTTGAAATTGTCCCCGATAGTGGTGAAAACATTCCATTGTACGAACACGTACAGTTTGAATTCTGAGGGTTAAAATGTAGGAATTCTGGGTAGGTGAGACGATCATCATCGGCACTGGCTGTACATAAGTTTTGGAATAAAACCTCTCTAAAGGGCCATAGTGTGTCTTGTTGAAAATAAATTTGGAAAATTCAATTTTTTTACTTACCTTTGCCTTCATAAATATTTTTTTATTAAAACAAAAATATGGCAGAAAATACTAAAGACAAAACATTAACTCAGTTGGAAGATTTACTTAAACATAAAAAAAGTAAGTCTTATTATGCATCCAAACTGAATATATCAGTGGAAGAAGTTAATGATGTGTTAAGAGAACTAAGACAAACAGGAGCATACTACGTACATGCTACTGATTATGTAGTACCTTCATTTACCGTAACATATTCATCATCAGTTGATTGTGACAAAGGAACGAAGAAATCAGAAGTGATTTCAGATTTTGAACCAAAAACCATAGAAGAATTAGTAGAATTACATAAGGTGGATACAGACAGATATAAAGTGAGTAATTACTGGACAAAGCAAAAAGGAGACAAATTCTACTCTAGTTTGCTTTGTTCGCTTATAAAGCCCACTGAACTTGATATTGAAAGATTTGCAGAATATGTAAAGTCATATAAATCAGACTTTAAACCAGTAAATGTCACCTTTGCTGGTGGTGATAAGGTGGACATTGAAATTTCAATTGCAGACTTTCACCTTGATAAGCTCACTCTGGATAAAGAGAAAATAGAAGAAAGGGTAAAAAGATATGAAGAAATTGTAAATAGTTTAGTTTCTTCAGTAGATAGAGTGTATCAGATAAATAAAATAGTGTATGTCATAGGTAATGACTTCTTTCATACAGATAACTATTCCAACTCTACAACCAACCTTACACCCCAAGATGTAGCAGTAAGTTACAACGAAGCCTATGAAATAGGATTTGATCTGATGGTGAGGACAATCTCTCAACTTAGAGCATATTGTTCAGAAATGGATGTTATCTTAATTCAGGGTAATCATGATAGAACAAAATCTTACTATCTTGCTCATGCACTTGAGGTATATTTTAAAGCAGATAAACACATTAAATTTGATAGAGAGCATTCTGTAACAAAATATATAAAATTAGGAAATACATTTATTGGCTACCATCATGGTAATACAAAAATTGATGATCTTCCTCTTTTATTCGCCACTTCTCCTGATTCATGTGTAGATTTTGGTACATCCAAATACAGAGAAGTGCACACTGGAGATAAACACTTTTATATGGCAAAAGACATAAAAGGAGTAAGAGTTCAACAACTCCCATCCCTTTCAGGTGTAGATAGATGGCATCTTGATAATAACTATGTAAATAGTGTACGAGCAGCAATTGTTACAGTGTATCATCCTGAAGAAGGAAAAATTGCAGAATTTGAAAAACGAGTATAATGACATATAGAAATATAGTTTCTGATATAAGAGGTATGAATAAATTATTATCATCCGATGGTTTAATAAATGATCGTGTGATAATGAATGAAGTACGTAGTGCTGCCAACATGATTGTTGGTCAAGCTCTACAGAAACGTAAATATTGGCAAAGTCCTACATTATTTACACCTATTCTCTGCTTAGATATGGAACAAGTTCCCCTTCGTGAGTGTTGTGAATACACTGGAGATAAATATGTTGCAATTTCCAAGAAATCTCTTCCTAAAGTAGGAGAGGGTATTTTTGGATTAGCAGTGCAAGGAGTATTTGGACTTGATTGGTCTGTTAAATTCAAACCTACAAATCCTAATAGATATAGTAATTTATTAAAACTTAAAGTTCCGAACTCAGAGTCTTATTTCTGGATCACTCAAGATGGCAGGGTGGTAGTTACAAATGAAGATACAAAACAAATTGATGTATTTGCATATTTTACAGAACCTGTACCAAATGATTTGCTTTATCCCGGAAAGGACTGTGATTGTAAAGTGAAGCCATCAATAACAAATTTATGTACAAATCCATTAGATCAGAGATTTCCATTTATTGAAGAACGTATTTTTGATTTAAAACAAATGGTGTATAAAAATCTATTATCTACATATTTTAATCTACCTTACGATAAAACATCAAACCAATTAGATGAAACGAGCAAATAAACTAACTATAGATCAGCATATACGAGAAGGGTATAGAGTGTATAAAGGAGATGAAATCTTTAAAACCAAACCTAAACAACACATGTTGGATATTTTATCCAAATATTTTGATGCTGATATTTTTTATGATTATAAACTAAATTTATTTTTTATAAAATGAGAGTAAAAGTAGAATACTCACAAACGAGTAGGAAAACATACAATCAGTTTTGTGCTGAACATCCTGATATAAAAATCTCATATTTAGATTTTATAAATATAATTTATACATTCAACTACGGATTCAGGGATTATTTATTAGAAACAGGAATGAAAGCAAAACTACCATATGGATTTGGTGATTTTGCTGTAAGTAAACGAAAACAAAGACTTACACGTAAAATAAAAGATGGTGGATATGAGGTGACTGCTCTACCTATAGATTGGAAAAAAACTAAACAGCATAAGAAATATATCTATCATATGAACGCACATACTGATGGATTTAAATTCAGATTGAAATGGTTTTGTTCATCATCACGATTATTTAAATGGGCAGAAATATGGAATTTTAAACCATCTCGTGTAACATCTCGACTTATAAAACACTATGTCGTAGATTTAAAACAATTCGAGAGGTATTATCAATGGGACATTTTTAGAAAAATTTAAAATAAAAAAACATGGACTTATTAAACATTTTGTATGCATTCACAAAAGATGCATTTATTGTAACAGCAGTGCTCACTGTATTATTTGGTTTAGGAATTGCTTATTTTTTATCATATTCTATCAAGTCTACAAAGACTGGGGGTGAACAACAAACCCCTGAAGGTATAGTATATGATAATAATAAAACAAAATTATTTAAAGTACATTCTATGAAATTTGTAGTGGCACTTGTAGTATTATATATTGGTGCATTAATATGGGTGGGTTGGGATTATACACCGTATAATGCAAAAAAAGATGGTGTTGCTAAAGAACAAACAGATAGTACCCGTAGTGCAGCAGAAGATATGATTCCTAAGAAATAATGTTATTTCCAATAATTAATATAATAATTGCTACTATATTGTTTTATAGAATATTGAAGAAAGATGTTCTTTCTGATTTTACCAAATGGGATAATAATATTTCTATAAAACATAAAAAAGAGTGGGCGATAAGAGCATTTCATCTTATCCCCACATTGCTATTTTTAATATTACCTGTTTATACATTGTCTCTCAACACTTTGTATAAATTTTTATCTGCGTGTTCTCTGGTTGCTTTTACATATCTCATTCTATTTAATGGGTGGTTTAATACAAAAAGAAACTATCCATACTGGTCTACAGGATCAGATGATGAGGATGATGCAATCACTGACAATATTTTACAATCCTTACCTAAATGGTCAAGAATACCATTACAAATACTATTAGTTGCAGTTAGTCTATTCTTCTATATAAAATTCCAACTTCATGAGTGTCTATTATAAACAAGATTTTGTAAGTCCTGAACAAACATTTGCTCTTGTAAAAGAGGAATTAAAATCGTATTTTGATACAGGAGCTGTAGATGATAGTCTATTTCCAATATGGACAGATCAGTGTATTAAGAAATTAGGAAAAGCATCCTATCCTATCAATCAAACACTTCTTTGTTTAGATGGATACGAGGCTCGTCTACCTGATGATTTTTATAAAGTGAGAGAAGCATGGGCTTGTACAGAATATGAAAAAGATTATCAATTACCAAATGCTACGTACACTCAGGTAAAACAGGAATCTACAAGAATTGATGATCCTGATGTATATTGTAAACAATGTGCAAATTGTGAATTTCCAGATATAATTCAGGCAGTGTATAAAACAACAAATACTGTTGTATTTCAATATAGAAAGCAATATTTACTCACTCCCGGAAATATATATACAGCATGTCCTCAAGACCTATATTGTGCAAACTATAATTCAGCTACAGATGAAAGTTATGATATTCGTGACAATAAGTTTGTAGTGACATTTAGAACAGGTACAGTGTATTTACAGTATTATTCTACACAATTTGATTGCGTTAATCAACTTGTTCCTGATGAATATAGAACTCTGAAATTCATTGAATTATACATAAAACAGAAAATATTTGAACAATTATTCAATCAGTGTACAGATGAGACATATAACCAATTGAGAGAAAAATCAATGTTATATAAACAAATGGCAGATGAAGCCTACATTATGGCCGATACAGAGAATAAAAAAGAGGACGTATATAGGAAACAAAGAGCAATTAAACGAGTACAGAATAGATTTAAAGGATACGATATACGATAAAATTAACAAATGGCAGACCAAGAATCTTCAAATATATCTCCAAATACCAAACAAGCATATATTGGTTTAAACCTAAACTCAGTGAGTTCCCAAATAAAAAATGGAGAACTCTCTTGGGCATTAAATGCTGTTGTTGAAAATTTCGATGGTAATGAGGTGAGCTATCAAAATGAGCAGGCCAATATATTATGTTCAAATTTTCCTTCTGGATATACAGTGATAGGGAAATTGAATATAATTGAAGATAATATAAAGATATTTTGGCTTGCTAATGAATCTACAGGACAATCTGAAATCGGTAAAATAGTAGATTGTGAATACTCCACTGTAATAAATCCAGATTGTTTAAATCTTGATGTAAATCATCCTATTCTTAAATCAGTATATAGAAAGAATGAATGTGGAGAAATAGAGATTTATTGGGTGGATGGATATAATAGAACCAGATACATAAATTTATCCCAACTTCCATATAAAGTGGAGGAGGGCACTGTAGTATGTGAAGATGTAATTACTACAGAAATAGATTGTAATAAACTTAATTTACAACCAAATTTCAAAATTCCTCAATTAGATATAATTGATGTTAATTCTGATGGTGAGCTTGAAGCAGGTACATATCAATTTGCTGTGCAATATGCAGATGCTGAAGGTAATCCTTATACGTCATTCTATTCTGTTACTAATCCTCTTCCTATATTCGATCCTACAAAAATTACCCAAAACTTTAACTACAAAGTGGGTAAATCTATCGTTATAGATATATCAAACATTGATAGAACAGGATTATATGAATTTATTAATCTCGCAGTGATAAAAACTGTAAATAATATTTCTACTCCTGAACTTGTAGGAACATATGATATAACAAATGGAGAAATAAAAATAACCTATACAGGTCAAAATAAAACAGGAATTCAATTATCAATGGAAGATATATTTCTGAAATATGAAATATATGACACTGCTGATGATATAACTACTGCTCAGGATACTCTTATATTAAAAGGACTTACAACAAACGAGAGAATATCCTATCAATCTATTGCCAACCAAATTAAGCTTTATTGGCAAACTTGGAGAATTCCTCAAGATAGGTATAAAGATGAGCTTGTAGCTACATATCTCAAAGGATATATGGGTGATGAGGTATATCCCTATGAAATAGCTTTTCTTATCGAAAATGGAGTGGAAACTGATGGTTTTCATATACCGGGAAGAACAGCAATTCCTTCAGATTTAGTACCTGTATCAAACGATGATGTTGTAGATACAGACGCTGAAGTGTGTGAACCTCAAAATACAACACTTCCTTATTGGCAAGTGTATAATACAGCATCTTTATTAGGATATGAACAAGTATATTTGGATTTCTTAAATGGAATCAGATATGCTGATTGTCCTAATCCTAAAGTATGTGGTGTAATTGATATTGATCCCACTGACCCCGCATGTTATTCTGGGCCATTTCAGTATGGTGAATTTGCATATTGGGAATCTACAGATACATATCCTTGTAATGATATTTATGGAGAATTATCAGGTAAACCTATAAGATTTCATAAATTTCCTGATAGTACAATAGCGCATATACATGACAATCAAGGGTTTATATATCCCAAAGGATTAAAGATTGATGTTAATCAGATAGTACAACTTATTAATAATTCTGATCTTACACCTGAACAAAAATCTCAAATTAAAGGATTTAAAATACTCAGAGGCAATAGGGCAAATAATAAATCTATTGTTGCCAAAGGATTATTATATAATGTAGGAAAATACAGAAAAGATAATAAAGGATACTACTATCCTAATTATCCATTTAATGATTTAAGGGAAGACCCCTTTATCACTGTAAATTCAAACTATGTTGAACCTAATGATAGTAATGGACAATCAGGAACGTCTAATTGTTTTGAATATGAAATATCAACAGCATTAGGTCCAGTTACAGCACAATATACAAATTGTGAGACAGGACAAGTAGAATATGTTCCTGTTCAAACAGGGCTTCCTGTAACTATATGTTCTTCTACATTACCATTTTTTACAGCAGGTGGCGTAGGTGTAATTACTCAAAAGTCATATTGTTCATCAGGAGATGAACCTTCAGATGTAGTGGAAGGTAAAGCTCAACTTAAAGGATTCGAGACAGATGATAGTAAGCAGAGATATACATTTCATTCACCTGATACACATTTCTACCAACCTTATATAGGTAATATACTAAAGCTCGAAACTGCTGAATATGGAAAAGCGGAAAGTCATTTTACAGAAGTAAAAAATCACGCAAAATATAAATTTTTATCTGATACTGCTGTTTCAGTGGCACTTCTCACCGCAGTAGGTATAGGTTTTGCATCGAATACATTTGGTGTAAGTACCAATGTATTTAATGGTACTGCTGCATATACATCATTCCAGATAATGCTTGATATAATGGAAAAACTTATTCCAAATAAGAATTTCACATATCAGCAAACAGCTCTAGGAGAGTATAAACAATATAAAATTGTACAAAATAATACAGGTAATAAGCAAAGAAAGATTGATTTAGGAGTATATTTACAGCCCGGAATGGTAAATATTGGTGATGAAAATACAATTAATAATTACCAAAGAGAATCATCTGTATATTTAAGAACAACAAAAACGCTCCCTTATGTATCTGATGTACCGGGAGTAGCTGAGGATAATACAAGGTACACCTTATCGCAAGTGGATAAATGTTCATCTCCTTCTGATATTTCAGAGGTAGATATATCTGCATATTATAGCTCAATAAAGAAGAATATACCTAATCAATATGGTCAATTATATTCATATGAAACAATAGATACAGGATTTCAATTTACACTTGATCTGACACAAAGCTATCCTAATGGATGGTATTCAGTATTTGGAGGTGATGTATTTATTAACAGATTTGCATTAAAGCGTAAATATCCTTTCTTTATTGATAATAGGGTGAGTCCAGAAAGAACAAATATGTTTCCAAATAACAGTGATGTTTTCTATAATTTTCTTGGAAATGTAGGTTATCCTAAATATTGGTTTAGTACAGACATTAGGCGTGGTAGTTTCTTTGGTTTATTTGGTGTAAAAGATACAGCCTTTGATTGTAAAGAAAATAAGTTTTTCTACGATTCAGGTAAAATTTATCTTTTTTCCTATGGTATTCCATATTATTTTTGTGAATCAGAAGTAAATGTAGATTTAAGACAAGCATATAACGATAAAGAGGGAGATTTCTTCCCTAGGGTGTCATCTGATATTCCTGATGATTGGTTGCAAGAGACATATGTTACGATTAAGAATGATAATACTTATTACTACAACAAAACATATTCAAAACAAAATAAAGAAAATTATTTTTCACACCTACCGAATAGCTGGACAGGAGACGAATGTACTACAAATTATCCGTATAGGGCTATATTTTCTGAGCAGATAAGTGATAATAAAAGAAGTTTGAATAAGAGTGCTTGGAAGATATTTAAACCTTCTGCTAGATTTGATTTTCCTCAGAATTATGGAAAACTCATATCTCTGGATGGTATTGAAAATAGACAGGTGCTTGCAAGATTTGAGCAAAAAAGCCTGCTTTATAATGCAATGCTTACTGCCCCCACCTCTGCTGCAAATGTATATTTAGGCCAAAGCTTATTCAATCAGCAGGTTCCCCCTCTTGATTATGCAGATGTTGATCTTGGATATATGGGTAGCCAGCATAAGTTCCTACTTAAAACAGAGTATGGACATGTTAGCGCAGATGCTAAACGAGGTCAGATATTCCTTATAAATGGTCAACAAACAAAGGATATTACAAATAATAATGCATCAAAATTCTTTACAGAATTCTTAGATTTCCAAATAAAGAAGAGTTTCCCAGATATAGATATAGATAATCACTTCAAAGGAATAGGACTACATGGTGTATTTGATAGTAAATATAATAGATTAATAATCACTAAGTTAGATTATAAACCTATAAAAGGAGTCACTTATGAAAATGGAGTATTTAAATATGGCGGAGTAGAGGTACAACTAACAGATACAGATTATTTCTGTAATTATTCATTTACAGCTAGTTATGATTTCGATAATCAGGCATGGATAAGTTTACATACATATATTCCAAATTACTATGTAGGTGACGCTAATTACTTCTATTCTGGGATTAATGGTGCTATAAGTAGTATATGGGAACATAATACAGCAATAAATAAATTTAATAATTTCTACGGTGAGATTCATCCATATATAATTGAATATCCTTATGCATATGGTCCAAACGATCAGATATTACAGAACATAAAGGATTACTCCAGAGTATATCAATACACGGATTTTCGTGAATTTGTAGAAACAGATGACTATTATTTTAATAAATTGATCGCTTATTCTACACAACAATGTAGTGGGATATTGAATTTATTCAAAAAACCAGCTAATAATTTAAAAGAATATAGCACATATCCTAAATATAACACTGATAGTAAAGACATTACATTTACAAAATCGAATAGTTTCTATCAGATTAATACATTCTGGGATATGGTGAAATCTGTTAAATCACCAATATGGACAAAATCTTGTGAAAACATATCCATATATAAAGAACTGAATCAATCTAATTTAGACTATTCTAAACGTAGCTTTAAAAAAGCCCCACTTAGAAGTAAAGAATTGAAACTCAGATTGATATTAGATAATAGAGATGATATAAAAATCATATCATCATTCATAATTTCTCCAACAATGCAATCTTATAAATAATGGCAAAAAAGTACAAATCTAAAAAATTAAAGAAAGTTCAACAGGGTGATACATTACCAATGAAGTTTGCAGACACGCAAGCAGTCGATCCTGATTCCATGTCAGAGATGATTGATGAAATATCTATATCAAAGCTTCCTAAAATACCTCTTAACCCAAGAGTAAAAAAGGTAAGTAATGATCTTAGACCCCAAGGAATGTTGAAACCTATAGATTTAAATAGTAAGATTGCAGCTATCGGTGAAGGTAGAGATTTATCTCATCCTACAGCACTTGCTACCCCTAAGAATAAAAAACCTTTAAACTGGTCAAATATTGCTACCACCACACTTGCTGCTGTAGATATGTTAATTCCTGAAGAACGCCCGGAATGGCCAGTGGTACAACCTACTAATTCCTATAATCAATATCAATATGGTACTGGTTCTCAGGCAATTGCAAAACATGGTGTTACTATATCCAAAACAGGATATAGCAAGAATTCAAAGGATAAGAATAAATCAAAACTCAGAATTCCTTCCAATAACATAACAATGGAGGATGTAGAGTTTCCTATTCTCGGAAAAGGATCAGATGGCACAACCGTGGTTATGCAACCCGGAGAAAATTATATATTCCCCAATGCTGAATATGTAGACGAAACTCCTGTAATGCAACAAGGGGGTAATGTAAAAAAACCACAAACAAAAATAGTTTATACAGATTCTAAGTTTGTTAAACTGACTCCCCCTAAAAAGAAACAGCAAGAACCTCTAAAAAAGGAACCTATCATAGTCGATGATAAGAATGACCCTAGATTAAGAGCTTATAATGATAGTCTATTAATATCTGGTAATAAAATACCTCCAGAAGTAAAAAAATACAACTTAAATTATAAAGGTGTAGATAAAACTCAAAATGTAAACAATTATAAATCTAAAAATGGAATTGCACCAATGTATGTAAATCATTGGAGTAAACAAATGTCTCAAAATGTAAATGATGATTTAATAGATGTATGGAGTGGTGTTTATAAAAAACCAGTACAACCAGTAATATATCAGGAAGAAAAGAAATTGGAAAAACCAAGTGCTATTCCAAGACAAGCTCTTGATTTTAGTACGGGAAACAGACCTCAAGTAGGACAACAAAATCTTCCTCAACCTTATGAGTGGGATAATACCAAACCTACTAAGTATTCATTCAGCTATCCTACAGGAAAATATAATGAACAGAAAACTGTATATTTTCCAGATGCAGGAACATGGAAACAATTTATTGGTAGTCAGAAGCTTATAAACTCTGATGAAGGTCAAGGTTATGGTACTGCTACAGGATATATGCAAAAAGGAGGAAAAATGACAGCAAATAAAGGATTAAGTATAGAAGATAATAAATTCACACCCATCTCAGATAAGACGTTAATGATTAATGGGAATAGCCATGAAGATGGTGGAACTTTCGTACAATATGGTGATAATGTGGTAGAAGCCGAAAAAGGTGAACCTCTTTCTATAAATATGAAAGGAGAAGCTGTAATATTTGGAAATATGAAGAACCCTATCACTGGTAACAAATTTAAAAAAGATGCTGAAATGATAGCAAAAAAAGAAAAAAAAGTAGGAAAATTGATGGATTATTCGACATCAATTGTAAATAATGTTGATCCATTCGACAAATGGGGTTCTTTAAAATTCAATGCTGCTAAGATGATGATGATGGGGGCAAAGAAAAAAGAGAAAGAATTAATGTCAGCCAAAGAACATCTCGGTGATTTACAGGATGCTCTCTTGTCTATTAATGAAGAACAGACTATAGCTAGGAATGGTAAAACAATTAAAGCTCAAGACGGGTCTATATTAGAAGCAAGACGACATAGATCAAAATCTAATAAACAAACTAATATATATACAACTATTGCAAATATACCTGAAATTAAAAATTTATCAGAATCAGATAAAGAAATATTACTTACTTCTCTTGATTTTAATTATGATTTCTTTAATGATGGCACAAATGCCAAAGGCGATGGTGAAAATCTTACATTTAGAAATAAGAAATTAATTAACCCTAGTAAAATGAATCCACAATTATTAAAAGTATATAATAAAGCAGCAGCTATTGCAGATAAACATTATGGTATTCATACTGATCCGTATGAAATAAAATCTGAAAAACAATCTACTTTTGATTTCTATAATACCGATGCAAAAAAACTTGATCCTGATAAATTTCTGTCTGCTATTTATTCAAATGAAGGTGGTGAAACAGGAGTAAATCCTCCAATTAAAGGAAATGCATCTGGTAAGTATGCATTAATGCCTGCTACTCAACAGGATATGTATAATAAATATTATAAATCCAAAATGAGTTGGGATGCATTTAAAAAGAGTTATGATACAGATGCTACATTTGAATATGAAGTAGCTAAAGCATTAGCCATTGAAAAAATAAATCAATATAAAACAGCAGCGGAGGCAATCGGTAGTTGGTATAATCCTAAATCAGTAAAAGATAAAAAGTGGGATGAAGTTCCTTTTCCTGAATATGGAAATAAAATATCAATTAGGCAGTATGTAGACAAAGCTGCTAATAATTATTTCAATGGTAAAAATTCTGCTAGTCCGACTAGTATATATAAATCGGAGCCAGCTAAAGTAAGTAAGTCAGAGATAAGACCCACTAATCTTCAAGATGTACAATTTTCAAAATTTCAACAATCTCCTATAAAATCTGAAAATAATAGGCAAGTCGGTGATTATCAATATAACTGGAATTTAGAAACTCCTAAAGATATTCCTGTTGAGTCAGATGCAAAAGGTCTTGATTTTCAACAAGTTATGGGTGAAGTGTATGCAGGTGCTACAAACAGAGAAGACCCCGTATGGCTTCAACAATACAATCCTGAATTATTCCAAGACTATGAAATGAGTCTTCAGGATAGACGTAATAGAATAACTTCACAAGGAAGAGCTTCTCGTCAATATTTATCAGACAATGCAGGTGCTCAAGCTGTATTAGCTGCTGAAGAATACAATGCAATTGGTGGTGTAGATGCCGAAGAGTTCAGAATTAATCAACAAATATCTAATGATATTGTAAATAAAAACAAAGCTTTGTTAAATGAAGCTCAAGGCAAGAATTTACAACTTGCTGATCAACAATATGTTAGACAATCTACAGCTAGAAGTAAAACAAAAGCTACAAATCAAGCTATTTTGAATTCTGTATCCTCCAAACTTCTTCAGAATAAACTTGAAAATTCAATACTTCAGGTGTATGAAAATCTATATCCTCATTTTAGATATAATGATCAATATCAACTGAAGAAAGAAGGTAATCCCGGTCAGGACTATCTTAATACTGCTGGTCTTCAACCCTTATCTACTAATACAAATACAGCAGTAAAAACTAAAAGAGATGCTTCTGGTACAGTGTTATCCATTGAAGAAAACAATCCCGGATGGCTTAAAACCCAGAAGGATATGGAAGAACTTACTAGATATAAAAACAGATCAATTTCACAAATTTTAAATTCCAAGAAAGCTAACCTCTGGGAAAAATAAATTTGGAAATCTCATAATCATTTCATAAATTTGCAACACTCAAAATATTAATAATGAGTTCATTTACAGACGAAATACCTCAATTTACACCATATGTTCAACAACAACCCATAGATGCTATGGCAAGGGTTGGTATGCAAAGGGAGGCTGAATTTGAGAAAGGTATTCAGACAGTTCAAGGATACTACGATGCATTGTTAAATCTCCCTATAGCTAAAGGTGTCACTCAGGAATATGTAAAATCCAAAGTGGGACAATTAAATAATGCTGTAAAGCAGAGCGTTTCTGGAGATTTCTCAGATCATAGGCTTATTAATCAGATTGGTGGGCTTGCCTCACAAATATCTAATGACCCCATTGTAGAAAATGGAATACAATCTACAGCTAGAATTCAAGCAGGAATGACCAAAATGAAGGCTGATCAGGAAAGAGCGTTGAAAGAAGGTAAAAATCCTATACAGAACATAGAGTGGTATAATAACAAAGTGAACGAGTTCCTTGGAGATAATGACGTAAAGACCTCATTCTCAACAGATTATACACCATATGTAGATAAGCAGGAAAGGTTTCAGAAAATACTGAAAGATGTACATCCTGATGCTATCCTTACACAAGGAGATATGAATGCTCTTTCAAGGATACAAAATGGAGAATCTGTACCTAATGAAATTCTCCAAGAATTGGGTAAAAAAGGTATAGATGCTGGTAAGATACAGAATATCATTAACTTAGTGGAGGCCCAACCTGATGTCCAACAACAAAATAGGATAGATGGTTGGTATAGATTTAGAGGATTAGATGCTACCCAAATGGGTGAATATCTTACAAAATCTACAAATTCATATATCAAAATGTATGAAGATGCTATTACTAATCTTGGTTTGCAGAAAGCAACAGATGCGTCTGTAAATCCTGCTGATATTGACAAATCCATAAAACTCTATAAAGAACAATACACTAAACTTGTAGAAAAATATAACGCTACAATTGGTAAATTGGAGAAAGACCCAGAGGGAGTAAAAGCCGATCTGGTCACTGAAGAATTTGCAAATGATATTATAGGTGCTTTTTCTTATAGCGAAACAGAATCCAAATGGATAGAAAATCCTCTTTGGAATCAAATGGATAAAGAGAGAAAATATCAATTAGATTTATACAAACAGAAATATCAGGAAACAAAAGATAAAGAAGCCACTGAACCAATTGCTGTAGAAGGATATGTAAATGAGGATCAGGGAAAAGCTGGTGAAGGAACAATGTTAGAAATGCAAAGTACTACACAAGCTAAATACAATGCTTTACATAGTAGATTTTCAAATTCTATAGCAGCATCTATAGGTATGAAAGAACCATTTAAAGAAGTAGATGGTCAATGGGTATATAATGTTGGATCAGGGGGCTATGCCTCACAAAAAGAAGCAATGGATGCAGTATCTAAAGTGATGCAATCCGTGGAACAAGCTAAAACAACAGGTATTCCTCAAGCTCAAACCGCAGATTATATTAAATATGTTCTTCCTGTAGCAGATGAACTCGATCAGATAAATCAAACTATTATTTCTTTAAATAATAAGTTTAAACCTCAAATAGAGAAAATAATTGAAAAGATTGGAGATGAGGATTTGGCCGCATACTACATTGTAAAAAATCAATTACCGGGATGGCAAGCATATGAAAAAAAATTACAAGTAAAGTATAATGTTAATGATTATTCATATTTTCATAAAATGGGATTAAACACCCCAGAAGGAGCAGAAAGGTATGCAAAAGCATACAGAGCAGTTAATCCTGATATTTTATCTGTATTAGCTGCAAAAGAAAAAGCATTTAAAGATGTACAATCTACATTTGTAAATAAATCGTTTTCTCTTCCATCTAATGAACCTAAATTAGCTAAACAAAATGCTACTTTATTCTCTACAATTTTAGGGGTTTATACAGATGCGTCACAATCAGCAGGTGATAAAACAGATTACGGAGAATTACAAGCATGGCTTGCTGATAAAGATGTTGATAAAAATCAGTATGAATTCAGATATGACAATAATAAAAAACAAGGATATATAGGTATTCGTAGAGGTAATAAATTTAGAGAAGTAAGCATTAAAGATAGTCACTATATGTCTATTCCCGGAGCAAATATAAATAATGAATTTTGGAGTAGATATGGTAGTAGATTACAAGTAAGTGGAGATAAGACTACTGGAACATTTGATTTCTCAAAGCCTGAAACTACGGACGTAAGGCAAACAGGTATATCATCAGCTCTACCTGTAAAGTCTAGGACTATGAATAACAAATATATAGTGAAACATCATCTTGAAAAAAGTATAGATGATAAATACTATATAAAAGTATGGATACAAGAGAAAACGCCTAGCGGTTTAAAACTTGTAACTTCTCCAGAAGGACAATATTTTGATCCAATTGGTGAAGGTAGCTATAACCGAGCACAAATTTTGAAAACAATAGACGATGTTTTATCAGATGACCAATCTGTATTAGGATATTTAAAACAATTAAATCCGAATTATAAGTAATGCCTGAAGATCAATTACCAAATATAAATAGTCCATTAGAGGACAAATTGGCAAGTATACAAAACGATTGGACAAAATCACAATTTTCTGGAAATGGAAACTCTCAAGGAGGCGATCCTACATCAACTCTCTTAAAAAAGATGAATGGTGTAATGTCTGCTAAAGAGTCATATAGCATCCCAGATATTGTATCTCCTAATGTAGTAGACGTATCAGGAAGATATCCTAAACAATTAGTAGGTTGGGATAATGAAGACCTTTATGGAGATGCTCAATCTGGATGGAGCCAAGCTTGGAGAGGTGTTGTAAAGGGAGTAGCTCTTGCAGGAACTACCTTCTTACAAGGTACTTTAGGATTGGTATATGGATTAGGTGCAGCAGCCGGAACAGGTGAATTGAATAAATTGTTTAATAATGATTTTTCAAATGCTATAGATGATTTCAATAAAACGCTCGAAAATCAATACTTACAGAATTATTACACTAAAAGAGAAAGAGATGCTAAATGGTATGAACCAGCTAATCTTTTTTCTACAAATTTTATTTTTGATAAATTTGTAAAAAACCTTGGATTTTCTATAGGTGCTATATATTCAGGTGCTGTTGTAGCAAAAGCCCTTAGAATGGTTCCAGCAATAAGTTCTCTATTTACAGGCGAAAAAGCTGCTGCTACATTAGCTCAAATAGAAAGTAAATTGTCTACTGTTCCTGCATTACAGAGAACAGATGAGATGTATAATATGCTTATAAAAGCATCCGATGCTGCTACAAAAGCTGCTAAATTTGGATCAGGCGTAGAAAGAACAGTGATAGGTACATTAGGTGCTGTAACAGAAGGTGGTATAGAAGCCCTTCAAGGACTCAATGAGTATAGAAATTCTTTAATAGATAACTATATAGCTACCAATGGTGTAGCTCCGGTAGGAGACGAACTTGATAAAATCAATGATTTATCCAGTAGTTTAGGTAATAGTAGATTTCTTCTTAATATTGGATTATTGTCTGCTACCAACTATATAATGCTTCCTAAAATATTAGGATCATCTTATAAAACTTCTAAATCTCTTGCAAATAGAGAGATAAATAATATTGTAAAAAATCAAGAAGGTAAATGGGTAAGTGCATTATCTCAAGCTCCAAGAGTTGAAAAATTTATTAGAAAATCTACAAATGTTGCAGAACTCTTTTTCTCTCCTACAGAAGGATTTGAAGAACTTTCTCAATATGCAATTGAGCGTGGTGTAAATGATTATTACTCAAAGGCTTATAAAGGTGAAGGTAGAAGTTTTGCAAACTCTATGCTTGCAGGATACGACCAAGCTATAAACAGTAATGAAGGAATGGAACAGTTCCTGCTTGGTGCTTTATCTGGTGGTATGCAACAAGCAGGGATTGTAGGTACATATCAAAATGAAAAAGGACAAACTAAGGTAGTTATTGGTAAATCAGGTAATATAGGTGAGCGTGGTATTACAGGAACAGGCGGAGAACGTGGTAGAAACACAACATCATTTCTTGCTCAAATGAATGATCCTAAAAATCAGATGAGATTTAAATCTGATACTTGGGTGAAAGACATGGTAGATGCTACAGCAAGGGGTATAAATCTGCAAAAAGAAGGTGAAGCTTTTATTCGTCAAGGTGATGTTCTTGAAGCAAAAGATAACGAAGCAGATTACATGCATAACTATCTTGCTGTTCGTATTAAACACGGTAGATATGATTTAGTGCAGGATGATATAGATAATTTTAAACAACAGGCTTCTACTGACGAAGGACTTAATGTGCTGAAACAACAAGGGTATGCTAATGAGAATGATACTCGACAGACATTCCTTGCTCGTGTCAATAACTTTGAAAAACATGCTAAAAACATAGATTCTCTGCATCAATCACTTAATATGGTGTATGGTGCAAAGATTAACCAAGACGGACAGCGTGTATATTCAGATGAAGTAATTGATAAGATGGTGTATGTTGGCTCAAAAATAGCTGACTATGAACAGCGTATTCCTGAATTATCTCAACAACTACTTAGTAATCAAATAGTTCTAGGAGATGCATTGAGTAATATCTATAAAAATGGAGTTCCTTCTGCTGATGCTGTAAAAGATGCTATCAAACAGATAGATGATCTTAGTGTAATTGATAGTAAGAAGGATGAGCTTAAACAATCTCTCCGTGATGTAATAGAATTAACAGGTAGAAGAAAAGAATTTCTTGATGAATTTAAAAAACTTAAAACCTCTCCTGAGTCTTTTACTGCTACAGAACCTACTACTGCCGTAGCTACCACTGACAAAAAGAAGATTAAACTCAAAACAAAAGATGGTGAAGAAGAACTGGAAATAGGCACTGATTACTATCTTGGTAAAGTGGTTGAGAAAGATAAAGATGGAAACGAAGTGTATCGTTTTCCTCAAATCACTATTGTAGGGGAAAATGAAGATGGAACAATCAAAGTAAAAACCTCTACAGGGCTTATAAAAGATATAAATCCCTCAGTATTAGAGGATTATAAACTTGGAAAAGTATCTGATCTTCAGAATAATAAGAAAGCTAAATTCTATTTTGATCATATTAATGATGTCGTAGAATTCAATTTTGGAAAAGGTAAAAAACAAAGAGGCAGACTTCAATTCTCTCCTAAAGAGGGAGTGCTGAATTTTGTATATAAAGATGCTAAAGGTAAGATAAGATCAATAGAAGTAACAGGTGATCAGTTTGTCCCCAAAAAAGGATATACTAATCCTATGATTTCTTTTGTTCGTACTCTTACACCGCAAGAACAATCAGATATAGACAATCTAGCTAAAGAAGTAGATGCTCGTATTGAAGCAAAACGTGAGGCTAGACTTAAAATCATCTCTGAACTCAGAGAAGCTGCTTATGGTAGGCTTGATAAATTAACAGATAAGATTTCTCAAAAGAGAGATCAACTTGAAGGAGTTGAGAAAAACCTTAAAGAACTCGAAGAAAAGCTTCAAAAAGATGACAATTTCCGTAAAGATGGAAAAGGATTCAAAAAAGCTGGTAAAGAGGTAATCCGTCAGTTGAATATTCTGAGTGGAATGAGAACCCTTTTGAGTAGAGAAATAGAAGAACTCACTGCTGAACAAGAAGAGGTTGAATTTAACATATCCTATTTTGAGGATATGGGTCAAAATATTGATGAACTTCCTACAGATAGTAAAGACTTCATAGAAGAACTTAATAATCAAGTGCTTGATCTTCAGATACTTCATGAAGAAACAGGTAAACAAATCAATTACTTATCTGGTATATTGAGTAAGGTGGAAGATGCATTAAAAACAGCAGTTGATTTTGCTCTCAATCTTATTCAAAAATTTGAGAAAAAATATCCCGGATTACCTGTAGCACCTGAATCTCTTAGAAGTTTCTTAAATAAGGATTTAGAATTCAAAGGAACATGGCCTGATTATCAATCATATCTTGCCACTAATCCTAATCTTTTATCTGATTTACAACAATTTGATAGAGAGTTAGCAGATATTGATGAGTTAGATGTTACTCCTAATGAGCGTTCTGTACAAGAACTTAAAGATAATATCGCAAATCTTAATAAAGACCTTGCTCAATATGAGAAAGAAATAAAAGCAAAATCTGCAATTCTTGATAAATTTGAGGATATAGCTAATGAGTATAAACGTAGAGAAGCGGCTAAACGTCAATATGAGCAGGATAAAGTGCTCCATGACGCATTGTTTAAAGCTCAATCTCAATTAGTTGAACAGCCGTCAGATGATAGTACAGATGACGAAATTGCTAAAATAGAAACAAAAGATAAAGAAGCTTCTAAAAAGAAAGACCTTTCTATCTATCCTATTTCTACAATAGCACCATCAAGGGAAACTGATCCTGAATTTGAGAATAAACCTCATCTTTTAAGAGAGGAAAAATTTTTAAATAATTACGCTGCTTGTCTTCTTAAAGATGAAAATGGTAATGATATTACTCCTGATTTAAGAGTGCTTGTTATACATAGAAATAATCAAGCAAAATATGGACTTGACGGACTTGTAGAATTACGTAATCCCAAACAAGCTGATGAATCAGAAGAAGCATATGATAAAAGACTTACAAATGCTGAAAATGGAACAATTCTTTATTTATACATAAAGAAAGGTGAAGGTGAATGGGAAGTAATAGATGAAAATGGTAAGAAAATAGGAAGCTTTGATAACGAGTTTAATCCTTCAGGAATTGATATAAATAAGGTGGTAACATCTACAGCTCCGGCAGCTAAAATATCACTTAAAGCAGGATCATTCACTAATAAAGATAATCTTAATTTAGCTGAAATTGAAAAAGCTTGGCTTGAAAAAAGAAAACAATTATTAGAAGAGGGTGATTTACTCACTGTATCAGGAGTATCTCGTGGCGTAAAACAAGTAACAAGTACATCCGATAAGAATCCTATTACCCCCACTCTAACAGATTCAAAAACAGTTGATAAACAGCAAGTTATATTTGTATCTACTTCGGATGTAATTAATACACCTAATGATACTATATATTATAAAGCAGGTAGACCCTATTTCCAAATAGGAGATAACGTTATTCTTTTAAATAATAGAAACATTAATGAAAAAGAAGCAGATGCTATATTTTTAGTATTAAAAGAAGTAGCTACTAAATTCCAAGAATCAATCAAAGCAAATCGTCCTAATCTGGATAAGCAATTAGTCGATTGGTTAAATTCTATAATCTATTGGTATAGCCCATCTGAGAAAAATCCTACAGCACACAACCATCAGATTTATGTAAAATCTGGTAAATTATTCATATCCGGTGTAGACACTGGTATATATTTCAATCCTGATAGCTTAGAAGCTAATAGGAAACCTATTATCGAAACATTCCTTAAAGGAAATACCGCAGGACGGGGTACATATCACCATGTATCTCATAAGAACTTATCCTCAGATCAGCCCTATATTGAGTACTACACTGAAGACGGTAAAACCTTAAAAACCAGAGAACATAAATCATATCAGCATTATCTGATCGCTAATAATGTAGTGTCTACAAATGTAAGACCTCAAATGAGCGATACGGATAGCAACATTCGTGGTAGATATGCTATCACTGATATGGAACTCTCTCTTCCTAAAGAGGATGTTAAACCTCCCAAAGTTGAAAAAAAGGAAGCAGTACAATCCTCTGGAAAACCTGATAAACTTGCAGAAGCAATGGCTGCTCTTGCCACTAATAAAGCTAGTAAACAAGGTGGTAATAAAGAACAACCTAAAGCAGGTAGTGTTGGTGTAGGGGGAGAGGTTAGGAGTGTTAATGATTTTGCAAATGAGAATGAATCATATAGGGTTATAGTAGGGGATGAAGCGTTTAATGATATAGTAGAAAGTGGAACGGTTAGAACTAACGCAGGAAACAAGGGAGGGGAAAGTTTATCAGACAAACTAAAAAATCGCCCAACCCTATTCCCGTCTTTCAGCAAAGGGAAAGCGTCTATGGAGTATGCGGCTGAAAACCCAAACAACTATATAATAGTCACAGAAGATGCAAGCATACAACCATCAAAAGCCGGAAGGCATGGCAAGGGAACGACAATGTTCCCAACTGATGAAAATGGTAATCATTTAAAAGAATTAAGCGGTGAAAAAGTAAAAGTGTATAAGCATATTGGGGAAGGTCAATATGTATTAGTTTATGCTAACGGAAAGGTTGTAGAACAATCCATCAAAGAACAACCCAAAGCTTCTGTTGCTACACCAGTAATGTCTAAAGGATTAAAACCTACAGATAATGTAAAAGCTAGTATAAAAATTGACGATCTTCTTAATAAATTTAAAGATCAAGGTATTACAGGGGATATTTCCAATGATGAAGAATATAGAAGAATTGTAGAAAAGAGTATAGATAATGTAAAAAAAGAAGATATTACTGCTGTAAAAGCGTGGTTTGCTAAAAATCTTCCGAATGTACCTCTCAATATTGTAGAGCATATCCTTAAAACTACAGATGGTGGTTTTGCTTGGGGTAAGTTTTCAAGTGTGGGTGTTACAATGTATGAAAAAGCAAAAGAGGGTACAGGATACCACGAAGCATTTGAAGCAGTATGGAAAATGTTTATACCTGTTGAAGATAAACAGAAAATAACATCTGAAATGAGACGTAGGAAAGGCTCATTCTATGATGTTATTACTGGTCAAAATACGGAATATAAATCAGCTACAGATACACAATTAAAGGAAAAACTGGCAGATGAATTTGCAGAATACGTGCAAACAAATGGTGCTATTTCTGAAAAAATAAAAGGTCAACCTTGGATAATCAGAATATTCAGGGCTTTAAAAGAACTTTTTGAAAAACTTATTTCTCCACAAAACAATATAGATCAATTATTTAAGAATATAAATAGTGGTCAATATGCTACAAAACCAGTTAATTTGGAATCAGTGGTGGGGGATGAATATAGTAGGGTGGCGGATTTATCACATCAGCTTACAAAAGAACTGATGGAAGATATTACATCAAAGATTTTAAATAATTTCTTTGGTGCTAATGCTACATTATCTTTAGCTAATTTATCAGATAATAAGGAAATACCCCTTGATGCTTATTATGATGCTATTAAACCAATGCTACTTAATAGATTAATGTCATTAGCAAATATTTCACTTGGGAAAGGTGAAGAAGAACTTGCTCTTAATTATCTTACTATTTTAGATAATGTAAATGATAATTGGGAAGATGTTGTCAAATTAAATAAAGAATATTTAAAAACATTTGGTCTTACAAGCAGTCATGAACAAGCCTCTGATAATCTTCCTGAAAAGGTGAAAGAAGCAAAACAGGCTGAATTTGAAGATGATAATGATGGTATTCAAGATGATGATGAACCTGAATTTGAACAGGAGAATAAATCTCAATTAGAATATGATAGGGATATATTTACAATTTCTGGTAAGAAAAACGCTTCTGCCGGAATAAGGTTATTATTTGCTACACTTAGGGATGCTAAATTTATTCGTCAGTCTAAAGATGATGTGTCCGTAATTCCAGCTATAGAATTTGAAAGATCATCACTTAATGGATTCAAATTTGTGCAATATGCAAGAGTATTCAATCAAGTAGCAAACGCATTAGTTAATACTAATAAGATGGAAAATCTTATTAAAAAGCTTGTCAACCATGCTAAAACAAATGCTCCTATTGTAGACCTTTTAAGTCCTAATAAATTAAATATAAATAGAACAACAGGTAAAATAAATTACAATTCATTATCATATAATGAATGGAGAATACTCTTGGATTTTGTAAAAACCATGAGTAAACAATCCCCTACTGCCCTCATATATGATATGAAAGGTAATACAGCCAAGCTTATTCCCGGTAATAAATATTCAGGAATTGAACAAATTAAGAGGAATTTTGTAAAGAATGTAAAAAATAACAAAGAGTTGTTCTCTTTTGATAAAAAGAAAAAGACATTTGTTGTCAATCCTGAATTCTTTAAAAAGAACCCAACACCAACCAATGACAAAGCATATATAGATTTTGCAAATTCTATAGGTATTAAAACTGTAGACGGTGAATTATTATCGCTGGCTATGTTAAAAGCTATGCCTTTATTTCAAAAAGCAAAATTCAAAAGTGCTTTATCTAGGGTGTATACTCAATTAAAAAAACAAGACCCTTTATTTGATACATCAAATAAGGCATTACAGATTGAAACTCCTCTGAATGAAATAAGTATTGCTATCATTTCCGCAACAAAAGATGACGGTTCTAACACCTTCTTAAACGTACTGAGAAAACCAGTACAGTCAGTGGTGTTGAATAACCCTCTGTCTACTTTCTTTAATAATTTTAATTCTGTTTCCTCCCTTGACGATCTACAAAAAGAGGAGCAAGGACTTACCGATGGATTTTCTAAAAATTCAGTGATATTACAAAGAGGTGGTAAATTCTTTAACGAAGATGGTGATCGTACAGATGAGAAGATTGAAGTGGGATATATTGACGGTATAAAAACTCCAAGAAACTCTAAACAATCTTCTAAATTATCCCTTATTCAAAGAAGACTCCTTTCTTTCAATCTTAATTTACAAGGTTGGTTTGTTCCTATTACCAATGGTGATAAGAAAACAGAATGGGTATTATCTTTAGGTAATCATATATCCTTCAATCAAGTAGTTGCTGGAACACATTGGGATTCAATATATTCTACATTCCATAACTATCTGAAAACAGAAATGGAAGTAGCGCAAGTAGATGATGCTAATACACTATCTGTTCTGGATAAACAAAAAAGGCGTGGAAATCTTAGGTTTTTCCTTAATATTCTTCCTGAAAATATTACAAAAAAAGCAAAAGTTGTAATAGATAATCTCGGGGATATTGATGAATTTATTGAAGAAAATGAGAAAAACATCAATAGCGCAATACGTAAATTCCTAGAAAAAGAAGCCAGTAGAACACGTACAGAATTCCAAATATATAATATATTATCAGCAGATGATAATGGAAATTATATATTTGATGGAATTGATGAGAAATTCGTAATGGATAACATCAACGATCAAGGTGTAAATAAATTCAGCGAAGAGCAAGTTGATAATGTAATTCTCTATAGAACTGTTAATCAGGTGATTAACAATATAGAAATGCATAAACTTGTTATTGGTGATCCTGCATTTATGTCCGATCCTGCAAAACGTATTCCCGGAGCAATGGGTGGTATAAATCAGACTACCTACGGATCACATGAATTTAATACGCATTTTTCAACATTAGCAAATAGAACTGATGTTAATTCTAGCTCAATACAATTAGAACCTACTGATTTAGGATATACTCCTTTCTCAGATGATGTTTCTATTGTAATATATCAAGACGTTATCGTAGAAGGTAGGGTAGAAGGTAGTGATTATAAGAACACAAATGAGGTGGATGGTGGCTCAAAAATGAACCTTTCTGCATATAGAGAATTGAAAATGAGATCAGCAGAATGGACCGATGAACAGGAAAAACAATATCAATATCAAATGGCATTCTTCAGAGATAGAATGTCAAAACAGGGAAAATATGACTATTCTTCAAAAGAATTAAAAGAACATGACGTTAACCTTTTAAAACAAGGTCAGCCTCAAGAAGGTATTTTTGAAATTATCAAACCTAAAGGATGGGGTCAGAATACAGCATCTCCATATAAAGATATAGTGTTCCTGAAAACATCAGCTCAACCTATTATCCCCACTGTAGCAAAAGACACAAACGATGAACTCCTTCTTCTGAAAATGATGAATGAAGGTATAAAAATTGCAGCTTTTGAATCAGCAGTAAAAGTAGGGGTACGTAGCACTGAACCAGCATATGTAGATGGTAAATTTAACGAAAATAAATACAACCCTGATGCAATACTCTATCCTTCTTGGAAAGATTTAGGTATTCAGGTGGAAACCCAATTCTCTCAAGGTAAGAATAAACTGACATTAGGTAGTCAGCTTACAACACTCGCTACACTTAACTTGTTATCTGGCGGCGTACCTCAAGGATTTACAGCTACAGAATGGAGCAAACTTTCTGAAGAAGAAAGAATGGCAAAATCTGAAATATACAGAGAGGTAGTTACAAATAATCAGATTCTTGTAGAACTTACAAATAATGGATATGTAGAACTTCTCGATAAATTAGGAATAGAAGAAGATGAAGATGGAAATTATGAAATAGTTGATTATCAACGAGTTGTAGATTTCCTTAAAGAACAGGCTCGTGACATGGATGATAATACAAAAGCTGCTCTTAAAGTGGACGATGTATTAAATTCATTAGCAGTACCTCTTGAGGCTATTCCTACATACACTCAGTTGAAAGCAATTCTTTATTCTATTGTAGATAAAAACATAGCATCCCCTAAAACATCAGGTATTGGTTTAGTGCAGATGCCATCTACATTTACAGAAAATGAAGCAAGAACTACCCTTGTTGGTAATTCCACTTATAAATTCTACACTAAAGAAGAATCTTGGATTGAGGTAAGTTTACCTGCATGGTTTAGAGATCAGCTTGAGAAATTTTATATAAATAATAAAAAACCAATTCCTTCAGAAGAAGAGTTGCTTAAATTATTGAATGATGCTGATATATTAAATGGTATAGGTTTCCGTATCCCCACTCAGGAAATGAACTCTGTAGAGGTATTTAAAATTAAGAGTTTTCTTCCTAAAGTGATGGGTAACACTATTATTGTACCTTCAGAAATCACCACAAAAGCAGGTAGTGACTTTGACATTGATAAACTTAATGCATATCTTAAAAATGTTGTAATTACCAAAACAGGTAAAATATCTAAAGTGGCATCATTTAATTCTCAGGAAGAAGCCGCTGATCATTTTGGAAGTGAATATGAAAACAGTATTCAAAAAGAGATTGACAAAATTGAAAAATATGATGATTTCCGTGAAACTCTTTTAGCTGTATTCAACGCAATAGAAAATATCAAGGGTGATATTACATTAGATAAAATCAAAAAAGCACTCACTGAAGACCTGAAAGAATTCTATGATGTGCATATGACTCTTCTTAATGAAATTATAGATCAAGCTGCTGAAGAACAATTAAATCCTTCACAATATATTCAAAATCAGATAGATAAGCTTTCCCGTAAAAAAGGAAAACTGAATGCTAAGTTATTTAATGAACTGGCTAAAGAAATGTACATTAAAAAATATACAAGAAAATCTCTTGAGAACGCATACTACGAATCTCTCGAAAGGCTTGTTCAGCTTCCTGAAAACTTTGAAAGGTTAATACAAATCAACACTACAAAAAATCTTGAAGAAATTAAGAATAACCTTAATAAGGCATTATTCACTGAGGATGAAATTAAACAAAACAACATCAATACAGGTGAAAAACTTGCATTGAACTATCTTCCTATTATCTCTCCTTACACTCTTGATGAAATCAGGCATAATCTGGTTACAGGTAAGGATGGTGTTGGTATTGCTGCTGCTGCTCAAAAGAGCAACTCAATTATGCAACGTACTCAGGTGGTGATTGATTCAAGCAGAGTAAATCTTCTTAATGATATTGATCCATTAAGAACAGAATTAATAGGTGATGGCGTTATACGTTTTCCTCATAATAAAATTAATGGAAAACCCACTATATCAATGTCTAAAACCGCAGATGGTAAGAAGTATATTTCAGATATTATTTCTGAGTATATTAACGGATTTGTGGACGTTGTAAAGAATACATTTATCATTGAGATGGGTGTTACCACTCGTACAGCAGGTACGTTCTTATTTATGGATAGGCTTGGTAATAACACTGAACATACTACGTTTTTCATGAATCAGCCTATTATCAGGCAATATTTAAAATTCCTTGATGCAAATAAGATAAACCCAATTAGAAACGAAAAAACAATAAAACAAATTTATTCTATCTGGGGTAATGTTAAATATACAGGAAAAGACACGCTTCCTACAGCTAATCAATTACTGGATAATATTAAAGAATATAAAGTAAAAAATAGGGATTTTAATAATTTATCTAAAGATTTCGTAGAAGAGCAATCTAAAATATTTAATGAATTCCTGAAATATCAGGAGATGGCATCTGATTTATTTACCCTTATGCAGGGTATAAATTGGGATACAGCCCATATGTCTGATCCTGAACAATTCCTTCTGAAGGATGTTAAATATGATAAGGCAAATAATACATTATTTACTCCTGCTTCAGAGATATTGAAGAATGTATTTATTGGAAATACACGCCAAAAATTGATGGATTCTAGGGATGCAATAGGTGGTTTTATAGCCATAGAACATCCTAATGTACGTGAAGTGCTGGATACATTAAAGCGTAAATTCATTAGTATGAGCTTCTTCCCTAAGCCTGATGTATATAGTGCTATTGCTAAACGTATAAATAACTCCTTCTTAAACTATATCTTACAGGTAAAAGGTGGATATAATAGAACTCAGATTGAGCAAGTTCTTTTGGATGAGCAAAATGGAGCAGCTTCCCTGCTTGAAGATTTACAAATTGCCACTAAAAAAGATTCTGTTTTACATTCAATTCTGAAGCAATTCTCCATTGAAAGAAGAGGTAATGATGCTAATAGTGTGAAAGCAATTATCTTTAAGAAAAGTGGAAATGATAAATATGACAGAGATACTGATATTGACAATTTTAGAATTTTAAAAGAAAATGCATACACTCAGGAATTATATAAAAAACTGGTGAGAGCAGCTCTTTTACAATCTGGTGTGCAGTATTCTCCTATCTCATACTCACATTTAATACCTTCTGAAGACTATGCAAAAGCATTATCTAGTCTTGTGAATAATCTGTCTACATACACTGATCTGGATAAATTCCTCACATCTAAATCATTTGCTAGAAACAACTGGAGCAATTCAGATGTAGCTAAACCATTGATGATCAGCGAAAAAAGAAAGGGTATATCAGATATGGGTAGAGTGTGGGCTATTCCTTTTATTCTTCCTAAACAGCTTTCTAAGTTCCCAAAAGGAGCAATAATGAAATCAACAATGTTCTTAGGAGAATACGCTAAGTATCAACCACTTAACTCAATGGGTAGAATGGTTTTTGTACCTGATCTTACATATATGATAAATAAAAAGGATGCGTTTGAGAAAAACAATCCTATTTTAACAAAAACATATCTGTATGAACTTGTCAAGGATGAAACGGGAAAACCTCTTACAATTACAGAAAATTACAAAAATAAGAAAGATGAAGAGGTACAAAGCGTAAGTTATCTGTATAAAGCAATTAATGCTTGGGGAGACGGTATGTATGCACAAGAGTATTATGATGCTGAACGTTCTTCACAAATTGAAAACAATACATTCAAAGTGGATGAAACAGTTGTAAATGATACAGCTATTTATACAGCATTACGTGGAAAATCTGTATCTTTACAGGATAAAAAGACAAAGACTTCTGATAATAAATCAACTCAGGATAAAATAAACGACTGTTTAGGATAAAACAATAAAATAATTATGGCCTGTCCCAATATAAACTCTCCTCAGTGGAAGGATTTAGTAAGTAAAATAGGTGTATTTGAAGCAATGAGGGAATTCATCAAAAATGGTGAAGAAATTCCAGATGCTGCAAATTATCAAGAAACATTTTCAGGTATTAATGCTACGTTAACAGTAGTAGGAGCACTCCAGAAAATGACAAGAAACTCGTATCCTTCTAATCAGGTACAAGGATTTTATAATGACTTGATAAAATTAGGCACACCTAAGAACCAATTAGATTTATTAAAAGACCATATAGAAAGGAATAATATAAAACAAATCAATGTTAATGATTTGATTGTCAGTATTTTATCTGAAATGAACTACACAATTGAAATTAATACTGCTAAAGAAACACAAATTTTACCAACAAGAAAATTAACTGAAGAAGAAGAGTTGGCTGCTCAATATGTAGACCCCTATATGATGGGTGTTCCAAGTAAAGAACAGCAAGTTCCTACACAACACCATGCTAATTTAACTGTACCGGGGGGTACTAATTATACAGAAAATGAAATAGCTACACCAGCTATTGTTCCTTCTATTAAAGGTCATGCACAATTTAGTACAGATAATGGTATAGGTTGGTTTAGAAGTGATGATAGGTTGGCTGAAGATACAAAAACTGATAATATTGATGGCACAATAACAGATTATACAGGATATAATGTAAATAAAATTCCTTCAGGATATACTATATATAATAAAAATAGAGGATGGCTTAGGGATGCTACTGGTAAACCTTTAGATTTTAAAACTGAAAAAGAAGCAAGTGATTATCTTAATAAGTTAATTAATCAAGGTATAACTAATAATAGTTCTATTATAACTAAAAATGATAAGATTATATTTGGACACCCTACTATTGGAAAAAGTTATTTAAAACAAAAAGGAAGTAATGATTTTATAACTTTAGATGATGATTATGCAGATGAAGTAAATGCTTTTATAGATGCTAATAGAGGTTCTGAAACAAGACAAGAATACAAAGGTAGAAAACCTAAAGAGTATAATGAATTTATGCTTAATCTATTTGATAGATTAAAATTACAAGCAAAAAAAGAAGGTAAAAGATTATTTGTTTCAAATACTAATATTCTTAAAGAAAGAATGTCTGAATTTGATAAAGTAATTACTATACCTAAAGATGAATTTAAGAAAAGATTTGATGCTAGGGGAGCTACTTATGGATTTGAAGATTGGAAATCAGATATAGATACTACTATAGCTAAAGTAGATAAATCTAAAGTAATTAGTACAACAGGATATTTATCTGATTTATTAGAAGGAAATCCTAAAACTCGTAGAATATTAGAAGTACAATCTGATTTATTTCAAAAAGGTAGAGATAGGGAAGATTTATCAAAAGATGCTTGGATAGCTGGAACTAAAGATGGATATTCTGTTTGGGAAAAAGGAAAAGGAAAGATATCTAAAGATTTTACAACTGAAGATGAAGCAAGAACATTTTTGAAAAATAGTTCTCTAAATTCTGAAAATCAATTCCTACAGCTCCTAAACAAAGACAATAACTGGGTAACATTCTTTGTTAAATCTATTATACAAGATAGTGCTAAGAAAGGTTATGAAAAAGTGTTGTTCCCTTCTGGAAATACTGCTGCAAAAGTAGAAGGGCATAGTACATTAGAAACTTTAAAAGAAATTACACAAGATAGAATTAAAGAATTAAAAAATAATCTTGAACGTACTAAAGATGATGAATGGATTAAAGGAGTTATAGAATATGAATATGAAAATAATGAATATGATCCTGAAACAGGTCCAGTAAGGTCTTCCGTTGAACATATTAGAAAAACTCTTGTAAATCGCTATACTTATGAATTAAAAGAAAAAGAAAGAGAATTAGATGATATTATAAATGGAAGAACTAAGTTAGGAGTTATTCATAGTTTTTATGAAAATACAATAACTAATATCCTTAAAAAAAAAGGATACAATCCTACTCAAATCACTGATGAATACGGTAATACATGGAATGAAGTAGAAATAAATGAACTTGCAAATAACACTATATTATTTCAAAAACAGGGAATAAAACAATCTAAAGCATCTGCAAAAACGATAGCTAAGGTAAAAGAATTCCTCAAAAGAATAGGCGTAGACATACAAGCCCTCGATACAGAACGATATGGAGGTATTAATGGTGTTGCCAATTTCTTAGAAGGATTCATACAACTTGCAGAAGGTAAAGAAGATGTTGCTATCACTGAAGAAGCAATGCACTTTCTTGTAGAAATATTAGAACTTACCAATCCTACATTATTCAAACAAATGATGAATAAGATAGGTAAGTATAACGTATTCTCAAAAGTGATGAAATTATATTCACAAGACTCTAAATATCAAACAGATGGAAAACCTGATATTCTTAAGCTTAAAAAAGAAGCTATAGGTAAACTCCTTGCTGAATATTATATACAGTCTGAAGATGGTCAATCTGAAGCTCCTGATTTGATGATTCAAACAAAATCATGGTGGGAGCAGATCATTGACGCTATTAAGAAATTCCTGAAAATTGCAGATTTTAATCCTTTTCAAGAAGCATTAGATAGTTTTAATGACTTAAATAACACAAATTCACCTACAAAAATATTAGCTAAAAGGATATTAGATAGTTTGTCAGATGACAATATGTTTAAAAAAGCCATTAAAGATACATACGATAATGGTGATTATAAAGCTGTAGTAACAACCTTCTATCAACAACTTACAGATAAGTCAGTATTTGGTATGAGTCCTTATGAATCTACTGTAAAAATGCTTGGTGGAAATGAAGAATTGGCTAAAGAGATTATATCTTTAGGTAATCCTTTTTATCAATTATCTGAAGAAAATAGAAAGAAACAAAAAGAAATTTCAGATAAACTTGATCAAAAAATTAAAGATTTTGAGATAAGGAAAGTGACAGGTAAAGCTGAATTTGAAGAGCAAGACGATATAAACTACTATGAGTGTAAAAAAGATGGTAAGATAGGTAAGGTGGCAAAGCGTGTAACGGATTTTGTTAAAGAAACAAAACGTCCGGATGTTCTTGCAAAATTTGAAAATGCTTCAGCTAAAGAAAAGAACACATATAAGCAAAAAGCAGAACACGGTACAGCATTTCACAACGATGCTGAATCAATCATAAAAGCATCCCTCACTTCTGATGGATATTTAAAACCTATTGATCAGATTAATGTAGATGCTATCACTCCAAATCTTCCCCAAGCTGGATTTTTAGCATTAAAGAACTATCTCGTTGGTGAAATAGATAATGAGGGTAATATCATTCCGGGTATATTGTATACACAATTTCCAACAGGAACCCTCTTCAAAGTTGAGCAAATTATCTACGACGAAAAAAGAGACGTTGCTGGAACAATTGACCTTATGGGTATCACCCCCGAAGGTAAGATAATGATATATGATTGGAAAACCAAATTCCTTGATACAAAGAAATTTGACGATGTTCCTTTCTATTCTCAGGCGGATTATAGAATACAGCTTGCTCAGTATAAAGCAATGATGTATAGATATGGATTAAAACCTAAAGAGGACGTTATTGTAGCTCAGGCAATTCCTATCATATATAAAGGTAAAATAGACTCCCTAAATGGTGATGTCACCCTTACAGATATAATATTTCCAGAAATAGATATAAAACAAGAAACTAGACGTTACCTTCTTCCTGTACCTATTGCTGAACAATCTTCAGGAAATACAAAAGTAGACCAATATATTGATGCACTTAACCAATTATATCAGGTTTTGTACAAACAAAAAGATGTAAATAAAGAGCTTAAAAATGAGCAATTAAATGCAATTTCTGGTGCAATTCGTGAATTACAGGTGAAACAAGAATTTGGTCCTCTTGCAGAACAAGGACTTATTTTCTTAAAAAGTGCAGAACGTGTTATAGAAGATATAAACACTCAACTGAAAAATGAAGATGGTACTTATAAGGAAATTGATCCTAAACAAGTAGATGAGTATTCAAAAAAACTGAAACTTATAAACGACAATATCCACAAATATCAGTCTACTTATCAGTTATTCGATGAATTATATGGCGATAAAAATCTTACAGAATATCAGCAGGAAACCTATAATAAATTAGAAAGATTATCATTGGATAGTGGTAAGATTGCATCTAAAATTAATACGGAATATATAAATTTTGTTAAGCAATATTATACGTCAAAAGAAGGACTTGATATATTAAAGACAGAAAAACCAATTCAAGGTTTACTAGATAGGTCTATTCAAAGCTTATCTCGAATGCAAAATGTTGCTCTCCAATATCTTAGGAGTGTTACAGCTAGAGCAAACTTTCAAAAGCAAAGAGATGCAATAAAAAGACAGGAAGAACTTAGAAAATTACTAGATGCTTTCAAAAAAACAGCTCAGGCTAGAGGATTATCTCCTACAAAATATTTTACACTTCTTGTAGGTAAGAATAAGAAGGGTGATCCTATGAACCAACTTATTAAAAAGATCAAAACAGAATTCTATACAGAATTTGAAAAAGCAACAAAAGACGATCCTGATATAAACTGGATAAAACAAAATATAGACCTTGATAAGTATATTGAGGATAAACAAAAGGTGGTTCAGGAAATGTTCGATCAGGTTGATGCTAGTACGTATAGTTCTAATTCCAAAGAAGATGCTAAACGTAAAGCTGAAAAGAAAGAAGATATTATAAAAATGTATTCTTTTGATACTCCAAATGCATTAGGATGGTATAGACAAGACCTCAGATATTATATAAAAGATGAGGCTAAATGGGAAACAGGTGAATATAAACAAATGTCTAAGGATAAATCTATTTTAGACTTATACGATTTTATCATAAAGCTCAATAAGGAAGCTAAAGATATGGGATATCATGATGACAAAACATCGTTGAGATTTCTCCCTTGGATGAGAGCCTCTATGCTCGACAGAATACGTACTTCTGGACTGTCAGCAATAGGCGATAGCATGGAATATCTATATAAACTTACTCCTGAAGAAGAAATCAGCTATTCTAAGGTTGATCCTAACACTGGAACAATTGAGAAATCTATTCCTGCATTTTTTACAAAAAACTTTGCTCCTGAAATAAGAGATGCTGATGGAAACATAGAAGGATATGATTTATCAGATGTATCTACAGATTTAGGAGAAACCCTACCTATGTATATAGAAGCTTTATATGAATTTAAATCTTTATCAGATATTGAACAATCTGTAAAAGCTGTACGTGACGTAGAAGCCGCTAAAAAAGCGTTCCTTTTAGATGAAAAGGGTAGAATTGTTAAGGAAAAAGGAACAAATATAAACAAATTAGCTAATGATAATGAGGCAAATGTAAAACTCTATGATAGTTTTGTGGAGGCTATTTTATATAAAAGAACATATGATAGTACAGCAAATCTGTCTACAGGGGCTACAAAAACCATCGAAAAAATGAACCAATACTTCAGATTGAAGGTGTTTGGTTTAAACATATTTACTCCAATCACCACATTTATTGGTGGTAATTTACAAGCTCTTATAAATTCAAGAAAGCTTTGGAGAGGACAGCAATTTTTAAAAAATGAAATGAAAATTGTCGGTAATCTGTTTAAAGGGGAAGAAGGTAATATAGAAAAAGGACTTATTGATTACTTTATACCTTTTACTGAAAATAGGGCAAAACTGAATGCGGAAAGAATGTCTTTTGAGAAAATTCAAAGATTTTCATTTTCTGATTTCATCATGGCTCCTATCAGAAAGACGGATATAATGGTACAAATGGCTACATCTCTTACAATGCTTGAAAATACAGTGTTGATTGATGGTGAATTAGTAAATGCTCGTGAATATATCCTTAACAGTAAAGAATATAGAGATCGCTATAAAGACTCATCTCAGTTAAAATCTTTAGAAAAAGACTTTGAAAAGAAAGTTAAAGAACTCGTTGATTCTAAAGGAGTTATGAAGTTTGCTAAGTTTAATAAGGACGGTCTTCTTGAAATAGAAGGAGTGTCAAGAGATTCTGATACTGTTAATAGATTGAGGCTCAGGATGTTAGATGAAATTAAAAATCTTACAGGTAACTTAACAGAAGAAGACAAACGAGATGCAGATAGAAACATTCTCCTCAAATCAATAATGATGTTCAAAAACTGGATTCCCAGACTTGCTGCTGTAAGATTTGGAGATTTGCAGAAAAACATTGATGCTAACCAATATGAAATGGGTAGGGTGAGAATGGTGTATCAAGTGATTAAAAATGGAGATGGTGGATGGATAAAAGGTTTATCTCATGGTATTCGTGATCTCAGAAACATGGTGGCAGGTAATGAGGAAGGTCTTAAAGCCCTCGCAAAATACTATGAGCGTACTGCTGAAAGTTATAAAAATAAGACAGGAAACGATCTGGAAATGACTCCTGAAGAGTTCTACGATATGACTCGTAGAGCAATAGAACAAACAGCCAAAGATGCTGCTCTTTTAGCTACATTTATGACTATGTTTATTTATGCAAAATCAGTACCACCAGACGATGACGACAGTGATGAAAACAAGAATTTTTACAGAGTTTCTGTAAGAATGATGGATAAATTAACGGATGAAATTTCATTCTATTATAACCCTCTTTCCTTACAGCAAATTTCTACAGGTTCTTGGATGCCATCCATAGGTATATTAACAGATGGTATTAAATTTTCAGGAAGTCTTATAAAAGAGGTTGGTGGACGTACATTTGGTGTTGAAAAATGGGAAGAAACAGCACATCCCACCAAGAATTTTTTAAATATGTTCCCTATAGCCAATCAGTTTTCTAAGGTGTTTGTACCACTTATTGATCCTGATGTTGCTAAAGATTTGGATATACATGTATCTACAGAATCTCGTAGAAACTAAGCTATAATAGCTTTAAAACCAATATCTTGTCTTTACTTTTACATAATTTAAATCTATATTTGCACAATAATGGTAAATAAAATTATTTACAAAACAGGACAAAAATTAGGAAATTTAGAATATATCTCTGAAGTAGATGCTCACGTTCGTCTCAATGGAGGAACTAGAAGAAAAGCTATATTTAGATGCAATTGTGGGAAAGAATTTATATGTTTAATTGAAAGTATTAAGTATGGAAATACTACCTCTTGCGGATGTCTAGTAAATCGAAAAGGTGGTAAAACCACACATGGGCATACAACTAAAGTAAACAATCTAAGGACTACAGAATTTATTATATGGCAGGGTATGATTGCAAGATGTGGTGGTTATAAAACAGGTAGAAAGTATAAACGTTATGCTGCTAGGGGAATAAATGTATGTGAGAAGTGGTTAAATTCTTTTGATGATTTTTTAAAGGATATGGGGTTTAGACCTAGTAAAAATCATAGCTTAGATAGGATAGATAATAATGGAAATTATTGTCCAGAGAACTGTAGATGGGCAACAATAAAAGAACAAAATAGGAATAAATCTACTAACAGATTAGTTACTTTTAATGGCAAAACTCAATGTATTTCGGATTGGGCAGAAGAAATAGGTATAAATAGAGCTACATTATATGATAGAATTGAAAATTGGCCAATAGAAAAGGCATTGACAACTCCATTAATGAGAAAAAAATAAAAATATCGCATGAATTGTAACACTATGCCAAATATAAATAATCCATGTCCAATATACGTAAAAGCTAAATGTGTAGTGTATACAGGCCCAAATCTGGACTGTATAGAGGCTACTACTAACGAGCGTTTGGATGCAATTTTATCAAAAATTAATGATAAATTGTGTTCAATAGGGACAGGTACATACATATCTAATGGTACTGACATTTCTGTTACAGGAAATGGTACAGAATTTAATCCATATGTTATTGCCTCTACGTATTCAGGATGGAACATTAGTGGTAATAGTAATACAACTTCTGCTAACTTCTTGGGAACCACTGTTTTACAATCATTAATCTTTAAGGTAAACAGTATTCAGGCAGGTTACATTACAGCTATGCCCGGAGCTGCATCACAAAGCTCAGGAACTGTAACACTAGGTCAGTTTGCTGGTCAGAACCTTGGTTTCAATAATGGTGCAAACACCCTAATTGGGCATGGTGCAGGTTCTTTTTTAGTATTTAATCCATCTAAAGGTAATCAAAATACATTTATAGGACTTTGGGCAGGACATGCTACTAAATATAACAGTGATCCTTCAGGTGGTCGTAGTGTATTGGTTGGACAATCTACAGGATTTAGAAACTATAATGGATCATCACTTACTTATGTTGGAACATTTGCAGGAGAATTAAATAACCAAGGTAATAGTAATACAGGATTAGGTAGGGACGCACTTCGTTCAAATATTGATGGTAGTTTTAATATTGCAGTGGGGGGATTAGCTTCTTTATATAACACTACAGGTATTAAAACTATTGCAGTTACAAATGGGGGAAGTGGATATACATTTGCAAATGTAACTATTTCTGCCCCTCCTGCAATAAGCCCCGGTGTATATCAGGTGACGGCAACTGCTACAGCTACTGTTTCCGGTGGACAAGTAACAGGTATAACAATAACTAATGCCGGAGGTGGTTATTCTCTCCTTACAGGAGAAGGTGATTTTCATACAGGTATTACAGTAACTATTACAGGAGATGGTACAGGAGCAACCGCATCTGTCACTGAAACTAAATCAGGAATAGGTAATACTACTTTAGGATTTGCTGCCGGAATGAATAATAATTACGGCAGTTATAATGTAAACATTGGTTATCTTACAGGAAATAGAACAGAAGATAGTTATACAACATTAGTAGGAACATCAGCAGGAATAGGATCAGGAGCACCGACCACTGTAACAGGCGCAATAGCAATTGGATATAATTCTAAAGTTTCCGCTGATTATACTATGGCCCTTGGTGGAACAGGCTCATATGCTGTAAATGTAGGTATCAACACTGAAACTGCCAGAAAAAAGCTTGATGTCGTTGGTGGGGATATCTTAGTACATGAACATACTATAGGTAGAGGTGCTGGTTCAATTGCTACAAATACCGTATTTGGTACAAACGCATTAACAGTTAATACAAGCTCTTCCCCAAATAATGTTATAATAGGATATGAAGCTTCTAATACAGGTAATGTATCATATGGATATAATACAATTTTAGGATATAGAGCAAATTATAGTGGTAGTTATAGTGGAGCAGCTAATACTATTATTGGTGCTGAAGCAGCTTATCTAAATCACGCTCAACAAGCAGTTGCTATAGGATTTAGAGCAATGTATACACAAGGTAGTAACGGATCAATAGCCATAGGTGCTTATTCTCTCTATAATAACGTTCATAATGGATTTAGTTCCAGACAATGGAATACTGCTATTGGAGAATATTCCTTCTATAATTATGGAGGAGCAGGTTTAGCTCAAACCAATACTGGATATGGTGCATATTCTGGATATGGTATTACAGCAGGTGATTATAACACATCTATAGGTGCTCTATCAATGGGTAAGGGATGGAGTGGTGTAGGTACAGCTGGTTCATCAGGAGGACATAATGTAGCTTTAGGACATGCAGCATTGTATTATATAAATAACTCTACCGGTAATATTGGGATAGGTTTTGGAGCTTTTAATGGAGCTACCTTTGCTCCCACAGTAGGATATAATATTGGTATTGGATATAATGTAGGTACTCTGTTGACAACAGGTAACTATAACGTACTGATAGGTAGTACAACAGGTGCAAGCTATGCTACACTTTCAAATTATATGATATTTGCTGATGGTCAAGGTAATGAAAGGTTTAATGTAAACAATTCTGGAAAAATGAGAATTTTCTCATATGGAGTTGGAACACATACAGGAACACCTACATATAATCTTTCTGTAGATACTAATGGTAATGTTATAGAAACAGCAATACCAGCTACATCCTATACTTTTGCAAATGGCCTTACCGAGACATCTGGAACAGTACATTTAGGTGGAGTCTTAATTGAAGATACTACAATAGATGGTTCTGAAAATATCTATGATATGACATTTGCTAGTATAAAAGCATTTGCTATTCAAGATACTTTAGAATTTAATATAAATACACTTGCCAGTGTAAACCAAGGAACTTCAATCAGAGGTAAAATTGCAATTAAAGGAGCTTCATCTCCTGCACAAATTACCGCAGATCAGAATGATTATTCACCTACAGACTTAAATTTAAATTCAGTACTTCGTCTCTCATCTGATGCCTCCCGAACAATTACAGGATTAAATTTAGGGTATGAAGGAAGAATTATATATATTTTCAATATAGGTACAAATAATATTATACTTTCTAACGAAAATATATTATCTACCGCAGCAAATAGATTCAAAATCGGATCAGATATTACAATAGCTGCTGATAAAGGAGTACAATTATGGTATGACATAACATCTAGCAGATGGAGAGCAGTAGCCATTTAATATTAATTAAAATTTTTATATGAATTGGGTTGAACTTTTTGGAGAAATTTTCAAATTTTTTAATAATTTATTTCATCTTCCATCTCGTCAAATAAAAAGAATTGTATCAATATATGATACAATGCATAGAATTCTGGATGATACGGAAGTACAGCAGGTGCTAGTATTTAAAGTGCATAATGGAGGTGGGCTTATAAAACCCAATTCTCCAATATTTGTTTCTGTTTTATATGAAGATTACACTACACCAATAAGAAGTATAAAAGATAGTTATCAGCGTCTTGAAGTAGATAGAGAATATTTGAAAATGTTATCTGAATTATATGAAAAGAAACATATAAAAGTAAAAACTAATAAGTTGATTCCCAAATCATTACAACATAGTTTGAATATTCTTGAAGGAATTCAATATATGGAATTCTTTTTCTTGGGTCAGGATAGACGAAATGTATATTTTTGTGTATGCTCTTCCGTATGGGAAAATGGATGGAGTGAAAAACTAGATCAAGATGCATTTGTAAAATTATCTATAAATTCTATAAAGAATAACATTAGATAAGCTACAATAGCATTATTATTAGTATATTTCACTGGTTTTACCAAATAATCATTGTATTTTTGCAAAAAAAATAACTACAATGAAAATCTGTTGGATTACATGCTTTGCAGGAAGACACGATAAAGTCGAAAGAGTAATTAAGTGCTTTATTGATCAGGTGTATGATGAACCTATATATCTTCTTTTATACAATAATTCAAAAATTTCTCAGTATTTGGATTATATACAAATGCCTGAAAATAAGCAAATTATACTAGTTAATAACTATTTAGATAAAGAAACAGGACAAGAATATACTAATACAGGAGCTATATTCAGAGATGCTCTCACCTTTGTACCAACAGATGTAAATGTTGTCACTTTTGCAGATAGTGATGATATATTTCTACCACTACATACAAGAGAAGGAATAGATGGATATAAACGTGCAATTTTATTGAATCCCCAATTTAAAGCGTATAAACCATTCTATTCATATTATATACATGATAATAATCAGGTAGATAAGGCTCATAATAATATGGAGCCTTCTATTTTTGTAAATTTTGATTATGTGAAAAATACAGGATTTCATTATGTTCCTGCATCATACCATCAAAAATGGCTTACTCCTCTGCAAAGAAACTACGAAATTTATCAACCGTTAGACGGTGTACCTACATTCCTATATTGTTGGGAATCAGGTCATAATACACATAAAATATCAGGACTTGGTGATCATGCTGATAATTTTGCAAATCATCGAAAATTTGAATCAGATGATGGTGATGGTGTATTATCTCCAGCTTTAGACTATGAAGTGGAGAAATATTATACATTAATAAAATAGAAATAAATTGCCAATTTTAAATAACTTTGGTCCTATTGTTATATCGAATACAAATTCTACCTCAATTACTTTAGATAATTGTGCAGTAGAAAATGTCATTGGTGTAGGTAGTGCTAAAATATACGTTAATAATAAAATGAGTATTCTTGGAAAAGTTAAATTCCAAGATGCTAATAATGTATCTTTTGGTATGAATGGATCAGTTATTACAGCATCTGCTCTAGCTGGATCAGGTGCTAATTTTGTTTTAAGTAATAGCAATGGTATCAGTTTTGGTACAACAGGTAGTGTAGTAACAGCAAGCTATACGTCTCCCACTGACTATTTTTCTTCAAATCAGTCAACACTTTTACAGCTCACTGCAAATAACAGTCTTTCTCTAGGTACTAGCTATACTTCTCACACACATAGTCAATATTTAAATACCTCACAATCTACTCTGTTTTTAACAAATCAGAGTGTACAACCTATATCAATATCTGCCTCAAATATATCAACTATCCTAAGTATGTTACAATTAGGTAGTGAAAATGGCCTAACTTTATATCTTAGCAATGGCTCTATATTAGGTAGTTATACGGATAGTGGAGGTGCTGGTGGAGATGGTATTAATAGAATATCAGCAGGTACACAAATAGCAGGACTTACACAAACTATTGTACTTAGTAATTCAAATAATGTAAGTTTTGGAATGTCTAATAACTCAGTGGTTACAGCCTCTGCAAGTTATTCACAACCAACTGATTATATATCTACAGCTCAAAGTAGTCTTTTCCAACAGACATCATTAATGTCTAATTATTTAGGAACAGATTATACTTCACATAGTCATTCTCAATATATTAATACTTCTCAAAGTAGCTTATTTCAAGCCACTTCTGATAATTCTTTATCTTTAGGTACTGATTATACTAGTCATACACACTCTCAATATGTAAATACGTCTCAATCTTCTGTATTTCAGCAAACTTCCTTAATGAGTAATTATTTAGGAACTGCTGCTACTCAGTCATTTAGACATACTTCTGCGGATACACAATTATTATTTACATCTCAATCATCTCTTTTCCAAGCAACATCAGATAATTCTTTATCACTTGGAACAGGATATACTACACACACTCATAGTCAGTATATAAATACTAACCAAAGCAGTTTATTTGCTCTCACTGCAAATGATTCGCTTTCTTTAGGTACAGGATACACTACACATACTCACTCTCAATATCTGAATACTTCTCAATCTTCAATTTTTGAGCAGTCTTCACATACTACAGCATTTGCATTAGTGTCACATAGTCATGGTAATCCAACCCTTGCATTAACAAACATATCAGGCAGCACTGCCTCAAATTCAGGTGGATTTACTTTATCCCTGTCTGCTAATCCTGCGGGTGGTGCAGATGGATACAATATTTTAGCTGCGGGTACACAAACTGCTAATACTACAGGTACTGTTGTTTTATCAAATAGTAATGGTATGTCTTTTGGTATGAGTAATAGTAGCATTATAACTGCCTCATATACAGTGCCTACAGATTATATATCCACTGGACAATCATCTTTATTCTTTCAGACATCTAATTCATCTTTATTTGAATTATCGTCTCATACCACTATATTTTTAACTACACAAAGCGGTCAGGCGTTTAGTGCAGGTGCAGCATCGTCTGTATTCCAAACTTTATCTTTCCAAGATAGTAATGGTGTATCTTTTAGCAATAATGCTGGTGGAATCAGAGTTTCACACGCTCTTCAGTTTACAAGTAATACATCAGCGATCACTGCAAATGCTATTAACACCTCTCAAAGTAGTCTTTTTCAGCACACTTCAGCTACATCAGCTATTACAAGTAATGCTCTAAATACTTCTCAGAGTTCATTATTTCAACATACTTCCGCAACTTCCGCAATTACATCTAATGCATTAAATACCAGTGTTTCACGAGTTGTAAATATTGTAGCTGCGACAAATAATACTGGCGGTGGTACAGCTTCCCTGTCTAATAATGTATCCTTTAGCAATGCTAATGGAATGACATTCTACACATCTGCCGGAAGTGCTATAGTTGCTAGTTATAGTGTACCTACTCTAACAAATAGCTCATTGACGATGCAAGCAGGAGCATCAACGTTAAGCTCTGTCAGCAGAATTGCCTTTGTAGATAGCAATGGTGTATCATTTGGAGCTTCCACTTCAAATAATGGATCAATTACTATAACCGCTACAGTAGCAACAACTTATGCTGCATCTAACCACTCACATGGTAACCCTACATTAGCGTTAACTAATCTGACTGGTACTACTGCTTCTGCGTCAAATGGATTTACCTTATCTCTTTCAGCAGCAGCACCGGGAGCTGGTGGTGGTATTGTATTGGCTAACTCACAAACAACTTACACTTCAGGTACAGTGAATTTATCTGGAGCTGGAGCAATCACAATTCAGTCTACTACAGGACAATCTTTCCAGATTAGTGTTCCTGCAACATCTTCATTGTCAGCAACTGGTATAGTTTCCATCTCAACAAATGGTTCCACAGTATCTATTGGAGCTTCTCAGAGTAACCAGAATATATCATTATATGCTCTTGGAAACACTACTCAAAACTCTTCTACTGTATTGAATGCCAGCGTTTTATCTCTGAATGGATTACAAGGTATTACAGTAGGATTCTCAAATGGTAGTATCCAACTTAGTGGTGCAACTGGTGGAACAGGTGGTGGAGGAGGTATAGCTTTAGCTAACTCTCAAACTACATACACATCTGGTACAGCCCACTTATCAGGTGCCGGTGCAATCACTATACAATCTACAACAGGTCAGTCTTATATTGTGAGTGCTCCCGGATCATCATCTATTTCTGGAACAGGTCATGTATCTATTTCAGTTAATGCTTCAACAATTAGTATTGGCGCTCCTTCTCCTGCAATAAGTGGAAGTAATGGTTCATTTAGTTATTCTACACTTACCTTTGGTAATCTGAATAATGTATCATTCTACACATCGAATGGTAGTATGGTAGCTTCAATTAATGCTGCTGGTGGACCAACTTTATCTAATTTTCAGCATCCTGAAAACATGTGGACATCTTTAGGTGCTCTAGGTCAAGGCTCACTTTCTATAAAACACATGTATGTACCATTCAATGTAACTGGTACTCAAATGAATATAGGTATGTCCGTATCTGGTGCTACAAATACATCAGCTACTACAGCTTCTGCTAACGTATCATTATGGATAGGTATCTACACATTAAATGGTTCCTCTTTATCACTTGCATCATCTGGTTCAGCTAACAACGGATTCCAGTGGTCACAATCAGCGTCATCTACAGGTAATACATCAATCAACTCAATGAGGCTGATGAGTGTTCCTATAAACGTGAATATGACTCCGGGTGAATATTGGATGGGTGTTGTTATCTCATCTGCCACTACATATACCAGTGCTGGTTTTACATTCTATGGTGGAAACCTTATTAATAACGCTGCTACTGCTGCTGTATTTGCACCTATTGGTTCTGGTACAACAGCCTCATCAATGGCTATTCCGTTCCAAGGTATATATACTGCTGCAACAGCAGTAGGACCATCATCTATGTCAAAAGCACATATTAACTTCTCTTCTGCATCCAACGTACAAAGAGCCAACCTATATTGTCAGATTTTAAATAACACTTATTAATGGCAGGAACAGCTTCAATATATTGGATATCACAGACTGGAGGAGGTGGCTCCTGTCCATATAATGCTACCTTTTCAACTACCCTAAACTGGACAGAATCTCCAGCAGGTACATGGATACCTATATCTGGAAATAATGGTGAGGGATTTCAGGGAACATTATCAATAGGTGGGGATGGATATATTTACTCTACATACGATGGTACGGTAGATACATTAACTACAGCTATTTTCCTAACCCCCAATGAAAGTCCAACTACACCATATTATGAAAATGTAGAATATGGAATATATATAAACTCAAGTGAAAATTATGCAACTGCTATAATGGGAGTATATACTGATTTGGCTGTACCTGCTGTATCTGGAGACTTATTTGGAATAAGTAGAACAGGAACAACAGTAATTGCCAGATACTTTAGAGGTGGCTCATGGACAACTTTACACACATATACTGCTGCTGAGTCTTCAGCCCTTTATTATGGAGCAAGCAGTGCTGACCCCGGATGGGTAGTAAAATGTGTAAATCCTAAATATTGTAATTAATTACATGGCAACTTATTATTTATCACCTTCAGGAAATGATTCTACAGGTACTGGTGCAATTGGAAGTCCTTGGAAAACCTTAAATAAAGCTTGGACTGCTGTTGCAGCCGGAGATACCATCTATTTACGTGGTGGAACCCATGCTTATGACCACATGCAATATCTCCAATTAAGGAATGGCACAGCAGGTAATCTTATTAAGATATGGGGATATCCCGGAGAGACAGCAGTGATTACAAGATCAGGTTCCTATGCGGTAGTTCCCGGAGTAGATCAGGACTTAATTTATTGTGAAGGAAACTATCTTCACTGGCAAGATTTGGAGATAGCTAATTTTGCTCAACTGGTGGGTGAAACAACTTGGTCAGCTTTTAGATTTGGTGATAGTAGTAACTGTATTTTTAGACGTATTAATTACCATGATAATATGGCAAGCATGTCTATAAGAGGAGCTTCGAGTAATAACTTAATCGAAGATTGTGATTTCTACCGGAACTCTGACCCTTATGGTTCTGATGGACTTGGAACTGATGCTTGGGACGGTGCAGATGGTTTACAAATTAACTTCTGCTCAGGTAATGGAAATATAATAAGAAATTGCAGAGCTTGGTGGAATTGTGACGATGGTTTTGATGTTTGGGAAAATCTTGGGATGGTTACAATAGAAAATTGTTGGTCATTTTATAATGGATATAAACCGGGAACATTTGATACTGCCGGTAATGGGTCAGGTATAAAACTAGGCAGTACTACTGGAACTGATATAAATACTAAGTATCGTACTGTAACAAACTGTATTGTTCATAAAAATAGATCATTTGGAATTGTTGAAAATCAACTACTTGGAAAATCTGATATTTTTAACAATACTGTCTCAGAATCAGGTGTTTATGGATTCTGGTTTGGTTCATGGAATGCATCAGTAGCTAGTATTACAAACAATATATCATACAATGATGCTGCTAATGAAATTGTAGGAAATGCTGTAACTACAACAAATAGCTGGCAAGGAGCCCTATCCCTTACTTCTGAAGACTTCCAGAGTTTGGATGATAGTCAACTGGATAATGCCAGAAATGGTGATGGAACTCTACCTACAATAACTTTTATGAAACTGGCTGCTGGATCAGACTTGATAAATGCAGGTACAAATGTTGGATTACCTTATACAGGACCAGCCCCAGATTTAGGATATGCCGAATATGCTGCTTCTGGTTCAAATACAGCAAGTTTAGCATGGCTTTTCTAATAAAAAATTTGTTTTTTAACTAAATACTTTTTATCTTTGCATTAAAACCAAACAGGAAAAATGAGTAACGAAGCAAAAATACACTTTGATCCCTTATATAGCTATGCTGGATATCATAATTCAAATCCGGAAACAGCTAAAAGGCTCTCAAAATCAAAGAGTTATGAAGATTTATCTACAATATGTATAGTACCTTGTATTGGTGGTATTCCTCCAAAAATAGTTCAATCATGGAGAGGAATGATGACACCAATGAATCAAAGGTTTATTATGCTTATGGTGGAGAAAATGGAAGTGGGACAAGCGTATTCAACTACAATTGAACAAATTCTTGCAAATCCTGAACTTTCTAAATGGAAATACATATTAACAATCGAACATGATAATGCTCCTCCTCCTGATGGACTTCTCAAACTATATGAGAATATGGATAAGTATGATGGTATAGGAGGATTGTATTTTACAAAAGGTGAAGCTGGTCAACCTATGTGTTATGGTAGGCCAAATTCATTCCCTGTTAATTTTATTCCATTTATGCCTGATCCTGAGACAGTTACACCGTGTAGAGGTATCGCTATGGGATTTTCTCTTTTTAAAATGGAAATGTTTAAGGATAAACGTCTACCAAGACCTTTATTTGAAACAAAACAAGAATATACTCCCGGTGTAGGTGCTCAAGCTTATACCCAAGACCTCGCTTTTTGTGAAGCTGCGGGAAAGTTGGGCTACAAATTCGCAGTAGATTCCCGTGTTAGGGTTGGTCACTATGATTATACTGGAACAGCAGGTATACCAGACTTTATGTGGTAAATATTTTTAATATGGGAAAGAAATATACATTAATGACTCCTGAAGAAAAGGAAAAAGTCAAAATTTACCAAAAAGCTTGGAGAGAAAGAAATAGAGAAAAAGATAATAAATATAAAAGAGAATCATATCTTAGAAATAAAGAAAAATTTATTTTATTAGAAAGAGATAGACAATATAAAAAAAGATATGGTATTTCTTTAGATGATTACAATAAGCTTTTAAAAGAACAAAATGGTGAGTGTAAAATATGTAAAACTACAATATCTGGGCCTAAAACTAATAATTTTGCTGTAGATCATGACCATAACACAGGTTACGTTAGAGGCTTATTATGTATAAAATGTAACGGAGCTTTAGGATGGTACGAAAAATATAAAGAAGGAATTGAAAAGTATATGATTGACAATCAATGAGTTATGAAATGTATAAATTGTAAAAAAGAACATGATGGGTTTAGCTGGTTTTGTAAGGATTGTTATGAATTAAAAGAAAAAGCTTATGCTAAAGCTAAAGAATTAGGGCTTAATAACCATCTTGAAATTATGAATTTAAGAGACAAAGCTCTATCAGATTATTTAAAAAATAAAACAAACCAATAAATAATGGCAACTAAAAAAACCAAAAAAGAAGAAAAAGTATCAGAGGTATTGGAAATAGTACCCGTAAAACCGGTAAGAATTGACTTTGGATGTGGTCAAAACTGTACAGTGGGTGAAGATGGTGAAAAATATATAGGAGTAGATTTTGTAAAATGTGAAGGTGTTGATATAGTGCACGATTTAACTAGTTTTCCCTATCCTTTTGAGGATAATAGTGTAGATGAAATCGTAAGTAGTCACTTTGTAGAACACCTTACAGGTGAAGATTTCATGAAACATATGGATGAATGTTGGAGAATTCTAAAACCTAATGGTAAGATGAGACTCATACACCCTTATTGTTTTTCAGAAAGAGCTTTCCAAGACCCCACTCATAAGACATTTATTCCTTCAGCTCGTTATCTTTATTTTGATAAAAACTGGAGACAAATTAATAAATTAGATCACTATCCAATTAAGAGTGATTATAGTTTTGAAGTGCATGTATCATTCCATAATGATAAAGGTGAAAATTGGACAATGAGGGAAGAAAAATTCAGAAATTACGCTATGGCACATTATATCAATGTAGTAGCTGATTTAATTGTTTACCTAACTAAACGCTAATATGAGAGAATATAGTATAATTTCATGTGTAGAGGATAATGAGCGATTTATTTGGGAAACTACTGTTCAATTACATAATGCTAGAAAATATAATCTTTCTGATAAATTTAGAATATTAGTATTTTTACCAGCATATAATTTATCCAGAGGATTATCTCCAAAATGGAAAGAATTAGCTAATATATTTAAAGAAACTAAATTCTTTTTCTTTGTAGATAAAACAGCAAGCGTGACAGATTTAGCTGTAGAATATCAATATATACCTATTCATAGGTTATGTTCATTAGAACAACATTTTAAAGATTTCCCAGAGCTTGAAAAACAGGCTATATTATATATAGATAGTGATGTTATTTTTACATCTACTCCTAAATTTTTAGATTATTTAGAGGATGATGTAAATTATTTATCAGATACACATACTTATTTAAATCATGAATATCTAGCATCAAAAGAAAAAGATATAGTTAAAGGAAAAGAAGAAGAGTATAAAAAAGCAAATGTAATAGCTAAAGCAGCATCATTTGCAAAACTTACAGAAGAAGATTTAAAACAAAACAATAATAATACTGGAGGAGCACATTATTTATTTAAAAATATCACATCTAAATTTTTCTCCTCATGTATAGAAACTTGTTTACTGGTAAGAATGTATTTCCAAGTCGTAAATCAACAGTTTTTTCCCGGAGATTTGCCTCTCGAAAGAGAAAACAACGGTATACAAAGCTGGTGCGCAGATATGTGGTCCATTCAATGGAACTTATGGAGATTCAAATTACCATCAGAAACACCAAGCTGGATGGACTTCACTTGGGCCACAGAAGAAACATCAAAATTAGATAAACGTTTCTGGATGCATAATGCTGGAGTTACTGCTGATTCTAAAATAAGAATAGTTGACAATTTAAAATCTAAAAAAGATGAAGAAGGAAAGCTAATTATCATAGATGCACCTGCTTTCTATAAAGAAAGTTACAAAAATAGATCAGTATTTGATGATATTGAAAATCTTCAAAAAATACTAGATCATCCTGAATCTATTAAATATTGTACTTCGGTATACGTTCAGGAAATTATAGATACATACAATTCACTAATAAAAAAATAGAAAATGAATAACAGAACAAAACTTTTTACACGTTTGGATGCCAAGAAAAATCGTATCCCCGGTTCATCTGTACAACGCAAAAATAAGCCTAAAGTAGGTGATTGGGTTGAAGAAGATGTAAACGTATGTTGTGCACCATATGTACTGCTTACTGCTACGCCAGCAGACGTTACAGATGATGTATTTAACGTAGTTATCTCTTGCAGTGCTTCCCCTGTACTTACTCAGGTGGTAACATTAGCATCAGCTACAACCACTATTCAAGATGTAGTAGACGGTTTAAACAGTAAAGCATCCCATCTTGGTACATTCCAAGTAGACGGAAGTAACATACTTTTAAAGTTGAAGCAAGACGTAGCAGACACATTATGTGCTGATTCTGCTAATCTCACTTTGGCAATCACCGTATAAATAAACTTTTATGGCAATTTTACTCGAAGGAGATAGTTCTTCTTCTGGCTCATTGACTATTGAACAAATAGCGTCAAAGCTTTCGCATTTCTATGAACAGATACATCTGTTACATTGGCAAACTACATCAATTGCAGAACACCAATCTTTAGGATCACTATATGAAAAATTAGTAGATTTTAAAGACGAAATTGTTGAAAAATTGATGGGATATATGTCTAAGCGACCTAATGCTTTTAAAATAGAGCCCCTTATCAATTATGGACAAGGTGTTCCCCAAAAAGTGGTAAAAGCGTTAGCTATATTTGCTACACAACTAGAAGATTGGGCTGAAGGACAGGAATTTTGTGATGTAGAACAAATAGCTCAGACATTAAATGGAGAAGCTAATAAGACATTATATCTTTTAACTCTAAGTTAAATATGGAAATATCCTATAAGAACTTTACAAAAGATCATATTCCAGATAATGAGGCTCATTATTTTGATTTGTTGGAAACCCTTATTGATAGTATGGACAGTAATTCCTACTTCACGATAATCAAAAATCCTGAAGATTATACATTTCGTCTTAGCCTATCTATTAGAAAAATAGATCATATTATAAGTCATATAAACTCTCTTAATAACGCATGGGGTATAAAAGCTGATTTTTCTAAATCTATGCGATCTGGAAATATTTTTTGGAAAATCCATATAAACTAATTATCTTTACACTATAAAACCAAAAAGAAAAATGAAAACAGTTAAATTAAAAACTAAATATCTTGATAATTATTTAGTTGAAATTTTCGGATCAGACAGGGTACAAGACCCACTTCTTTTGAAGAATATTTCTCAAAAGACTAAATTCCATCTTAAAAAGTTAGGAAATGCTATTCAGACAGAATATCGTCAAGTGATTGATCAAATTAAAGAACTCTATGATGAATATCATGAAGAGTATATTCCAGAAGGAGAAACTACTCCTAAAAAGAAAATTAAAGAAGGAATGGAAGAAGAATTTCGTAAGAAATTAAATGAATTAGATGAAATTGATATTGAAGTACAAACAGTAGAATTCACCGAAAAAGACTTTACAGATGTTGTTACAAAAGATGTCGTTGCAGGGAGCATATATTACAATATTCTCGATATCCTGTTATGGGATGAAAAAATTGATTGATTACGTTGTTGATATAAGAAAAAAAGCCCCTAATTAAAGGGGCTTTTTCGTTTGTGGCCAAGTATTAACATATTCCCGCAAGGATTTCTTTGACATTCCTCTTATTTTCTCTAATTCTTCATAATTCTTACCGAACATAGGGTTTGATCCTCCACTATCAGGCCCACACCAATGATCTATATGATATACTATTCCTTTGATTCTCAGGATTTTATATCCTAATTTATTAAATCTTTCATACCTTTCCACATCTTCTGGGCCATAGCTTATAAAATTCTCATTTTCTCCTCCTCCCTCAAAAAACCTCTCTCTATTCCATATAATAATATGTCCTACACTCTTAGGATCAAATGGCCGTGTTCCTTTAAACACTGTACTACCTAATATACCCACATCTCCTCCTGTATCCCTCAATTTACGATACCATTCTACTCTGTTCAATCGAGCTACTCTACCATCATAAGGATACACCATATCTGCTTCTTCTCGCATAATAGCATCTACACCAAGTTTCATTTGTAGAATTGAACATATATTATCACAATCGAAGTTTATTACAATTTTACATTGATTTAATACTTCACTTGCCATTTCATTTAACATTTTTGTACGATGAAATATATCACCTTTAAAAAATGAAAATCCATAGCAACCATATGAATTTTTAAACATTGTACTTCCACCCTGTTCAGATATATAAGTATATGTTATAAAGTTTTTATTAATCCAGTCTAAACATAACTTTAAATTTTCTACTCTATCAGAATGATCATACTTAGTAGGAATTGTAAAAGCAACATCATTAAAATTAAATCTTTCACCTCTATAATCATATGATATCCAATCTTCCGGCCAAAAATCTTTTGTACTATGTGTTTCTTGTAAATATCCTTTAAAATATTTAGAAGGATATATAACAACACTATCTGGTTTTTGTCCAAGATAAGCTTGCCACCATGAAAATGTGCTATTAGGTATAATAAAATGATCGCAGAATGTACCTAAACAGAGCTGTTCTATATCAGATAATCCTTCTGCAAAATAGATACTTTCGTGACAATCTAAATGTCGCTTAGCATAGTCATAATTATCACTAAATACAATGATGTTATTTTCCTGTTCCCAATTTGGGAAATATTTATATAAAGCACCAAGTTGATATTTAATATCTAAAATTTCATAATTTCCATTATCTACATAATCTTCTGCTACACGTATACCAATTAATATTGTATGTTTATTATTGGAAAATATATGACTATATTGTTCATACAATCTATATTTAAATTCAGGTGTAAAATTAAATAATAAACCACTTATATCAGACCTATAATGTGCCCAATATTTAGGAGATTGTAACCATCCTGTAACGCTAACGTGATCTTTTCCTTCAAATTGCTTCTTCCAATAATCCCATCCAGAAAATGAATAAGATGGTTCAGCTATATCTTCTTTAAAATCTCCCCTCGGTATAATATCTATATTTGATGTAAAATATTCAGCATAATTCCACTCAGGAAGTGCTAATTTTCTATTAAATCGTTTTGACATTCCATATAAAGAAGCTAGTTGGAACATTGAATTCCCAAGCCTACCCATACGCCGTCCAAATTTAGAATAAGAAATAGTTTTCATATTATTTAGTTTTTCTATATTTAAAACTAATTATTTGTGAGATATATCCGGGGTCTAAATTATATTCTTTTGCTAAATTAACTTGGGAGTAATTTCCAGTATTATATTTATCTCTAATGTCACAAACATTTTTCCAAGATAGCTTACAAAAATAATGTTCTTCTCCTTGAATTTTCTTCCTAGTTCCATTATCATATCCTTCTTTTATTGCTTTTGAAGTTTTTTTCAAAACTTCTTCTGGAATCTTTTTACCTGTTAATTTTAAAGATATTTTGTCTCTAGTAACCTGATCTACAAAATGTCCCGCAGATATTTTTAAGGCTTCGCTTATCTTTTTTCTAGTTTCATTAGAAACTTTTTTACCTAAATTTGCTTCTCTTAATTTTTGCTTGGAAAATTCATTCATAGCCCCATTATGACCCCCTCCTTTTACATTCATCATGCCAATACTTAATTCTTTATAACACTCAATATAAAAAATTTCATAATTATTTAAAATTTCCTGAGAAACATCTGTGGGTAATTCATGAACTATTTCAAATATATGAGTTTCAATTTCATATTTTCTAAAAGAGTTATATAAAATCGGCGAAGATAGACTCGTTTTGCTTTTATACCTATGTTTTATAAATCTTTGCTTTACATTTCTGCTCTGACCTATATAAACTTTACCTGTTGGAGAAGTTATTTTATATATTCCACAAATTTTAGACATATTTTTATTTTTGAAATATCATTAAAGTATCACGAAAATATGAAGTATGATTATCTACATGTTCACGTATCTCTAAAGAATCGTCTACTAAAAATTTCATGCCTTTTTTTTGAAGTTGGTCTATTATATAAATATTGTGTTGACAATTTACATGTCCAATTCCCTCTTGTCCCCTTTTAGCCCAACTAAGAATTAATTTATTTTGTGTATTATTTACTAAATTGTCTATAAATATATGCTCATATTTTTTATCAATATGTTCTCCTACTTCTAAACATAGGCTATTCCCTATTGAATCTTTTATAAATGGAACAGTAAGGTCTTGCACAGTAATATTACTATACTCAAAAGCTGGAAAGTTTGTACCCTCCACCCCATATAATTGCTTAAATCCTATATCATGAAAATATTTTAAATATGTAGCTCTACCACAGCCAAAATCTATAAGAGACTCTTCTTTTGAGAGATAACTTCCTATAAATTTAGCTAATCTATAACTGAAATCGTGATAGGCTAACGCTTCATCTATTGTCCATATTCCTGTTTCTGTAGGCATGTTATTCTTTATATTCTAAGTTATATTTACTATAATGTTTATCCCAGAGTTCTTTATCTTTCTGTTTTTCATATTCTCTAATCAAAGCTCGTTCACGATCATAATCGAATAATTTATTAAGCATATCACGAAGAGAATCTATTGTAAGATTAGTATTTACAGGCTTTTCTTTCATTTGTTCATATATACCTTTCGTTGATGATTTAAAATCAGGTTTAGGATACTTTTCTGCAAAATAAGCATCATGTACTTCTTGAGGGATAGATTTATATTTATGCTCCCAAGGAAACCATTCTGGATATTTATCAATAATTATACGTACTCTTTCCATTGTTTCTCTACCTACATATTTTACATAGTTATACACCATTACTTCCTGTACTTCAGTAGGAATCATAGAAGTTATCATTTCTTTTCAATTACAATTAATTCTTTATAAAAAGATATAGCTGCTATCATATCTTTATATTTCTCCAATCCTCCATAATTTTGCGTATTACTAATATGTTCAAAATTAAGAACATCAGTGAGACGCTTAAAAAAGTTCATTGTAGTGTTTATATAAGGATCACCATTATCATCACCTTGATATTCTTCACTATCCCAATAGCTTGTATGGACATCTTCTACAATATAATATCCATTTTCGTTCAATAGAGGAAATAATATTTCAAAAGATCGTATAGTTTTTTGATTGTTATGACTAGCATCATCAATAATAATATCAAATCCTGTTGCTGATTTATGTAACTTTTTAAGAAATTTTTCATCATTCTGATCACCTATATGTGTTTCTATTCTATTAGGAATGTTTAGAAATTCCTTTTTGTATATATCTACACCTATTATTTTTGCTTTTGGTAGATAATCAGCAAATGCCTTTAAATCACCACCACCCCTATCTTCATAATGGTATCCACCTACGCCTAATTCTAACAAAGTAAATTTATTATATTGTATAGGATTTAGTATCCTCTCATATATAGGAGTATAGTTGTGATGGTTACTCCCCTTATCGCTTTCGTATTTATTAAATAATTCGTCTAAAAAACTCATGGTTTATAGTTTAATTGCAATCCATATTTTTTGAAATATTCATTAATTAGATTAAAATCATGCGTCCTTTTCCAGATACGTTTTAATCTACGGCAATGATTTACGGGATGTTCTTCCCATTCTCCTATAAGCTGTTGTTTCTTTTCATTAAAATGAGTTCCCGGCCAGTATTTATGAAATGCATAATACTCGTCAGGAGGAAGTTTATTACCTTCTTGTCTAATCCATTTAAAAATATCTTTATTTCCTATTGTCATACTAATATATTTTTAGCTTTTAAAATTGTTTCCACCTTATACCAATCTACAAATGGTTTTTTTCCTTCATTTACATAACTTAAAGGACAACCTAACGCATTATCATCTATGTATAAATTAGCATATACTTTTGGGCTACTTGTCCAACTTGATTGTTCGGGATTATTATTTATTCCAAATAATATTATGTCATTTTTAGTAAGGTAGTCAACAGCTTCTTGTAATTTTTCCCCTGAACGCATTGTATACAATATTAATTTACATCCTTGGGACTGTAATTTTTTCATAGTTTCCAATGCATTAGGTACTCTTGTTCCAATATTTGGATATTCGTGTGTTACTATAGTACCATCAAAATCTATAGCTATAATCATAATTCTCCTTTTTCGTGTAAAGATAGTAATTTTTTATATTCAGCATATTGTTTCGGTGCTTTTTCTGGAAATTCTGAAAATTGGGTATGTGCATCAGGATGTACAATTTTAACATTCCATTCACAAAACTTATATTGGGGGTATTTAATTTTCTCTTTTGGTAATATATGGCTATATACAGTACTTAATCCTCTATACTTATCTCTGTATAATCTTTTTCCTGTCTCAAAACATACGACAAATGTATTGCCAAAGTGATCCATTAATTCCCTACTATCCCATAGAGAAAAGAAAAAATCCCACATTTTTTCACTTTCAGCTTTTTTTTCTTCCTTTGTTTTCTTCATTATACCCTTTTATAAATTTCCCTAAAATTCTTATTAAAGTAGTCAATCATATTATTTGTCACTTTTCTCCATCTCTTATACAAATGTGTACGTTTATCAGGTACATTTTCTGTATAATTTTCAATAAGTTCCATCAATTCACCAGCACTAATATCCTTCATAAATGTACCATTACCAATATATTGTGGTCCTAATGGTTTGTCTTCTTGATTATCATATTCATCCAAATTTGGTTTTTTACTCATATTCTTCTTCATATATCTCAAGTTTTTTGTTGATATATTCAAGTTTCATTTTTTGATTTTTAGTTATATCTACTATATCAGTATAAAAATCAAGAAGCCAAACTAAATGTATGTAATATTGCATTATTTTATTGTAGTGATTACACCATTTTTAATTGTACATGTATGTTCTCCAATTCCAATTGGAAATTCTGCATTTCCAAGCACTTTCCACATTCTAATAAGTTCATCAGTGATTACTTTATTCTCAATATCATTTACATCTATAAGTTCAACTCTTTCTAAAAATCTTAATTTAGCATGTTCACTTAATACAAGTTTATCTTTTGTCATATCAGCTATCTGAGCTTTTAAACTATTTACATTTCTACTATGTTTTTTTATAGTTTCAACGATTTCACATCGTTGTTTTTCTAGCACTCCCAATTCAGCTTTCTCCTTTTCAAGCCTTGAATATAACGATTTTAACGTTACTTCAGATTTTATAGATTTATCCATAATTCATTAGTCATTTATTTCAATATTTTTTGTTTTAATGTATTCTTTTACTTTTCCTTCAAGTTCTACTAAATATTCAGGATTATCTTTTAAAAACTGTTTCACACCATCTTCACCTTGAAGTTTTGTTTCACCCACTGTATACCAAGCACCACCTTTTGTGATTTCTCCCATTTCAAGAGCCAAATCGATTATTTCCTGAACCCTTTGAATTCCTTTACCAAATTCTACATAGTATTCAAATGTCTTATAAGGAATACCGATTTTAGATTTTGTAATTTTACCTTTTACATGTATTCCATATGCGCCATTTGCATCCTTATCTACACTTTTACTTATTTCAATTTTAAGAGATTGTAAATATTTCCAAGCCTCTCCACCGGGTTCTGTAAGAGGTACATACCCACCCGGATTCATTCTATACTGATTAAGATATACAAACCCACTAGTACTGGCACTCAATGCCCCATTTACAGCCCTATACGCTTTAGCCATCATAGATGCTACGCCTGCAAGTCTACCACCTGAAATACCATTTGCTATCTCTACAGCAGGGATTAGTGCAGCCACGCTATCCATTACCACCACACCATACAAATTACTTTGTAACACTTTACATAAAAATTCAAGCCATTCTTCACCAGATAATAACTCCCTATCTTTAATTCCTAAATGTTTCAGAAGTGATTCTCTATCAACAAGATGTAATTTTGATAAATCTACACCAATTGATTGAGCGTATTCTAAATCAATAGTTCCTTCTACATCAAGAAAAGCACATAAATTTCCTTTTCTTTGTTCTTCAGCGATTATATGCAAAGCCAATGTAGTTTTACTACTACTTTCCTTGCCTATAATACAGGTACATTTACCACCTTTTGGAATACCATTCCCACCAGTAGCAGCGTCTAATGTAAGACTACCCGTACTACACCATTCTTTCACTTCATCCACCTGTCTTTCAGATGCTCTAATCATTACACCTTTTCCAAAAAGTTCTTCAAATTTCTTGAAAGTTTCATCAACTTGAGATTCATCTAGTTTCTTTTTTGCCATATGTTTTTATTTCAAAGATAAGAAATATCTCTGAAATAAAAAAATTAAAGTCCCCCTATAGAAATAGGAGGACTATTATCAGATTGTAATCAGGATTAAAACCCAAAAAGACATCCTTAAAATGTCTCGTTTTTAGTTTTATGTTGTTCTGATAATTCGTTTATATGTTTTAAAAATCTCTTATATAATTCTCTATTATCAGGATTAGTTGCAAAACTCCTTGTAAATGAGAGTCTTACATTTGATGCATAACTTCTATTTGTAGTACCCACATATTCAGCGAGTAGCACTCCAGTTATTCCACTCTCCATACCATATTTGATAAAAAGACTTCGTGATATATTATAATCATTTGTCTTTTTATCCACACTATTTTTTACATCAAATCCTGTAAAACAAGCCACTGCATTAGCAATAGCTATCGTTTGAATTCGTCTTTTGTCAATATCAACCATTTTTCTCCTCCAAAGGTCTAACCTATTGTTTATAGTTTTAACTGCCTTTTTATATTCTTCTGGTGCTTTTTTTCGTTCTTCTACACCATATTTAAGTCTTAACTGTTCTCTTCTTTTAACGTATGTCCATATTTTCGATTGAATTTCATTTTTGTTTTCCCATTTATATACTTTCACACAATTTCTTTTAAAGATTTAATTCTTTTAAAACCAACATCATAACGTTGATTGTGAGGAGCATCAAATAAAAATGTACAAATTCCAGCATTATTTAATTCTACAAAATTTTCATATCTCTAAGTTGTTATCATAAAAGCTCTTTATCTTTTATTTCTATAGTTTTTTATATTTCTATAGTCCAGACTATATCTTCGTCCTTATTAAGGCGTTCTCCCGCTTTCTTGGAGGATTTTATAGCATTTTACAGCATCACCTCTAGTCGTTAGGCATTTACAAATATTTCTACTTGATTTAGCACGAGATTGTCCATTTCACTATGGAGTTTCCCCGTTTAACGGAATTTTAAGATGACAGATTATGAAGTTTATATTTCATACATTTTTTATCATCTACAAATATCTCTATTCCACTTTTTCTAGCTACATCAATTTTACTCTCTCCAAAACCAACACTATATACAGGCATTGTAGGAAATCCATTTTTATCAAGCCATTCTTCTGTCCATTCTTTAGGAATACTACGAGAAGTAATATAACAATGTGGTTCAAAATTAATTTCAGATGGGGGCGTTTTTACAGGAATAGAAAGCCAAAATTCCTTATCTTCAGCCAGAAGTTTAAATTTATCTCCTATATGACGATCAAAATTCCAAGTTTCAGGTACTTCCTGACCATGATGTTTTGTCCAATGTCCCACCCAATCTGCAAGCACTTCATCTATATCAAGTCCTATTTTAGGACGATTTAAATATCTATGTGCTCTATCATCCCCTTGAGGATATATTTTATAATATGCTGTTAAAAAATGAACATTACAGGCTAAATGAGCAGCATGTAATTCTCCAGATTCAGCATCAAAATCTTCACCTTTTTCAATAGCAGCAAGATGGCGTTTAAGTGATGATATTACATTACTCCATACCATTCCTTTTTCCCAATTTCTAGGAGCATATTTTTCAGCACCTTTGGTAATTACTTTAACCATTTGTTCATGTGCCCAAGGATGTACTAAATCGTACCTCAGCTTACCTTCATTATATCTTAATCCTTCTCCACTCATCGTTGACCATTTAATTCTAAATATTTTCTTGTTTCAGCTACACTAAGTTCATGACTAGGTAGGATGGTAGGTAATTCAAATACTATTTTACCTTGATTTTCAGCGTATTGTATTTCTTTCCATACACCTGCTGGTATTTTACCATCAACATGTCTTCTAAATGCAAATATATCGCATTCTCCAATTAAATAGTCAAAAAATAGCATATATTCTTTATCTTGAAAATCCGCTTGCCATTTTCTAAATTGTTCTTGTATATGTTTATCGCTAGGATTTAACACTATATATCCTAATAATTCTAATGTTTCTATATCTCTCTCTTCTTGAGCAGTTCCATATAGATGCATTGAGTGTGCGTAATATACTTTTTTTCTATCCATAATTTATTGTTTTTCAAGTATTTCAAATGCTTTTTTAAATCCTTCTATTTCACACATTATTCTACTACTAGCAAGAGCAGCGTTATCATTATAAGTTTCATCAGCAGTACGAATCTGCCAAGACCATCCATGCATTTCATCAGGCCCATCTAAAAGTACTATAATATATTGTTTATCAAAAAATTCATATAACTGTCTGAAATTGAATAATATACTACCATATATAAGATCATCTGTTAATTCAGGAAGATCGGCTTGTGTATACCCCTCTCCTTGTTGTAACAATGTTCTTCCATAATTTACCAATTGTTCTCTAGTAAATTCTTCCAATTTCTTATACGAATTGGGATATTCTTTTTTTATTAATTTTATATCAATCATGCGTCAAATGTCTTTTTTATTGATTTTGAAAATTCATCTAACATTTCTATCTCCATCACTTCTAATAATCTCTTTACTTTCTCTTTATCTATAATACCAGATGGTTTACTGCTATCTTTATATACAAGTTCTATCTGGTCTAATTTATCTAACGCTTTTTGTAACGGACTTTTTTCCATTTCCTGTAGTTTTAATTTTTTCAATATCAAGAGTTTCTTTATCCATATCTGGAATGCTCCAGAGTTCTGCGTCTTTATCTAATTCAACATCAAGAAATAACTCTATCTCTTTTCTAAATTTCTCATTTTGAGAAAACACATCCCACTGAAAAGTAGGAATGTGTTTCATATATACTTTTACGGTTTTATCATAGCAACCTTTAATAAATTTGGAAAGTTTTGAATATTTACCTTGTTTAAATAATTCAAAATCCTTTTGTAAGTGGTCTGGTATTTTGTATATTAATACAACATATCCACCAGCATAATCATAATCCTCTTTAAAGTGGATATTTTCAAATTCCTGAGCGTTTAAAAATTGCTCAAATTGTTCAAAATCATGAGGTTTAAATAATATATACATATTATCTCCCCCATCTTCTTCTCTTAGTTTATCTTTAAGGTATGAATTAATTAATCCATATTCGTTTTCAAGGTACGAGAAGTTCGATCCTGTTATAGGTTTTAGCAGAAATAGTGTACTGCAATTATGTTTAAAAAGTTCGTCGATCATTAATTATAGTTTTCTAAAGCTATTATACCATTTTGTTCGTATGCCTTTTTACTGATATTCCAAATTTTACTTTCATTAGCCCATATAATATTATCAACTAATTCTTTTATACCTCTAAATTTAGAAGAATTTATTGAAAATCCTTCCCAAGCATCATTAAGATGTTGATCGTTTAGTTTATAAATTAATGGTCTTCTGTTATTTTTAGAAGTATCTGCTGATATAAATTGATACGGTTCTAATTTATAATCGCTCAGTCCGTTGTTCATCATAAATGATGTAGCACCAACACTATACCAACCTCCCTGAATATAATATCTATTTTTTATATAATTAAATGGAAATAATGTATTATCATATGTTGATTTTAAATCATATGGGAATACAGATTTCTTATTATGATCTACAATTAATAAATCTATTTCACATTTTCCTTTAATACTACCATTTTCACCTTTATACACAAAATCTATTGGAAATTTTGGTAATTTTTCAATTCCATCCACTTCATTCGTTAAATCTAATAATGATTTTGTAAAATCATCTTGAAGAAGGTATGATGAAATTTCTAGTGCTCTAAGTTTAAGTCCTTCACTTACAACAAGTTTGCCTATATTATCCATTTTGGATTTAAAATATTCAGCAGGACTCATTCCTGACTTATTTTTAGTATTAAAATCTTCTATCGCCCATTCTACAGTTTTACCTTTATATTTACCAGCTCTTTGAATATTTTCAAAGGCTTCTCTAAACCTAGGTTCAAATTCTTCTGTTACTTCTCCACTTACTATTGATCTCTTTGTTATCTTAAAGAGTTCATCAGCCAGCATGAATCCTTGCGCACTAGAAGAAGGTTCTCCTGTTAAAAGAGCATATCTATCACTAAATATTTGCTCAAATTCTGTAGCGTCTCCCTTAGCTGTAAGGAGTATATCATCAATTAAATTACCTAACAATGAGGAACTTGTATCCTCATCATCTTTTGGAAGTCCTAATATGAATTCTTCATAGAATTTTACAGGACTTTTATCAAAAGTAACAATGCTACTATAATTTAATGCCTCGATTTTACGATATTCTACATCAGGTGTAGCTATTCTTTCACGCTTTAATTCCCCTTGTGCTCCCATGTTCAAATGTTGTTATTTTAACGAATCTATTACTTAATTTTGCATCTATTAATTTTGTATAGTTGCTAGGATATATAAGAAATGGATATATTTGAAATGTTGATTTTCTATATGAAAAAAAGTTATTATTACACCATTCTAAAAAACATTTCTTAGGCGTAGCTGGATTATCAATGGTTATACTTATAACGTTAGGATGATAATATACACGATTGTGTTCTACAACTAAAACAGTACGTGTTTCTCTATATTTTTCATATACTTTCCTAGCTAAAGCTTTTGTAAATTGATCCTTTTTACTACATTTTAAAATAAAAATATGTAATTTAGTCGGAGATTCTTCATCTACTTCAGCAAAAATAGCTAATCTTTTTCCTTTTTCATCGTATTTTGATAAATTACTAAAATATTTCATAGTTTTTTTAATTTTTCTTTATCTTCTTTTGTTTTAGCATCATGACATGGATTACAAAGTACTTGTAAACCATCCACTTCACAAAATAATTTTTCTACAAATTCTGGGAGATCAGATGCTTGTCTTAATATACCCGCAGGTTCGATGTGGTCAACAGTGATATTCTTTCCAGAAAACCACTCTTTACACATATTACACTGATACTCAAACTTTTGTCTCTTATTTGGACCAGAATAATTCCTTCTGGATTTATCTCTACATACAGATATTGGTTTCCAATATATTGTACGTCTACGTAAAGCAGACCGAATCATTGTCCAAAATTCAGATTCTGTCCAAGTATTATGATTCCTAGTTCTAGGTAATCCTTTTCTTTTCTTTGTAAGAGCTTTTTTCTTTACAGCTATGGTTCTTCTCTTTTTTGGTGAAGTATCGCTCCTCACTTTGTTGTTCTTTTGTTTTTTTCTCATATTTCGTCTATTGATTTAATCTCAATATCTAACACACTATCATCACACGCCTGAATATGATCTTCTATTAATCCCGCAATACTTTTCGCAGCATTACGTAACTCACTGATTGTTTGCTCTTTAGATAATGGTCCTTTTACGCATACACCTACTCTTACTCTTATAACTATATCAAATTCGCCATCTATATCATTCCAAGGTGCTCCATAGCTACCTTCTGTCAGATCGGGAGGAAGATTACTACTCATAAGTACAAATTTAAAGAACCTAGAAATAATATCCAAATATTTCTAGGTTCTTGTTATAAAAATTATTTAAAATCCTGATTCTTCACCTAAAGATGAAGGGGGAAATACAGGATCAACTGCCGCTATATATCTAATTTCAGGCATTGGACTACTATCACTAAAATATGTAGTTCTAATCGTATAATCAAGGGCTATATTAGAACCGTGATCCGATGCTACCACTGATGGTGAAGATGATTCTAATACATCTTCTGCCCATTTCACTACATATTCAGTAGTATTACCAAAACTGGTTTTCATATATTCACCAAATTCCCTAATCAATTCATCTAATTTCTTATTGATTTCCCTACTTGATTTACCTGTCACTTTATGTTTTTTAACAAAACAATTATCCAGTATAAACTGTTGAGGTACATTCCAAGTTTGATATCCTTTAGAAATAAGCTTATCTAACATTGATTTATGATATTTACGTACACTTTGACTACCACTAAATGATACATGATCTACATCATCATTTACTAAAATAATTACTTTAGAAGCATCCACTTTACCAGTAGCTAATATATGATATTTTTGATATAGATAATTCTCAGGAAGTACCACTGATATGTATGTAGGTATTGGTGGTACAGGCGATTCTATCATCTCATAATATAATGAATTATGAATATTAGTTAAACGAATAGTTCTACCTCTATATCTATATCTACCACAATAATCAGAAAATCCCATAAAATTATTTATATCACCTATACTACGTGTATATGCATCAAAATAAGCATTTAAAGGAACCATATCTGAAATACTAATATATTTTTTTACATTTTCAGCTAATTTTGCAATTATTGTATCTAATGAAGAGCTATGACCTACTGTATGCAAATATCTACAAAACATATTTGGTAATACTTCGTTCTCTTTACTTTGTAATTTATAAAAATTATGAGAATTACCTAAAATATAATTAATATCTGGTTTACTTAAAAAATCATTATCTAAGGTTAAAAATAGATAACTTAATGGTATAAAATCAGTATATACATTAATTAATCTTTCACTACCAAATTCGTCATCATCAACATTTACCTTTACCATAGTATTTAGATAATTGAGAGCTATATCTGAAGGAATTACATCTTCCTTATGACGTTTAAAGAATATACTTCTTTTTTTTGGTGCTCTCTTTTTAACCTCTTTTACAGGTTCTGCTAAAATGGTTTCGTCTGACATAATTCTACATCTTTAAGTTTATAATCAAAAATAGGAAGATACATTCTCTGATGAAAAGGTACATCCCTAAATTCCATAGCTAATTTACAATTTGTAAGAAAATTACATAAAACTGACGTTATTAATCCTCCAATAATCATAGCACTAAATGTAGTTTGCTTACTTGTACAATCTAAATCTGGAACATCTTTATCTTCAAAAAGCCATTTCTCCTGATATTCCTTTATAGCATCTTTATTATCATAATCCACCGCAAATATTTCAAGCGTTTCTAATAATAATCTGCCATCTATGAAAATGGCAGGCATAGGAGCTATATGTTTTCTTTCAGTTTCTACAAAAGACATCCAAGAATTAAATGCATTTTTTCTGGTTTCCATATTATCTAATGCACTTATACAAATACTATCCATTTGTTCAGCATCTTCAAAATAATCAGCTATTGTAATTATATCATTACTACATCCAAGTTCAAGTATATTTTTTTTTACACATTCAACTTTTGGTTCACCAATATTAGACTTTTTGTAAAATTGACCTCCTTTTACATTCGTTACATCTACAATATCTGGATCAATAATAGTAATATTGTGTCCTATTCTGGATAAAGCTAATGCTGTCCAACTACCTATACCTCCTACACCAATTAATGTAATATCTGTTTGCTGATCTGCCCAATCAGCACCACTCCATCTTGTTCCTTCGGCAACACTCATAATTATATAATTTTATTTATTAATTCAATTTCTTCAGATATTACAGTAATCATTTCTGTTATCAGTCTTGATCTGAAAGAATATGGAAATAAATAATCTTTAGTAATTTCCAGCAATTCGACAAAATCATCTGTACATTTATGAATATGAATTATGTCAAAATGTTCTGTCATAAGCATCTGAAAATCAATAAGATATGCATCCAATGCATCTTTTGTTAATAAAAGTTTATCTTGTTCAACAATCTTATCTATACAATCTCTGTAATCATCACCCAAATATGTAGAATCAAGAATAGAATTGAGAAAAGCTTTAGCGTGCCTTAATTCAAATGTAGGCTTTTTCTTTTTTTTCTGCTCTTTTTGATCTTTTTCAAATACATCTTTTGCAGCTTCCTCTTGTTCCCACCATTCTTTATCTGTCAACTCCATTATTTTCTTGGATTTTTTACGTCCATCCTTATCATATTTAGGACTGAGACTATATTCTTTATCCACTTGATCTCCACTATCTTCGCTAAAATCAGGAAACATACTTCCTTGCATGAGTTTTCTTTGATATGCACTTCCTCCAGTACTTCCTCCATAATAACCTCCATATGACGGATATTTCTTTTTGTAAGCTTCCTCTTTCTTTTTCTTTTCCTCTTCGATCGCTGCTTTTACAACATTAAATCTTTCTTCAAATTCAGCATCAACTGGAATATTTTTTTCTACTTCTATTCTGCAATCCATTACAACAAGTACTTCATTATCTTTTTCTCCAGATAATGTTAAAGGTTCAAAACCATCAGCATTATTTACAAAATGTAAACTTGTTCCTTTATCTGCTTCTTTTTTGCCCTTAAAAGCAACTTTTGCGCACCAATTACCATCAAAATTCACAATAAGCATAAGGAAGTAATTACTTACCAGTGCTCTATCTTCAAGATTTTCCCAATCTGTACCACTAAAAAATGTAGTCATTCGGTGATGGGTGTGAATATGATGTAATTTTTGTTTTCCTTCAAGAATATCAGGAAATTTATCGTATAATTCTATAATATCAGAGCTTTTAAATCCTGCTTTACCTACCTCATATCCAGTAAATCCGGATGTACCTATATCAGCAAGAAACATATCTTCCGCTATTATAGTCCATTTATCTAAATCGTTAATTGTTCCTTCCTCTCTTGTTATTAATTCTCCACTCCATTCAAAAGCTCCTACCTTATCATGTAAAAAATTAATTTTATTAACTAATGATTCAGTAATAATTAACTTAGGCTTGTTTGACAGTGGAAACCTCTCCAAAGATTTTTTCATAATTCCTTTGCTTGTACTCATCTTTTGTTTTTTTTAAATTAAATATTTCAAATTCTTCATATATAACTTTTGCATATTTTTCTATGACAGATACATCAAGTTTTGATTTTTCTGTTGTAATATCATTATACGCTCTAAACTTTATAACTTCACCATTTTTCCACGGTAGAATTGATGATCTCCTCTCTTCATTTATTATTTTTACCATTTCATCCGCTTCTTCTTTTTTATATCCTGAACCCCTTCTTAATTCTGAATATTTATCAAAATAATCATATACATCACTAACATCTTTTAATGATAATGTATCACCATCATATTGCCAATTTTTTCTATCAATTCCTTGTATTATATTTGATAAACATTTTCTAACTATAGCATCATCTATTGTTCTGGAATAAGTAATATCCCTCATAAATTTATAGGGGCCACCTTCTATACTTTCCCATTTAAGATAGTTTTCCAAAGACATAAACATTAAATTCCAGCAAGTTTCACTCATTTCCAGTTTAACATCCATAATTAAACGTGCAAAATCACTACTTCCAAGACAAAATGTTTCAAAACCATGTATAGCACTTCTAGATAAATGACTATGTGCATAAGAAGATTCATATTCCTTTAAAGATGCAGTTAATCTTCTTCCTTGCATTTCAATATAACAACGATCAAATGAGCTATCAAGATTTATTGTAAATTTAACATACAAATCCTGCATTTCATGTTTATCACCCCATGTGTTAGTTATATTTAAAACAGGGAAATGAATATATATACTATAAACTAAATCATTATAGAATCTATCAATTTGTTCTTTAGAAATATATACACGATCTTCTCCAAAAATATCATTAACAATTGGTAAAATATCGTCAGGATGTACTAATTTACCCTTTATACGAAGTGCTTCTATTGCATTTAGAACTTTTTTATTCCGAGATTTAAAAAATTTATCTATTTCGCTTCGCTCTTTAACAAATTCTTTAATTTGTGAATATTCAATAACTTTACTTATAGCACCTGTTTCAGGAATTTCAAAATTAAATATTTGACTAGCATCAGAAAATGCATTTACCTTATATATAGCATCTTTAACTGCTATTCCTGATTGTATTAATTCACAATCATCATTTAATCGTATAAATATACCTATATCTATACTATAATCATTTAATTGTAATTTATCTTCTTCCATTCAATATTTTTAAAATTAAAAAAAAAGCGGAAGATATTATATCTCCCGCTTTATCTTTTTTTTGAAAAAATCTATTACATCATTGAACGAGCTTCATTCAGAGCTTCGTTACATTGAGCGCACTGCTCATCACTCAAATCTACATCGAAAAAATCTTCAATTACTTCTACGATTTCAGATTTCAATGCATTAACTTCTTCGTTTGTAGCTTTAGATGCAGCTATAACAATTGCTTCAGCAATATCAGCACCAAGTTGTCTGGCTTGTGCTTCTGTCATACCAGCTTTATTTTTAGTAGGGATCAAATACACCCTGAAGTCGGTATCAGGAAGAGTAGCGTCATCCCTTGTGAGAGTAACGTTACCGGGTTTCAATACTGCTTCTACATCACCTGTAAGAAGGTCTGCAATTTGTTTTTTAAATTCACCCCACGTTGTTGCTGATGTGGATACTTGTTTTGCTTTGTTTGAAGCTGCGCTTGCTACGATTACATTTCTTGTTGACATAAGTTTTTTTTTAATTTTGTGTAAATATACACATTTGTTGTTAATAGAAAAATATTTTTTTAAGGATTACGGTGTTAAAAACGGTTTGTTAAAAAATCTCAGACTGTCTTAACGTTTTTATATTATTTGTTTGTTGTTGAGAATCAATATTATATCTTTTTTGAAGTTGTTTTACAAATGACATAATATCTGATTCTTTCCCTTTAAGTTCTTGTAAATCATTCATTACCCACCAAAAGGCACGATGTTTAAATAGATCAGCTTTCGCTTCGATTATATCTTGTTCTCTTGTTTTCATTAAAATGGAAGAGATTTGTCTAAAAATTCATTATAATCCCAATATATCTCTATATCGTTATTAGCTTTTAGAATTTTAGCGGTTTTTGAAAATACATTATCTGCAAGCCATTCTTCATTTCTATTCCTCGCTGCAAAAGAAGGATGGTCTGTTTCTAGTATATAGTTACCTAATGGATTTATATACTTTTTTAATTTTCTAGCATACGCTCCCATTAGTATATACACTATACCAGTAGTACTATATAAAGCATTCTGAAATAAATGTTTCTGAAAAGATTCCCATAAATTAGCTGTAGGAAATACATCTTTACTTAGTTTTAGATGACTTTCTATTCTATTTTTTTCAACAGTAAGGCTTGTATTTAACAATAATACACCTTGTTCAGATAAAAAATCTAAATTTGTTGAATATTTTAAATTTTCTAATTTAAGATCATTCTGTATTCCATGCCATAAATATTTCAAGGATGGTTGCATCTCTATATCTCCAGTGTAACTATTACTAAAGGCTAAGCCATCAGCTATAATTTTTCCATTTTTCACTGTAGAATATGGTTCCATACCTATAATTACAACACTCAATTCATTATATTTACATTTATTAAATGCATTATATGTATCGGCATATATAGGAAATATATCAATTCCTTTATTACTACGAAACTTTAAATATTGATATATATTATATGCATCCTCAGTTTCAAAGAAATCCTTCATTTTAGGCCACCACGATTCATGAAATTTTGGCTCAAATTTGCTTATATCCAGCTTATTACTCATATTACTCCTTTATTAATTAAACATTCTTTCCACGCATCTCTACCAAATCTTTTTTCCAAACTATAAGGATCGTTTATATCTGGAAGTAGTGATTTAGGAGGATTTACCCAATTCCATCCATATTCTTGTGTAAGAATAACAGATTGCTCAACTCCTTGAGGATCAGAGCCAAATGCTACCCATATATTATCTGCAAGATTATTAATCTGATCAGCTACAGACATAGTTATTTTAGCACTTTCATTTTGTGTTGCAATAACACATTCTGTAAATATAGAAGTACAAAGTAGGTCTTTCATACTCTTTATAAGTACAAGTTTATTACAATGTCCTATATTATTAATATTCCATAGGTAATTATTAGGTACATTTCCTCTAAATTTCTCACCTTTTTCTCTTTCGGGAAAGTATATCTTCACTTTATCAATATCTTCAGCGTAGTAAGCAAATACCACCTCATTATCACCAATTCTCACTCTTCGTCTATTAATAGCTAACTCTTTGACAGCAAATGTGTTATATTTTCTTGCATGTTGTTCATCTACATCTGTACCTTCCCAGAATTGATAATGTTCTTTTCTCCACTTTTTTTCAGAAAATCCAATGTGTATTTCGCTAGGTTCATATATTGGAGCTTTATCTATAATTTGTATAGGGCGATATTCTCTCGTTGTTTGGGATATTCCCAAATCCTGACATATCTTATCTATAGCCTCTCTATTTGAGAGAGAATACTTCTTTTTTACAAATTTTAATGCGTCACCAGCATCATCGTTTGAGAAATCTTTGTACATCCATATATTATCTCTTGAAAAGATAGTAAAGGATGGATGTCTGTCTCGTCTTAAAGGACTTGGAAAAGCCCTACTCACTGGAAATTTACTAATTTCAATAAAAAATACATCCCATCCACCACTAGTGACAGATAGGATGTATTCCCATGTTATAGGAGATTGTTTTATTTCTCCTTTTGCTCCCATTTTAAATATATCTTTTAACCATTTTTTGAATAAATGAATCAATATCTCTTATATCGCCATCAATAGTACCAATATGAATATCGTCTATTATAGTAGATAAACTAGGTACGGGTTTTATATAACTATCCTGTAAATATAACTTAATTCTGGAAATAAGATTATCATCAATTTGATGACAATATGTAATCTTATAATCATCTTTAAACTTTGCAACCAACATCTTTTTTAAAACACTTATTTCTTCATCTATTTTATTTTTTTGACTAACTAGCTTATTAATTCTATCAATTCTTCTAGCCATAAATTCTTCATCTTTTTTTGGAAGTTGTCTTTTTGGAGACTCTAATAAAAGACGATCCTGTATCCTTTTAGCTAATGCTTTTGTCTGATTACTATTCAGTTTCATAATTATTTATTTTTAATAATCATCACCTACCTCAGATGCAGGTTGTTTTGCTGTTTGACTTGCTGCTACATCATTTGCTGCATCATATTCAGATACAGGTGCTAATGGTGCATATCCACTTGGAGGATAATTTTTATGTGTTTCTTTATACTTATTCCAACGAGTTGTCATATATCCTTTAGGGAATTGACAATTATTGTTAATAAATTTAACAGAATCCTTACTTAGTGTAGGCACTCCAAAATTGTTATTTGGAATCCATAATTTTTCATAATGTTCAGTGCCCTCTTTTGAGGTAGCTACTTGTAACATTACAACAAAGGGACGGAATAATTCACTCGTTAAATCTGCATAAAATTCCTGAACATTTCCTGTAAATAATTTCTTATAATTATAATTTAATTCTGCACTTGGTTTGTCATAATCAAGTGCTAATGCTTCTCTCAAAAATCGAACAAGCATATCTTCACCTTTTAAACATTTTCTGAATGTTTTCTTATCATCTGTACTCTCATACCTTTTCTCATCATCATTCCATTTTTGGAAATACTTAAACCAATCAGGAAGCTCATCTTCAGATGGTACTTTTACCAATTGACCCACTTGATTTACAAATACGTACAAATCAGGATTTCCATCCTTACCCTCAACAATAGCCGGTGTATTTTCTAAGAAAATACGATGTTTACGAGGTGTACTATCTTTAACATTTATTCGATAATAAATGTCAAAATTAAGCTTATCATCACCTGCATCATTCTTACCCGTGTACTTAATGTCTTCACTCTCATCTGTAAGTTCATAGTTATACATTTTAGCTTTCTCTTCTTTTGTTGGATTGATTGCTACAATCTCCTCAACCAAAGCTAATCCTGCATACACTTTAAATCCATCTAATGCCTTACTTTGTTTTACATCTCCTTTTGCGCCCATAATTTTTTCCTTTTCTTTTTATGAATAATATTCGTTTATTTTATCAACAACAATTTGTAAGTTGTTGTCTATCTTTAAATCCGTAAACATATCAATAGGTGATTTTGCAGGATATTTCTTATATCTATTTGTAGTGAAGAAATATTCAGTTTTATCTCCTTTTGATTCAGTGAGTGCATATAACACCACTGTAAATAATCCTTCCATTTTGATCTGAGAATCAATCATTTTACCAGCAGTTTTCAGCTTATAATTTACCACTTCCCCACTATCTTCTACTTCTTCCAAATGTGAAAAATAGAAAATATTCAGATCATCCCTTAACTTTTTGGCTTCCTGAATAAGATTCACCATATCCTGAGCCATCACTGAAAACTTAGTGTATCCTACTTCGGTGGCTTTAGATACAAGATTAAAAGCCATAATGTAGTTCCCATCCTCAATAATAACATTTTTGATATGTGTAGCTTTTTCAGAAATCGTTTTTAACAATTTTAAAATTTCCTTAGCGCCACTTATATCCTTATAATTCTTATTATCAGAATTATATAATTTACCACTACCTCTAAAAGGTAATTCTTTTCCAGCTACATTAATAATGTAAGTTGTCTTAGGGTCTAAATACTTAATACTTGTGGACTTACCACTACCAGTATCACCAACAATTGCAATTACTTTACTCATTATATTTTTATTTTTGTACAAATTTAGTCTAAATCTATGATATTTCCAAAAGAAGTTAATCCTTTATCAAATCTTCCATCTTCTACACACGTTGCATTTGAAAATATAGTAGGAATATCACTAAATGTAGAAACACCCTGATTATTAATATCTTTAAAATTATGTATATGTCCAAAACACATAAGTTTAGGTGTTGTTCTATATACAGCTTTTAATAAAGCTCTATCTCCACAAAATTCAAGTTCATTTGATACACTATATGATAAATCCCTAACTCCTCTGGGAGGCCCATGTACTATGAGTACATCAAGTCCATAAGGAATATCTTCCCAATATCTTCCTATTTTATCACGAGCTTTCATAAAACTCCATTCTCCATATGTAGGTGTATAAGGACTACCAAATATGTATAATCCATTGAGATATCTAGCTTCATGTTCAAGATAACTAATACCAACATCTTCAAACTGCTCTCTTTTTATAATTTTTCTCTCAATACTAGTATCATGATTACCAGCTACAAATATCTTATATTTTATAGGAACATTCTTATACCATTCTATAAAATTCAATACTTCGTCTTTATTTTTATAAGTTTCTCTATAGTTAGAGCAGTCCCCTGAATGTATCACCATATCTATTCCTTCAAATCTATGATCTGGAAATATTCCATGATTTGCATGAGTATCGCTAATATGCAGTATTTTCATAATCTTTTATATATTTATTATCAATATGTTGTAATGCTTTCTTCAAATATCTTTCATCAGCAGTGTTTTTACAATAGAGAATATATAGTTCTGGACTATCTGCTCTCATTGATCTGCCTGTTTTCTGAATAAACGAATTTCCATCATCTTCTCCACTATCAAGCTGTACTACTATTCCAGCTTCTATATCTTCGAGGTTCAATCCCTCTCTTCCCATGTTGTTTACATATATATCATTGATTTCTAATGAATTAAATGCTTTTAGTGTGGTGAGGTTATGCTTTTTCCCTTTTTTGGAATGTATTGCATGATTCCCACCTAATTCATCAGCTTGTTCAATACTACCTGTAAAACAAATAAATCGTTTACCGTATATTTGATTAATTAATTTCTTTGTAGCTTCTGTTTTCAAGGATGCTAAGAATTTCTTCCTAACACTTCCTAAAGCTACCATTTTTCCGATATTCCATTCCTCTCCGGTTTGTGCATATCGTGTTTGCCAATACTTTATATCTTTATCAAGCTTGTCAGAGTATTGTCTATCTGTAAGCTGAAATGCTTTTTTTGGTACAGGATTACGTTTAATTTTATCATCTAACTCTATAGGAATCAAATAGATGGATGGTTCTGGCAATATACCTTCTGCTATTGCTTTTTTCAATGGTATATCATATTCCAAATAAGGATATATATCAAAAAGTCTACTTTTTACAACATCTGGTATTTTAGCCCCATCTGATATAATTTGATCAAATTTAATAGTGGATATAATATCTTCACGTAAATCACTCACTTTTTGAGCTTCATTTAGGGCCAGATTTAAGTCTCTATTTTTAAAATTAACCAAACTGGCATAACATATTATTCCTTCAAGCTTATCTTTAAGTTTTTCAGATAAATCGTATTTCTCTATTTCTTTATTCCAGTTTTCTACTTGTAATACTTCAGGGCATACTATAAGCCATTTTTTCTCACTTTTCGATGCTAATATACATCGTAATACAGCAAGTCCTTTACCGCATCCTGTAGCCCATTGTAGTAGTAAATGTCTATGTTGTAAACTTAGTTCTTCTGCAATATATTGAATTTCAGCCTTTTTCTTATTGCTTATTTCCCTATTAAAATCAGTCATTTGTTAAAAAATATGTATTACTAAAGATATCTTTATAATTTTCCCCATTCCAATTTTCACGAATATATGAACTTTTTGGTAATTCTTTAAAAATTCCACATTCTCCTTGAAAAGCTGTACCTATAGACGCATCATCAATACCATATGAGTTCTTTAATACTTTAATATTTCTAAAATATTTATGACCTGATTCTGGTGATTTAAACGTTGATACATCACCATAAAACTTATCATTTGTATTATATCTCAAAGGATCAAATACACTTATTACTACATCTGCTGCCTCCGCTGTTGTACCACTTTCTTTAGCGTTATCTAAATGTGGCTCAAAGCTATCTAATTTTGTATAAATTGGACTACTTAAATCTCTATTCAATTGATTTACAGCTATTGTTGACCACCCTAAATGATCTCTAAAATATTGAAAATTCTCAACAGTACGATCAATAGCTTGTTTTTTAACCGGATAGTCTTTTCCCACTTTTATCAATCCTAGGTGATCTCCTGCTACAATAACGTCTTCATTTGGATCAGAAGCAGTGTAAATTTTCTTAAACTCACTTACTTTTTCCTCTTTTCCATGTGTTTCTGCATATTCCTTACCTATCCTGAATATATCATTTGGACTTCTTCCTCCTTCATATAGGTCTATTCTACTCTCAAGGAATACAAAATAGTCCTCATATTGATCTATAAGCGATAGGGCATCTTCTGTTAGCTTATCTCCATACCAATTCATCAATGTATGCATAGGAATGATCTTCCCTGTATCGAGGAATATACGCCGTATAAGCCATTTAGCATGGATATAGGTTTTACTCCTTTCCATTGAAAAAAGGATATATTTTAGCTTCTTATCGGTGTCTTTTACTTTAGATAATGATTCTAAAGGGTTGAGAATGAACGCATCATACAATAAACTACTCTTTCCTGATCCACTAGACCCCATAATTACATAGAACATCTTCTTTCTCAAGGAGATATATCTATCCAATCTAGGTAGGCCCAAAGAATATCCTTTATTTTTCCCTTCTATACCATCATTAATGGCCTGTCTTAAATCTCCAAAGAAACTCATATTTCAAAATCTCCTCCGCTTTTAGCTGCTGTTTGTTTTGTTTTATACAATTTAATATAAGGTTCAAAATATCTTTCTCTCAGATATCTTTCAGAATTCGGAATAAAACTCACTTGATTTTCTCTACGTTTCAAGCTTAATTCCATAGCCGTTTGTAAGTGATGTTTTGTTGCCATTATAACATCATCAGGATCAAACTCTGAGGAACACATTACATTAAATAATTTTTTACAATCCTCCTTTTTAATACGTTTATTTTGTGTTCCTTTAAAATCAGTGTTCTGAATCGTAAAATTGTTCGTAGCAGGATATACTTCCCACCATTCATCGAATTTCTCACCATTCACTCTAGGTCTTCTTTTGGTTTTTACTTCCGTAACCACCTCGTTTTTCATAGATTCGTATAATTCTTCTCCATATTGAGTAAGATTATTACGTATATCTATATATCCTTTACGCTGAAGACGCTGAATGAATGGTAGAAATTCCTCATTATCAATATCTTGTTCCTCTTTAATCATTTCAAGTATAAATACACAATCAAGAGGAACTTTTTGTCTACATAGGGACGAATAATGCGCTTGTGTAAAATTAAATAGTTTAGTCATATTTAAAAAGGAAGGGGTTTATCCTTCACTGCAAATTTAGGGTTATTTATTCTATTTTTCGTTCTAATTTTATTAAAAAATAACCTCTTTTTTGCAGAATCATCTTTAAATCTTTGTAAATATTCAATTTCCTTATTATATATTTCTTCTTGTAAATCAATATTATCTTGCAGTTCTTCTTCTCTTATCTGCTCAAATAGTTGTTTATTCACATTTATTTTATTAAATCTTTAGTGTAAAATACTACTGGAAACATTCCAAATAAATAATAAACTATACTATAATCCCACCCACTTAAAATCATTCTTCCATCTGGAATGTCAGTTAATATTTGACAATATTTTGTTGGAGATAATTTTATCATAATATTTAATTTAAAAATTCACTAGTTACTTCAATATCTTCTATTTTTATAAATAAATCTATACCAAAAGAACTATTAGCACTAATTATATATGCATATTTAGTACCCATTATTTTAGCTATTTTATCATGTTTCCCATCTAAAGATTTGTTATTTCCACCTAAATATAGAAATCCATTACGAAAATCACTTAAATTAAAATCACCTCTTTCATCATTTACACATCCTACTATTAGAGGTACATATTTCTTTGATTGTATACGGAAAACTTCTTTTCCTTCATATTTAACTAATTCATCATATGATTTTATCTTAACATAACTCATTTTAAAATAATTTTTTAATTAATAAATGATTCATCTACTTCAATTATATTCTCAGGAACAGCTAGTTTTAATAGTTTAGGAAAATCAGTACTTTTAGGTTTACCACCTTTGCCTATATTACACACCCATGACTTTTTCCATCCCTTTTTGTTTTTTGGAGAGCTTCCATTGTCGCCATTATTAAAGAGAACAAAGAAAGTAATTTGAGATGAATTTTGTGTTATTTGTGTTATTTCTCCATCTTGCTCTTCTTTATGACTGCTAATTATTACTCTCACTTTCGATCCTTCTGTAAAAGTTTGTCCGTTATATATAAACGATAAATTTTCCATAATTTTTTTAATTTAAAAATAAAGGTTCGTTGTCAATTGATTTACCTAAAATAAAATGTAGAAATTCCTCTCTTGTAATTTTTTCGGAATGTTCTCTTATTCCTGAAAAAGTTAGTTGTGGATTTTTAGTAGTACCTATTTTAATATTATCATCATTATGTGAAGAAATATATTCAAAAGTTCCACGAGTATATGTACCAGTTACTGTATTTACTTGTTTATTAAACCATATGCCTGCTTCAGGAACTTCTGTAGTGTTTATATACCACCTATCCGGTAATGATTCTCTCATTTGTAATGATTTAAAATGTTATCAAAATTTATAATTTCTCCAGAAATAATATTTCTAGTTCTCCATTCTCTTCCTTGTAAATACGGAGATGCATATTCATGTCGTATTTGACTTAATATATGATCCTTTGCTCCAGATGAAGTTCTAAATTTAGAATTCCACGAATCTTCAGTCCATTCATCTGTATATTCTTTTTTAGACATCCATCCTTTAGGATATTTCTCAAAATCTACACGAGAAATCCATTTATATTCTATCACCCAATTCTTTTCTTTTTTTCTCTTCGATGGAGCACCAGCGTCTATTTCTCTTATAATTCGTTTTATATATTTTCTCATAATTTAAAATAAATTAATTTGATTAGGGTCTTTTTTAATATTTTTTGGCTTTTTACCTGTACTAAGTCTATATATAAGCTTTTTGATCTCATCTATATACCATTCTCTATCTACTTTCTCTAAATGTTCTTTATGAGTACTAGGCATAAGACTATTACATATAATTTTTTTATGTTCAGCAGGTCTGATATTAGCATCTGAGGCATTTGTATCGTTATCTTCTCGTACTATTTTCATCACTTTCACACCCTGTTTAGATACATAATATCTAATAAGTTTTGGTAAGGATTTCCACTTTTTCTCTTCTATATCATAATACTGATGATAGTATGTATCTCCTGCTGTACTTCTTCCGCAAAAATGGAATATATTATCAAAAGAACTAACAAATTCTTCAGGTTGTACATTATTTATAAAATATTCAGATAGTCCTAAAGGAATCACTCTGAAACTCTTGTTTTTATGCAACTCTGTATCAATTAAGAAATCACCTTTTCTTTTTACTTCACCGTCCATCTTAACAGCTAAATAATCATTCACTGTTAAAAACCACATATCTTTAAATTCTGCAAATTCTAGTGCATAACTTGTTAATTCACACCATTTTTTACATATTTCATAAAATTTATCAATTTCTGTACGTTTTACCAAGAATGTAGCACCATCTGTATTACTCATAATACATTGATTTCTAGCTAATTCTTGGTCTTCGATTAGCATAAGGATTGACATTTCTCCTGCTATACATATATTTAATCTGCATTGAGGGTCGTATAACCAATTACTCATATCTCCTGTTTTACCATAAACAGAATTTCCCATATTTTTGTACCCACTAACAATACCTTTTATCTTTTTATCTTTCTTAGATTCAGGTTTTAATCTTTCTCTTTCTTCAACTCCCCATTTATACGCATTTATAAATGATTCTTTATTCAAATGAGCAGGAGAAAATTTATTATTTATAATAGTTCTTGCGTAGTATCCCGTTACGTCTGCGTCTATAATAATATATTCATCATCAGAATGATATTGCTTATTTTCAATAACATTATGAATTCCCCCAAGACCAACAGTATGTATCTGATTAAATACTCTTACAGATTCCTCAAATTCTTCAGCGGCTCCTATTTTTTTAGCTTTCATTCTTTGTAAAAACTCCTGTAATTCAGGAGTTTTAAAAGAGACATATTTAGGAATTCCCCACTTGAATTCTACAAATTTCCTAAAAGTTCCCTTTTTAGGAAGATTTGTATATGAAATATTATTATGTTCACAATAAAGTTTTTTAATTATTTCATCTCCCAATTTAGAATCAGAGTAATTTAAACAATTAAATCCAAATTTTTCAGATATTGCTTCTCTTATTTCTATCTGATGATTACCTTTATATATAGTGTTATCAACCTCGCCTATTACATAAAGATAATTTCTATAAGTGTTTAAAACGTCATTGTGGCAATAATAAATGAGGTCTTCCACTTCCTCTTGAGTAAAATCTTCTTTTAAATGACTAATCTTCATTTCTCGAACATCTTCTGCATCCATTTCATATTCAAGTCTTTTTAATCCTACTCTTCGATTTTTATTATCGAAGTGTTGAATCTTAAAGACATCAATAGGTTTAAAAGTTAATTGATCTTCACGAAAAGGCGGAAAACCTCCATTATTAGTTGCGTCTATTACATCTTGAGCATATTCCCATATTAGTGCAGCAATCTCCCTACCTGATAATTTTTCCCATTTCTCATAATTTCTATAAATCCATTCGATCACTTGACCGTCAAATGTTAAATTATTAAATCCTACAAAATAATAGTAACTATTATCATCTAAAAACTTAATAAGTTTATATAAATCATTTTGATATTGATTTATAATGAAATCAATCCATTTTCCTGTTTCAGGAACAAACACACTTATCAAAAAACAACCTTTTGGGGTTTCTATATCATGCACTAATATCTTCATGTTCTCTTATTTTAACAACTTTTCTAAATTCAGAAGCTCATCATCATCCATATTATTAAATTCAACACCCTCATTTCTAATTGTATCACATAATTCAATAAATTCGTTTACGTTTTTAAATTGACCTGAACTTACAACTTTTGTGAGCAATTTCTGAATATCGTTAATAATGTTATCACCGTAATCTTCTCTGATTGTTATTAATGTATCCAGAGTGTTAGAATCGTCATAATCTTTAAGTACATCAATAAATACACCAGCCTGCCCTTTTTTCATCCTAACACTACCACATCCAAAACTTACTGTGTCTTTTGTTACAGTGACAGAATGACCTTCTACTGTTACCATTTTATGAGCATTAATAATAGCAATCTGTCTTTTATCTTTTACAATTTCAAATGTAGAGAAACCAAAAGCATCTTTTATGGTTTGTGTTTTTATATCCCAACTTTCTTCCTGATATGTAGGAAATCCGTGAAAAGCATCAGCGTCTTCATTTTCTTCAACTAAATTTGTTCCAGCTAAAACAGCAATATCTTCATAATAATCAGTGACAACACCGCAACATTTTGCAGCATTGCCTCTTACACCTTTTTTAGTAGCGATAAAATAGTCACCATCTTTAATTTTTATCACTTCCAGTTTTTTAGCAGGAGCTTTATATAGATCAAATCTATCAACATCCACAAATTCATTAACAGCACGTTCACCTGTTACATAGATATAATCAGTACCTGTAACTTTTACTACTTTTCCAATCCATCCCGGTTTTGTAATAGTATAACAACTAGCTAACTGATTGCCAACCACTTGATCACCCACTTTAAATTTTGCAACTTTTTTTGCCATTTTTTTAACTTTTTAATTATTAATTAATTTTTGCATATATTTTGTCCACATAATCAGGAAAATAATTGAGAAGGCAGGGACAAAGCCATCCTTCAATATCAGTACCATCTAATAAATACATTCCTTCTACATCGGAATTTTTAATTCTACTCAAACTGAGTGTAAAGTTAGGAATAATATCTTTAGAAATATAAATTTCTAATGATTTTTTACCATTTGAGTACATATCAATCATAACATTAATATCTCCTACAAATGGTTCACCCACAATACCTAGATCATCATCATCAAATGACCATACGCCATACTTGTTTCTTTTTGGATAAATTACATTTACTTGATTATTAGCCTTGGTTTTCTGAATAGTACCACCTCCAGATGGACCATCTAATAAAATGTCATAATTTTTTTTCATAATTTTTAATTAATATATAAAGAAAATTCATCAACTGTTATTTCAAATATAGGTACAAACTTACCAGCTTGAATACAAGCTAAAAGCCAATTACATTCTTTTTCTGTAGCTGGTTCATATTCTGTATCAGAAAAATATCCATTTTTATACCATCATTTATTCTGTCAATTAACATTTGTAAAGGCGTGTTCATGTGTTTAGTTTTTAGTGTTTAAAGATTCCCGATGTAGACATAACGGGAGTTTGCTATATGTCCACCGTATGAAAAAAAATACCGTCTGTCAATCAGGAGTTTTACCTAAGTAGTGATTTCTCGTTCCTGCTAATTGCATATCGCTTAGGGCTTGCTGCATAATTGCAGATGGTAAAAGAACTTAGGTAGCGTATTCGTGCCAACTTTGCTGCCTCCGTTGTTAATTTCACTCAGTTATGAGTGTAGCACTTATTTTCACCCGTTAATCTATTTTATAGTTAAATATTCCGCAATTAACCTAATTTCTTGATTATCAGCATCTTCTTTACTTAATCCTGCAAAAATAATTTCTTTAATTACTTCCTTCCAGTCATATTTTACTATAGTATTATGTAAAAGTGGTTGTCTTTTAGTTTGCTTTTTTTCATATTGCTTAAATCTTTTGGTTAAGTTAGTAGACTGACCAATGTAAACTTTCCCATTAGGAAAGGTTAATTTATATATAATGTAGCTTTTCATGCTACAAAGCTAAGTAAAAGAAATGGTATTACCAAATATATTTAAGAAAAATTAATCATTTCTTTTACTTTCAAAATAGATTCTTTATTAATTGTAGAACCTATAATTATATCAGGATTGTGATAATTACTACAACTTATACAAGGGCCACGATATGGAGTATGATCGTCACAATTTGGACGAGTTAAATCTTTTGTTTCAGCTTCTTCAGCACATTTATCTATCACTGCTTCTACTATTTCTTTAATAGCTGCTTTTACATACATAGTTGTATGATCTACAAGGGGGTATGGTAGATGTTTATCAAGAATTGCTTCTATATTAATGTTTTCCATACTAAATAAGTTTATTCATCATCATCATCATGAGAACATACACAATTATAGTATATTCTACCACAATCAAGACAATAATTTCCAGAACTATCTGGTCTGAAAAAGTTTTTTATTTTTTTAAATAATATTATCATGTTAAGAAAGTTTTAACTTTGGAAATAAGAGCTTTCTGTCTTTAGGCCACATATTTGCAATGTATTCCTTTTGAACTTGTTTCAATGTCTTTGTATCAGTTTCAGACAATCTGTCATATTGAGCTTTCAATACAGCTTTCTTATAAGCTGGATTAGCGTTTCTTGCAAATTTTGCCATGTTAAATAAGTTTTAATGTTTCTTCAATAGCTTTATTCCAAGCCTTTTCTCTTGTTGGAAATTCTCCTTGAGCAAATATAATTTTTTCATATTATAATTTAAAAAGTTTATTAAAATAATACTCTACCCACATTATAAAAGCTACTATTCTTTTTGTAAACTTTGTCATGTAATATTTTCTTTTGGATTATAATACTTCATTTTAGTTTTATTAGGATTTCTACCTGATAACATTGCACAAAGTGTACTGCTTACTACATTAATGCTTTTAGCTGCTTGTTTTATAGAATTAAATATTTCTTCAGTTTCAGTATTTTCATATTTTACTTTAAACAGCCATTTAATAAAAATGCTTAAAACAATTGCAACAGATGCAATAAATGTAATAATTTCTAATATCATATTTTAAAATTTTTTAATTGCTATATCCAATATTTGTCATAGAATTGTTTGTCTATTAATATATTATCTAACTTTTTCTTCGCTACATCTATAGCAATATCGTAAGATTTGTTAGGATAAGCTGGTGATTTCTTTATATTTTCAAGTTCAGATATATCATAATTTGATACTTTTGACCAAAATTTATCGTCAATTTTATATTCTGGAGTACCTGAAAATATAAATAAGCTACTTACACTAAATTCGATACATCCTTGTGGTATTTTTGTAATTCCTGTAATACCTACTCTATTTTTATATTCTATATAACGAAGAGTAACTAAATCAAATAATTCTGGAGGTAATTCTTTAAGTTTCATATCCAATATTTATCGTAAAATTCTTTATCTGATATATTTGATCCTGATTTAGGATAACATGACATTTCTCTAGCTTCATCTAGTTTATCATCATGGACTATGCTCCAAAAAGTACCTCCTTCTGGGGTTTCACTTCAAGTAAATAAATTAAATACATTATCTTCAAGAATATCATGCCTTGGTATAATATCTGCTACATTGTATATTCTTCCTGTTCTTCGTAATTTATATATCTCACATTCCTTATATCTCAATATAGCAAGATCACGTAATTCCGGTGGAAAATCTTTAATTCTCATATCCAATATTTATTATAAAAATCAATTTCAGTTATTTGTTTATCTATTTCATCATCATCAAAGAATGCTTTACGAGCAGATTTAGGATATGCTGGAGATTTAAATACATAACTCATATTACCCTCATTTACTTTACTCCAAAAATTATAGTCTATACCATGTTCAGGAGTTTCTCTCCATGTAAATAAACAGCCTACATTCCATTCATATGATTCCGAAGGTAGGCTATTACAAGAAAGATTACCTTCTCTTCTTTTTTGTTGAACATATCTTGCTTCTATCAACGCAATTAATTCAGATGGTAGGTCTTTAATTGGTGTCGCCATATATCATAAATTTATAATATAATAATTTCTTTCAGTGATAAATTTAAAAGTATATCCACAATCTTTCAGTTCTTCTTTTTCAGATTCTGTAAGTGTCTTAATTGTTATATTTTTGATTCCTTTAATCTTAGCAGTGTTTAGTTTATACTTTAATTTTTCACAAATCATAGATAATTAATTTTCAAATTGATATAATGGGTCTTTTAGTTTGTTATACTCAACCAACAAAGCGTCATAATCATTTTTAAGTAAATAATAGTCATCTTCGAGTGATGAAAGTTCATCGTTTATAGAATCTAGCTTTTTTTCCAATTCTTCATTCTCTTTTTTTAAATCTGCAATTTGATTTTCAAGATCATCAATATGTGATCTTACGTCATCAAGTATATCCATAAATATCAATTTAAAAATTCAGGAATAGGATCATTATCTTGTATATGAAGCACTAATCTTTTAAATTCTTCCATTGTTAATTCTTCATATCCTTCACGAATAACTGGACAACTATAAATCCTAGCCCAATGTCTAGATAGTTCTAATGCAGAATGAAAATATCTACCATTATAGACTTTATGTTTTACATAATCACTTGATGCATTAGGCATTGTTAAAAAGAACTTTTGTACAATTTTTGTGTTATCTGCTTTTACACACCATTTTTCGGGAAGTTTCTCTCTCATAATAATTTTAATTTAAAAAATAGTGCCCCAGAATCTATCTGAGGCACTATTTAAAAGTTTAATAAAATGCAAAATTATGCATCAACTTCAGCGGAAGCTTCTTTCAGCAGACCTTCAAAGAATTCAATTGAATCTTTAGTTGCTGTCAGGGTATCCTGCGCTGTTTGCAGCCTTTCATAATAAATTTTCACATTCTGTACGAATGCCTTATTATCATTAATAACTGTTTTGGGGTACTTAGCTTTGTTGTAGTTTTCCTGAGCTTCTTCTACATTTACTTCATCATCCACGAGTTTTGCTCTCAAAGCTGCGAGTTGGCTGCTATAAGCAGAATCAGCTTTACGGGCATTACGCAGGGCGATTTCAGTGTTTTCATCACCTTTCAATTGGGCCAGCACTTGTTTTGCGAAGTTTGTTACTTTTTGTGTTGTTGTCATTTTGTTTGTTTTTTAAATGATTAATAAAAAATGAAAAATTTTTGTTATAATATTACCAATTTTTGCTTTTTTGGTGTGGTTTTTACAATCATAGGAGACTGAAATTCAAGACCATCATCTACATCACTATATGATATCCCACTACTTAATTTTGAAGGATATGAACCATCATCATGTATATATTCAGAGGTTTTAGATTCAGCTTTTCTAAATTTCCTTAAATTATAGTATGAATAAAAACCATTAGCTTTTATGAAAAACAATCCTCTGTCTGATGTACCACTATCAATTCCATAGCATATATACCCATCAATAATTGCAATTTTATGTATAACAACCTTAGATAGCCATATACCAATTCCGCTAACCCATCTTGGATTACCAGCTTGATTATAAAATTGATTACCTATTATATTACTATACTCATTAACTATATTCCCATCTAAGTTATCACCTATATTGAATCCACCATGTGCCGTTATACTTAGATAACTCACTCTTGATACTGTGGTTGTTGGTGATGATGGTGGTGATTTATGTACTACTTCATCATCAAAAGATTTTAAAAATTTAACATATCCTTCAGCTAATATCCACACATTTGAAGTACCAGATACAAGAAAACACACTTTATCTTCTATCATTCCTATTTTTGCGACATGTCTATCTCCTATAAAATGGCTTGAACCTACTCCTATAAATGAAGAACCATCATAATAGTTTTTATATTGAGATACCCATTTATTTAAATCTTTTGCATAAAGTATAGACCCCACTACATATCCATCATAACTGTCTAATGTCATCATACTATCTTCTTTTTTAGCTGGTTCATCTGCTGGAATAAGAAACTTTTCAGGAAAATATTTCCTTTCTGCTTTTTCTATTTCTGAAGGTGTAGCAGGTCTTAGATTAGATTTCTTCCAACAAGCACCTGAGCATGTAGTTTTTTCCGATGCATAATACATATCACCACTAAACCCTTTCTTTCCATCATATTGAAATACATGACCTATCACTCCACTATATGCGCCACCGTTTGGGTCTATAAGATTATCTATGACATACCAATTATTATGAATCATTTCAAAGCTGGAAGGTTTTGATGCAATATAAGTGGTAGGACTAAATCCTTCAGGCATTAATTCTACACTTCTCTCTCTAAAAGATTCTTCTGCTTTGTCCTTTGATACATATGTAAATTTACCAGCATAATCAAATATATACACTGATGTACCATCATCTTTCTTTATTTCGTAATATTGTCCTTCTTTTACAGCAGCTCGATTTGCATTATCTTTTAATGCTTTAAGATATCTTCCTACAAATGATGATGATGTCTTTTCAGGAACTTTTTCTACACTTTTTTCAGGTGGTGTAAATCCAATTGGCATTATTCTGAATCCTCGTATTTCTTCTCCAGCTAAAAATCTTGGTGTTTCAGATTCATTTCCTAAATAATTACCATTTTTTAATTTATAGAAACCAAAATGCGTATCAAAGCTGTCAATTTGAACATAATCACCTTTTTTTACCATATAACCATCCACTGTACATCCATTTGCACCATATACTAAGCATTCAAACCATCTTCCTATAATTGATGCTGATGTTGATATTTTATCAGGATGTCCATCAGGTAGGAATTTAGAATATTCTTCGGGAGAAGCTTCACTAAGATAATAAGTTCCTCCCCATGAACCATATTCTTTAGAATAACCACCTTTATATATTCTTTCATCATAATCTATATTTTCTCCATCAACACCGTCTCTTTTGGCTTTGCAAAAATCATGTTGAGTTGACCACGATGTATTTTTATACCATTTTCCTTTTACATAATTTGCCATTGTTTTTTAAAATTTAATAATGAAAACTTAAAAATTTGTACAAAGTACTCTCCTTTGGAATTACAAATTCAGGAGTTGTACTTTTCTTAACAGGAGCTTTTCCCAACATTAACATTTCTCTGATTTCCTGTTTTCTTGCTTCAGAGTACTTATATCCATATTTAAGATAATTTTTAAGTGTATTATTCTTATCACATGGAGATTTGTTAAACACTTTTGTTTCTACAGGAATAATTTGACCTGTATGAAAATTGATTCTTGGTTGAAACCGGTATATAACTCTTGTATATCCGAGTTTTTGGATTGGGGAGAGTGTTCTTTTCATATTTAGATTTATTTAATGTGTCCATTAATCATCCATGAATATAAACAAATTACAAGTAGCATTCCTATAAAAGGAAGCACCCAACTTAACGGGTGCTTCATGTTGTCATATTTGCTTACGGTCCTTTTTTTCATTGTTAATTAGTTATCCTTATAGGAGTCTCCAATTGGTATTGAGGTATATTCAGCACCTTTTTTGGAACATTTCCTTTAAAGTGGTGTCTTAAAAATAGTTTGTGTTTATATTTTGCAGCAGCTTTATCCAATTTCTCCTCTTTTGTATGTTTAAACACGCTGTAATCTACAGCATTTGTAAAAGCAGGTGTTCCTATACTAATCGGAGCATACCCATCATTAAAGGTATTGAATCTCTGCCTGATTGTGATTTCACTGATTGAGCCTCTTGACATAATTTTAAATTTTAAAAGTTATTTAATTGAAAATTGTTTTAACGGAAGGATGTTACAAAAACAACCTGATATCCGCAGTATTTGGAAAGAAAATCAATCTTTCCCTTACTTTTATTACCAATATCACCCTTTCCATTGGGTTCTTTTAAAATTTCAATTTTCTTGTTGGCTCCGCTAACACGACAGTCGTGTTTTTGATTAAGTGCATGTACTACACTTGTTTCTTCATAATTTCTCTGTTTCATCGTTTTTTTAGTTTTAAAAACTTTACACAGAATGTGTATAATTTTAGTTAATAAATAAGGGTTCTGTTTCTCTTGGTTGTGCCAATTCAATACATCCTCCTTCTATAAGAGAATCTAATGACCAACCTCCGTTTTTTATAGAAATGGCTATATGATTTCCTCTGTTAATCATATCTTCAATAATTGCCTCAAAAGGATACGTTACACGATCTCTTACATCCATAAAAAATCCGGGTCCTGATGACCATTGTTTAGGTCTTTTAATAATTCTTACTAAATCGCCTTTTTTAAAATCACTTGTTATCATAATAATTTTTTTAAAACTAAACTATAGTATCATAGGCCAAATAGGACTAAATTTACAAAGCCCTTGCTCAAATGATTTTATGAGCGCATCTTGGGTTATATGATTCCCTCATCTCTTATTTCATAGAAATACTACAATTTAGTTAATTAGTTTATAAATAGAGGTTCGTCCTCCGTTTCTTCAAGAAATTCAAAAGCATTATGTATTATACACCCTCTTTCAACACCCTGTTCACGAGTATTCCATCCACATCCAGTAGAATAGAGATATATAGTATTGTAACCATGCTCCATATATCTACCTATTGCAAAATGATGAGGATTAATTAAATGAGCAATATCATCAAACTCTTTTGCATTTTTGCAGTAGATACCATTTTTACCATCTGCTGTTTTATAGTCATTTACATTTTTCTTCATAGTTAAAAAGAATTAAAAAAAGGAGGGTGAAAATAACACCCTCCCCTTTTATTCATACAATTCAACACAATTTCAGACAATTACCCGGCGAATTTTTCCATTTTCTTCAGGAGAAGAGCTTTACGATCTTCTTTATCCATCAGTTCTTCAGCTTCTTTCTTCAGAGCATTCAGTTCATCGAGCTGGTCTTTCTGTTCGATGATTTCAATGCGGAGCTGGATATCACTTTTCCATTCTTCAACAGTACCACCATCAATTTTTACTACAGGGTAGTTGGTGATGCCCAGTACTTCATAAGCCTGTTCCATAGACTGAGCACGAACAAGGATACCAGAAAAGGCTTTCACCAGTTCAGCGGGGCTTGTTTGTGTTTTAATGTCCATTTCACCGGATGCTGTTCTCACTTTACCATTTGTTTTGTAAACACTGTCAGCGATATGTTTCATACGGCTGATTTTTTGGTTGAGTGATGTCAGGAATTCAGGTACTGAAGAATCAGGACGGAGTGCAATTGCTGTTTCTTTTTTGTCGTTCTTTGCCATTTTGATTTGATTTTTAAAATTATTAATAATTGTGAAAAAAGATGTTTTTAATTAAGAAATTCCATAGGTACAGAATTATCTAAAGATATATCTATCAATAAGAAAAACAAAGGATCATATTCACCACCAACTTCCATTAAATATAAACTAGGTCCATTTTGATACTTCACTGTATATATAGAACCTATTTTTACATAGGCATAATCACTGCTAGTTCTAATAACTTTTTGTCCATTTTTAAATTCTGCCATAAAAAATTAATTTATAAATTGTATTAATATATCTTCATGAGATACATTCTCTTCTTTTTTAGAAACGAGTGTAAAAAATGAAGGTTCATAGCTACTACCAACATTAACTAATAATAAAGTGCTAGTAGTACACATTTCTACAGTGTAGATTTCACCTTTTTTAACACAACCTCTGTCATCTTCTATCCTTAATACTCTGTCTCCGGGATTGAATAATGGTTTTCTCATAAATTAATTTATAAATTCATTAAACATTTCAACATTAGTATTAGAAGTTGGAGATTTTCTCCAAGGAGGCTCAGTGTATTCACCTGTTTCAATACAGTTAAAAAACCAGTTCATCGTATCCACATCCGTTACTTCTTCAAATTCTACACTCGGAGATGTAAGATGTATCTCAGATTTAACAGTTGTAAATACATCCTTTTTATGCGTATGTATTATGTTTTCAGTACCATATTGCTTTTGGAAATAAGATAGTCCTGAACCATACTTTGATGTTTCTATAGGAAACTTTGCAATATATATAACATGATCAATTGTTGATTCTTTTTTCATTTTTATTTAATTTAAAAATTCAGGAATAAACGTAGAATCAGAAGATTCTACTACTATAAAAGCACTTGCATCATAGCTTCTATAATTATCTTCTACTAAACATAATACATTATTAGAAGCGACACTAGCTACTGTATATATTTCTCCATATTGAGCTATTCCAAATGAATCTTTTATTCTTTTTATTTTATCTCCGGGTTTCATATTATTTTAGTTGTTATAGATGAATAATATTGATTTAATTTCTCTGTATATATTGAATTGGGAATGTAAACATGATTTTTCGAGAAAATTACAGCCACTTTAGGAATAAGAAAATCCAGTTTTTCTGTAATTATTCTATATACAGCAGGGTAATCATCAGAATAATAACAATTTGTTTTCTTAATGCGAATTTTTGCATTAGATGGATAATTGAAATATAATTTTGTTGTAGATGATCCACTCATAAAATGATTTTTTAGATTAAATACGATTTATCTCCCTCTGTATCTTCATCAATACTCTCAGTAATTTCTTGTGCTATGTAAATTGCTAATAATATAACAATTATACATAAAATTATTTTGGCAAGCATAAGTAATTGAATTTTAATAGATTATAAAAAGAAAAGCAGCCCTAGATTAACTAGAGCTACTTTTTCTGTTCCCCATCCTTATACCCGTTGTTCCAATATAGTTATTTCATTTTTGATTCGGGCGATATCCTTTGCTGTAAGCAGTACGGCGAGGGCTTTTTTACCTTCCTCATCATACATCAGTTCTTCCGGTTTATAGGAAGATACAGCACCTTTAATAGGTTTTACGCCAGCTTCAAGCTGTTCTTTTAAAGCCTTTAAAGCTTTTTTCCTTCTGGCTACAGTCTTAGGATCAGTAGCAAACTTCTTTGACATTGTTGTTGTCTCCATTTGATTTTGTTTTATTGATTTATTAAAAAGATTTTATAGTGATCTCATTATCAATAACATATAGATATTCTTTAGATGTTCCCTGACAATCAATTAAGTAATATTGCCCCTTTGTATGCTCATGACTAGCTATACGTTTCATTGTAGTATGACCAACCACTTGAATTATTCCTGCTTTTGCTATTAATTCTGCATCTTTCATAAGACTTCTTGGTCTTATCCATATAGGAGTTTGACCAATATTATCACCAGTGGATTCAAATCCATTGAAACAGAATGCTTTAGGATGATGTTTCCATACATCATTTACAGCATCTGCTATATATTGTGCTGATAATGGTGTATCTACTTCAGGTGTATTTTCTGTAAACCATTGAATACCTACACCAGCATGTGTACAAAGAATATTGTCAAAAGCATATGCCATTTGTAAATGTTCTCTGTTTTCATCAATCACTTGATTTATATTATGAGCTACACCAGATTGATATCCAGATGTACCTGTATAACCTATTTCAGGGTAATAATGGCAATCATGATTTCCTATAAGTAATATAACTTCTTTTTCGGATGTTTTCTTAAATTCAACAATTTCTTTAAAATTATGAATTTGTTCAACTCCAGATATATCTTGATATGCATCAAAATAATCCCCAATAAATATAAATCTGTCAAACTGTTCTGTATCCTTTATATATTTCCAAAAACTCTTCCCATGCGTATCCCCAAGTATTATTGTATTCATTTATTATTTTTTTAAATTACCGTGAGGTTGACAACGGTTAGCACGCCGTTTGGTTCCCGGTTATTTCTGGTTTAATCCCTTCGTATTCGTTTAGTGATTGTTTGATTTTC